CTGTCTCTTATCAGATTCGCGCCGTCAAATTTGAAATGAATTAAGCCGTAAGACTTGCCAACGCCTTACGCAGTGCAACTTCTCGCGTAAGACGAATTGCCTCTACCCTGACCGACTTGTACTTTTGCCAAATAGCTTTAAGGTCGGCCTTGCTAAGATGCGACGTAACATCTTCTCCACCAACAAAGACAATCATCTTGGACCGGAAACTAGGAAATTCTCGCTTAGTCAGACCAACAACCACACGGCCATTCGTTAGTGCTTGCCGATACTGAGAGTACGAAGACGTTGTCAGCCGGCCCGCAAGCGCAGACACAACCTGTTCGCCGAAAAGCGTAGTCGAACCAGAAGACCCACGCCTCAAAAGATAACGAACACCATCAAACGCCGTCCGGCCGACCAACGTCAGCGCGAGCACGGCCACGATCACCCACTGATCCACCCCGGCGAAATCGCTCGCCGTCTTCAGATATTGCTCGATGCGTTCCACGGTTTACTGCTTTCTACCTTGTGAGCAGACGTAAGCCTGCTCGCGGTGTAGTTCCTGCTTCACTGTCGTCCCATGACGACTCCACAGGCGTTACTTCGGGGCTAACTGCCCCTAGTTGTTTCAGGTTCAAAGAAGTTCACTTGGCCGGCAATCTGCCGGCTGCTTGCAACCAAAACTGGCGGATATAACCCTCCGCCAGGGGACTTGGTTAGTAGATTATCCCAAACTAGGGATCGATCTAAGCTCAGCGACCGCAGACAGTCGCGACCGAATTCTTGATGACATTGGTCGCGTAGTTCGAACGAACGCGCGTCTTCATGGCGCGCAGCTGCCGACGAATTGCCCGACGGTCAGCTGAAGTGGTGCCCTTGGTCAGGCTGTAACCACGGCTATCCGTGATCTTCAGACCAGTCCAACCGCGTTTGAAGTGAACTTCGCCGGCGCGAACGACGTTACCAGGAAGAACGTCAAGGTGAGGAGACTCAGGATCTTGCAGAAGCTGTTGCAGAAACAAACCATTACCGCTGGTCGCGGTATTGGTGTTGCGGCCGAACCGCCGACCGGCGACCACGCCAATGGCCGACTTGCCGAAGATCAAAACCACCAAAGCCAAAGTAACCGTGGTTTGCCAATCCGTGTTGTCCAAAAGAGCCTCAAGCTGATCGAACATTTGCTTTCTCCGTGTGTGAAATAGAAGTACCCAAATCCATGCTTCTCGTCTTACGATCTACTTCTTGGTGCTGAGCGGGAACTCGGTACCAGGAACAAGCACCTCACGCAGTGCTTTTTGTTGGTTGGCAAGTAGCTGCTCTCTCAGCTGCTTGGCAACCTCTCCGCCTCTGACTTCGATTTGCTCCAAATCATAGTCGCTAAGGACCGTGACCGGTTCGCCGTCAAGAAGGACAGAGGTACGAACACTTCCAAGAAACCCTTTACTCTTTCCTTGCCAGTCGGTTCGCAAATTAATACGCAACCTATTAGCTGGCTTGAGAATGAGACCCCATTCGCGATCGTTGTCAACGAGCTGCCAGCGATCGACCTTTGAAAGGCTTCCTAGAAGTTCATGGCCAAAGCCGGAAAAGTTATCGGGTCTTGGACCAGAAAAACCAGCAACGACTGGCGCAACATAATGGGAGTACCCCAGATACGTCGCGCGATATCCACAAAACCCGAGCAATCCGGTAATCAGCAATCCTCGAAACGAAAAGATCTTCATCGCATCCTTTTCCCCCTATTGCTAGAGCCACTACCTACAGCGGATATAAGCCCTCTGCCGAGGGACAGTACTTTACTTAGTCCGCAGCCATTTCCATTTCAATACGCATATCTCTCCGCGCCTCTTCAAGATCGTCTTCGGCAGCATTATCCTTTTCGAGCTTATCCAGCTTTTCCTCGACAGAATCCGCCAACGCAAGGAGATCGTCTATCAGAAGCTGATTGGCTTCTTGCAAGCAAATTTGAAGTGACTGCTTACTGTAAGTCTCAGCTTCACGCTCAGGGTGTCCAATATACACGAAATCACTCTGATCGTCAACCTTTTGCTCGATCAAAGCTGGCTCAATAGCGTAATCACTGAGATCAAGCAAAAGCTCTTCAACTGCGGTAGCTTCGCTGATCTTGAAAATCTGATTGCCTCTGACTTCCAGCGTGAATTCTAGACCATCCGGCTCTCGGTAAATATGTTGGATGTAGTCAGTTGGAGTTTGTCCGACGGTTTGCCTGTACATCGAAATGGTCAGAGTGTCAATGTCAAAGTCCTCATGCCTGTTCCTTGCATCAGCCCGAGAAACGATGCGTTCAATATCGCTGATGATTCGAACGACGTCTTCACACTTCTTTAACTCGACCTTGCCGTCGAGCCGACATTCAACTGGCATAGCTGCTCCTACTCCATTTGGCTGCGGCGTTTATTTTGTGGCAGTTGTGGCTTCTGCCCAAGAGTTGAGTAATGCGTTACTCAGAGCTAAGAGAAATTCAGACTGACGATGAAAAAGAGAGCAGCCCTAGGTAGGGCTGCTCATGAGAAACTTAGGCAACAACGATACGCTACAACTCGTCCCGAACAAAATCTGACATCAGCTCAGGAGCAGCTGCGTCGAAACCAACCATATCTAGCTGACCAGCATCAGCCGGATCGGCAATCGTAAAGCCGGTTGACGTAAGCCCAACCACAATCAACTTCGCAGGAATACCCAGCTTCTGACGATACTCCCTTAAAGCCACAGTCGGATGAACTCGACCAGCCCAAGTCTCGTTATCTGTGTAAATAACGAAACAATCAACCGGAATCTTCTGCTCGGCCGCATATAGCATCGGCAAAGCGCAGTCAGTACCGCCCATTGGCAACTCTCGAATCTGCTCGCAAACGTCGTCAACTCGCTGCCTTGGAGAAATCGACAGCGGGGTAATAGCGTTGCCAAGCCCATCGCTAGCCCACTGACTTAGGCCAGCTCGTGGGGCAGTCCAACCACCAGACGTAAAAGCAACAAACGCGTGCTGACTTTCAACATTCGCGGTGACTAAGGACATTGCCGCGCTGGCCACTCTGGGGGTTATCCCAGCACAGCCTGCGACAACCCCGGTATCCATGCTGCCGGAAACATCGAGCGCGAGTAACCAACGTTTGCCGGTTGACTCGACATTCGAAAAAGCCATGTAAAATGCCCCGTCCAAGGCATCTACGATCTGCGGAACTGGCGTCCAAGTTGTAGAACCACGAACACCGCGCCCATCCGAATAGGTCTTGAGAGCAGTCAAAACAGCCATTGGGTGGATTCTGGATTTTGCGAGCCGTTCAGAGTTACTGAGCTCGTCCAGAACTTTCTTAACGGCATTGGACATCGGCGCGAGTAGCCCAACTCGCGTCATAGTCGAAAGACTACGAATCATGGCCGTCATCGGCATTCGTTCGAGCAAGGCTTCCCAAATTGAGGCTTCGGTCAGAAACTGCGTTGGAACGCACTCGCGAGGAAGATTGTAACTCTGGATCAACCTAACAACTTCTTCCTTGGACTTAGCGCGTTTGGCTTTTTCAAACGCCCATATCGGAAGGAGATGCTGCTGAGGATGCGGATCTTCTCCGACATCGGACCAGCCGTTGACACACCAGTAAAGCACATCGCTGATGTTGTTGTCGAACCTCTGATGCAGCCCTTCTACTGGAGTTTCGCGAGCCTTCATCGCGCTGTAAGCGTACCGAAGCACATCGCGATGCTTCCAACCTTCCCTTTCTTGATACTTTGTTACGTGGTACCCGAGAAAATCCGCACTCGGGTAATCGCCGTACCACTCGCAGAGTGTTCGGCGAAGCTGCCGACCCCGTTTGCCGCCAAGCGCTTTGTACATCTTCATGAACTGAAATAAGTGCGTCGGAATTCGGCAGACTCGTGAAAGAGCCTGACAAGCTGCTGCCTTTGTTTCCGGATTACCCTTGGCGACGCACAGTGCCAAAGCAAAGATGGCCGGGTCATTCTTCGGGGCTCGGCCGGCCTGGCTGATTTTAGCGATGCGATCGACAACGCGCTTGCCGTCCTGTTCAAGGCACTTCAAAACGTTCTCGGCATTGGCGATTGTCATCTTACGTTCGGTAGCGTAATAGGTATTACCTTCAGCACCTAGTACCAAGAACCTGTCAAGCTGTGTCCACGGCGTTACCGCGAACACAAAGCCACCTGCGTTGTTCTGTACCATTGGCTGGCCAGGAATGGCCTCAGACTGCGGAACTTCCCGCAAGTGCTCTGCATAATTCGTCGACATTTGGCGCTCCTCCAGTTACCTCAAATCGCCCGGATAACGCACCCAGGCAAAAGAAAAATGCGGATAATTTGTGCATCAGCGCAACTTATTGTAGGTAGATAACGCTGAAACTACGACCCGCACATAGGACTCAAAAAAGGTGCTCCGGGCTAAGAGAAATTTAGACTGACGATGAAAAAGAGAGCAGCCCTACCTAGGGCTGCTCGTAGTAGCAGAACAGTAGAAACGCGGATAAAAAGTTAACGAGCATTTTATCTCCGTAGGATAACGCTCGTCATACAACCCGCGGGAGGGTGGTAGAACAACAGGGCGGTAACGCAGTAGAGCTACCTTCAAGTGAACGAATAAAATCAACCATAGCGGCGTAACTTAAAATGTTAACGCTACAGCACACAACTCGTTCACCTGAAGGCAGTTTCAAAAAGCCGCGGATAAAAAGTTAACGAGCATTTTATCTCCGTAGGATAACGCTCGTCATACAACCCGCGGCCATAGTTCAATAAACTCGGATAAACAGTGCTTCAACGCGAACCTGTGTAATTGATAACGCTGAAGCGACAACCCGAGCTTAAACCTAAGCCTGACTCTTTAAATTATGCCCCATTTTTGCCTGAATTTAAGCTGCGCCCCCTAGGAGCCCAAGCAGCCTTTTTCGCTGTCCTTCGACATCAATCCCAAGCATTTTAGCACCCATGCTTTGAGCCATTCCTGGCTGAAAACTACCAACTTGTTGATGAAGCTTCATTCGAGCCTCTGGTGCAAGTAGCTTAATTCCGGCTTGAAGCTCCGCATCCGGAGCTTTAACTATGTCACTAAACCTCGGCGAACCGCCAGCTCCAAAAAACTTAGACAGTTGAGGATGCCCAGCAGCCTGCTCCAGCGATAACCCGCCGCTTGTAGTAGGTTGCCCAGTAGCAGCCCTAGGCTGCCCCACAGCAATATTTTTAGCTGTTTGGAGCATGTTGCTAGGATGACCGTTCGAAAGCCCATATAAGCCGCCCCCAGCACCAGCAAGGGCCATAAGTGGGCCAGTGTTACTTTCACGATCTCTGAGCGTCTGAAGCAGCCCAGCAGCCAGTAATCCACCACTAACCCCAGTAACGGCTTTATTCGTTGGGTCAAGACCATTCCAAGTTTCAGCTAAACGCCCAGGAACTTCGCCAAGATTGCTCGCTATGTCTTGAAGAGTGAAAGCTTTCTTGCTAGCAGCTGTTTTTGGGAGCTGATTAAGCATTACCTGCCCAAGCTGCTCACCGGTAAGGTTCGGGTTTGTCTTAAGATGCTGATGCATCTGATAAACGGCATTAGAAGCGGTATCTTGGTTTGCGAGATGTTGACGAGTAGCTGGGTTATTCCAAAGCTGCTGCAAAGCCCCTGCTACAGCAGGATATTGGCCAGCTGAACCAACGACTTTATTAAAAGCTTCTTGATTGTTGAGAGAAGCGGCCTGAGCTAGCTGCATTCCAGATCCTTGAGCTGCGCTTATTGCTTGCTGTTTAGGGTCTGGTCCGGCGATTGTGTTACGAATAGCTGGTATTGCTTCAAATGCCCCCATCACGGCAACGTGCGGCATAACGTGCTGACCAAACCAAGAAGCCCCGAACCGACTTGCCGCGCTACCTAACCAACCTCCAACTCTTGGCAATAGACTTCTTACTCCTGCTGCGGCAACTGGAGCAGCAATACGAGCACCAGTAGCGAGCCCCATCAACAAAGGATGTGCTTCTTTCCTAATCGCTGTAATATAAACGTCCTCATGAGGTTTATAAGCCGCCATTCTCTGCATACCAGGCGGCGGCAAGGGTGGCTGCATTGGCTGTCCGGGCGGCTGAAGCGCTTGCCCGAAACCTGCTGTAGTCAAACCAGTCGGCATTCCAGAAGTACTTTTAACTTGATGAGGCTGTTCTGGATGGCCTAGCTGATTAGACGACGGCTGAGTACTTCCAGGCATAGGTGTTTGAGGAGCTGCCTGACTCGGAGCTGGCTGCTGGGGCATTGCCGGAGGAGCCATTTGGGGCTGAACAGGTGGTGGCAGCGGCGTGGTCGGGCCAACAGCTTCTTTCTTCCACCCAAGGCTCGCAAACTCTTCAGCAATCTCCGGGGCAATCAAAACAGCTGTTTTAATCAAATCCGTAATGTTTTTATCAGAAAGCCTAGACTTACGGCAACTCGCTAAAAAGGCGCTAACGAGTTCGCTGGATGACGCTTTCTTTTCAAGTTCAGCAATAAGCATAGGAAATTTCCATTACGGCGGATAAGCAGCTTCCGCCGAAGCAGTTGAGTAATGCGTTACTCAAATTAGACCTGGTTATCCAGGCCCATGAGATCTTTCACTGCTGCGGCTTCCTTCAAGATACCCGCAATCAGTCGTTCCATATTGGTCTTACTACCGACCCGGGTAACCTCTTTATAGGTATTCGGGTAATAAAGGCGCAGAGCGTCTTGGAGATCAACTGTCGCGTTACCAAGGCAAGCGCCATCACCCCTAACAGGAGGACGGTCGGCCATAAACCCACCAGTTATCTTAACAACCGGCTGGGAAGCCTTCTCCGAGTAAAGAACAACGCAGTCATGAGCAATGCTGATGATCTCTGCCCAACTATTCGTCGGGACATCTTTCATAACCACCGGGAGATTTTCCCGAAGCGCGGCTTCAAGGAGCTGAAGCGCGGCTAGCTGCATCGGAACAGCCAAAACCACTTCTTCATCCCCAGCCTCCTCGGTAAACTCTTCGTCACCGTAAGCCGCAAGCCTGCTTTCAAGGTCGTCCAACCGAGAGTTTGCCATCGCAAACAAACTATTCAAGGAATAATCCTTACAGTCGCCAGCCACGACCCGATCCCACAGGTTCGTAGCGTCGGTAGATTCATTCATAATCTTGTCGCCGCAGTCCTCGCACGTCGCAATATTTTCAAGTGCACAATGCGATTCGTTATCAGCCTTCTCAGAGGCATACTCGCAAAGATCTTGAAGACTCAGACCCTCGACCGGGTCACCGTCGTTAAGCGCAATCAGCCCGTTTGCAACCTCTTCATTCAAGCAGCAGTCCTGCAAGAATTCTGTGTTACCTGGCAGAATTTTAAGATCTTCGAAAACCCCGGCAACCGTAAAACCAGTCGTGTCGGCGGTTTCGCCGTAGACCATCTCTACGACATCCTTGAAATCAACACTGGCATTCACAAGCTCAGCGAAGAGATCTGTCTTGTCCAGCAAATCGGCAACTGAAGGTTGCGCTATCGCAGTTGTGATAGCGTTAGCTTCTGCATTGAGATCCTGAATAATCTGCTGCTTCTCTGCGAGCTGCCTGTCTTTCTCAGCAAGCATCTCCTCCCACCCACTGATTGTCGAAGGACGTCCATTAGCCACTTTATTCTCCTTTAGTAAGGAACAAAAGGCGAGCCTAGTGAAGTACTAGGCTCGCCTAAGAAACACAACACTAGGGCTTACAAGGATTACTCAGATTCAAAAGATCTTTAACCGGGAGGGCCTTTTCGAGTATGTAAGTCGTGATCGCAAAAATGCCTTGCACATCGGTTGAGGAGACAATCACATCGTAATTACGTGCCAAGTAACCCACGAACCTTTCACAGCTAGCTTTCGATTTGCAAACAACGTTCTCAAGCCGGTCAAAGAATTCCTTAACGGTTGAAGTCTTGTCCAAGTTCACAGCCGCCAGTAGCGGAATGACTTGTTCAAACATCGATTCGAGCTGTTTGGTAGTAATTGGCTTCTCTCGACCCGCCTCCTCTTTAAGACGCCTAAAGTCTTCTCCAAGCTTGAGCGCGTACTTCCTGTCAGTATTAAACTCACTAATCTTATTTGCAAGGCGAGCGACCGCAGCTTTCTCATCAGCCTTAAGTTTTTCAATCATACAGCTGGCCGTCAGAAAAGCCGAATCCAGACAAGTTTCGTACGTTTCAACGGGTGCGCTATTGAAAACAATTTTCCAGAACTGGGCCAAGTGCGGGAACACCTTGGACAATTCGCTGTACTTTGGATGACCCGTTGTTGGCCACTGAAAACCGTTTTCGGCTTTGGGGCTGAGTCGGTCTTGCACAGTAATAAGCAAAGCATCTAAACTGTAATTGAAGTCAATGTCGTGAGACCATCCGTAGCACGAGTTCGACACAGCTTCCAAAGCAGGGTAGCGAGCACACAAATCGCCAAACCGTTCGAGCGGATCCGAAGAAACCGCTGGCGCCGGCGCAGCTAACTTGGCTTTCAATTCAGCGTTCTCTTTTTCCGCCTCGTCGAGCTTGGCAGTTATGCTTTCGATCTTTCGAAGAGCCATAGAAAGATAGCCATCCAAGGAGTCAAGCGAATCTTTGTTGAACAGAAACCCGGGATTAAGTGCCTGGGTTAATTTGGATAGACTAGGATATTTCGCGCAGAGGGTCTTGTAAAGCTCACGTGTAGCAGGTCCCTCTTTTTCCGCCTTGTCGAGCTTGGCAGTCACACTTTCGATCTTTTGAAGAGCCGCCGCGAGAAAAGAATCTAAGAGGTCCAACATATCTTCGTTGAACAGAAACCCGGGATAAAGCACCTGGGTTAATTTGCGTAAAGCAGGGTATTTCGCGCAGAGGATCTTGTAAGGCTCAGATTTAGCCGGTTCGATCTTTTCCGGAATTGGGGTCAACTCTTTCACTGCGGGTTGCTGCTCCATAGGTTTCTCCTTTTCTTTAAACATAGTTAGCTGAGTGTTCTCCAACAACACAATCACTTTGTTTGGATAACGATACCAATACCGATCCTTATTGGTTTTTACCTCAATGTATGACGAGGCGGCTGTACGGTAACCAAGAAACTGCTCTAGCTTTTCTGTCCACTCACTCCGATTACCGCACCACAGCACCTTTTCACAAGGATACGGGGCGTCAGCTGGAATGGTTGTTTCAGGGCTTTTGTAAATCTTCAGACGGATAGTGTTACCAAACATCCCTGGCGCATTGACTAACTGAACCACAAACCCGTCCGCATACCTGTACCAACTATCAATATTAGGGTAGCCCCTCCCCAAGTTTGCGTAATCAGCCATCGTTATTGGTTTACCAGTCAGTTGCTGTAGCTGGCTCGTGCAAATATTCCAATAAGTCAAATTGTCAACCGGAACATCGAACACGAGTTCGCCACAAGGAAATGGTATTTCTTTAACCTCTGCCGGTTCAGCAATAACTGGTTTAGGCAATTCTGCCGCTGGCGCGAAGATTTGAATACGATTTACCCTGTAAGACAAAACGTGCCCAGTCGGATAACGATACCACTGAACTCCGTTTTTATGTGTCGCGGTTTTAGGCTCTGATTCATTCATACCTAGAGGGTATCCAGCCAATTCCGTAAGCTTATCTGTACACTTGTCCCAATAACCCCCGCCATTCTCACGCCAATTAACTAATTCCCACACCTTCTCACCATGCGTAAACGGATCAGCCTCAATAACCGCTGGGTTTTGAACTACTTCTGACATTTTTACTCCTTAGCCAAGTTTGGAAAGTTCAAGTATATCCTTTACCGGTAAAGCCTTGTCAATGACCTTGATCGCGGTTTGAATAACCGAATCAGAGTTCACCAATGAATAGTCGCCTATTACATTGGTATTTGAAGCCTGGGGGACTCTATGCTCCCCAGAAATCTCAAGGTACGAGCGAGCCCATTCCGCGCTCCGACAATATCGGCGTCCTCTGCGTGGCCGCAGGACAAGCACAGAAAGGATTCTCCCTTACGATTACCACTGTCGCAACTGCCACACTCGGGGCACGATCGGGAAGTGCCTCTGGCCTCGTAGACGACTGGAAGAACACCGTTCTCCAGGGCCTTGTTATCGAGACGTTCGGCAACCTGGCGATGTACCCAAGGTGCGATGGCTCTACGGAAAGATTTCCCGCGACCGGGCTTCTTTCCATGCTTGATGCCGCGAAGATCCTCGCGGCCTATTGCTTTCAGGCGATGCCAAGGAAGGCGATTCAGTACATACCCGATAAGGTTGTCACGCTCGCGATGCGCTTGGCTACGCCCCTTGCTGCCCATCTTTCTACGATTGATTTTGTCGCGGATCGCACGGAACTCAGTGCCAAGAAACTTGCCTTCGGATGTGGCCACAAGCTTGCACAGGCCAAGATCGACAGCAATAACATCACCTTCCTTGCGATGCGCCGGAGCGCTTGCCTCAACCCAAAGAACTATTCCTGTCTCGGACAATGCGCATCCTTGAATGAGGCGCGCGTCATTAACATTGAGCCACTTTCGCAATACCGCTGTGGCTTTAAGGGGAAGAGTTATACGCTTACCCTTGACAAGCCCAGACAGCTTCACGAACACGTCAAACAAAGGCCCACGATCCTCAATAACCACGTCAACAAACTTGGCGTCAAGGATTGCGGCACCCGTGAAATGTGGGCACGAAGCTGTCTTGCCGAGGGCCTTCGCTGATTTTCGAGTCGCGGCCACCATCTCGGTAGCTTGCTTGAGCGCCTGAGATTTGTACCGCTGCGAAAGGAGACTATCATGGAGAGTTGTCAAAGTAACGGCGTTCAAGCTGCCGTCGCGAAACCAGCATTCATTGACGTAGAAATTGACCGCCGACCGATAACGACGAAGCAAAGCGTCGATGCGCCGACGCTTGCTGGCAGTCACGAACTCCAGGCTTATTTTACAGGCTCTTCGCATGGCAATGCGTCCTTAAGTTCCTTGGCTTTTTTCTGCCCTCGCCGCAATCCATATAACCGACAACAAAAACTGGTAATGACGGCTATAAGATCCTTCATCATGTCGTCCTTGGCTTCGCTATCTCGATTCATGACGACAAGCTCCCATCCAAGCTTTGGAAGCAGTTTGTCAAAATATCCGAAACCGAAACGAGTTAATCGATCTTTGTGCTCAATAACCAACCGGGCTGGCCCCCGGTCCAACAACTTATCAAGACGGCGACGTTTGTCATTCATGCCAGAGGCTATTTCTTTGACCACAACTTCAACCGTCCATCCCTTTGCAGAGCAGAAGTCAACAGCGCGTTGCGCCTGCCTGTCAAGGTCGCCTTTCTTGTTCGGTGATGACACGCGAGCATAAACAAATGTTGGCAACGTTGTTGGCACTGCGGACGGCATTACCAAGATCATTCCCGTTGCCGTCTTGATGGCCGGCACCGGGAGCTTACCGTATTTGAACCATCGCCAGGCCGTGATGTAAGCGATACCATGCTCTTTAGCCCATGTTGCCAGTTTCATAAAAGCATTGTAGACTATAGGAGACTGTGTGTCAGGTGAAGTTACTTCAGACCAGTAACCAACTCGGCTATTAATAACGTGAACCCATCCACCGCTTTCTCTAAGAGCCTCATTCAACTGAATATCGCTACTATATCTCCTGGTTATATCAAAGCGCCAAACCAGTTTACCGTAAGGACCGTGCGTAGCATCTAACACTAGTTGCTCCTTCCCAGAAACCTTAGAAATCAAATTCCTCAGCCGGAGAAGCCGTTGCGTGCGGTTCTTCTGGCAAATCAGGAACTTGAGTAACTATAAGGCCAACTTCAGGTTTTGCAACCTGATACGGCCTTGACGTTGGCTCAGACAGAAATCCAGCTGCCCAATCGCGAATCATGGTATGAGTAACTGGAAAAGACAGAATTTTGGCAGCTTCAATGCAGCGTCTTACAAACCAGTCAGTGTCCTCTAAAGAACACGGATGCGGAATTCCAGCTAAATCGCGAAGCGCTGTTCCAACAGCCTGCTCAATTTCCAAATCGGTCATAAAGAGTAATTCCTCTGAACGAAAACGAAAAGAGCTGAGTAATGCATTACTCAGCTCTTAACTTATTAAAACGAAATTCAAACGTCAAATTTATTTTGAGTAATGCATTACTCGAATTGCCTCTTCTGTAATACGGTCAAGAGCTGCCATCTTGTTCTCTTTCATGTCTCGCATTACTGAGGTAAACGGATCACTGGGCTTTTTCTTAGCCATTGGCTGTTTCGTTGCCATTCGCCCAGCCATTGGGATGTTCTTATGGCAAGGAGGAGTTTCGCACTCGCCAATTGAAGCTTTCTTCTCGTCTTTACCGCGGAGCTTATCAATACCCTTTCGAGCAGCATAAGCGCCTTGAGGAGCTAGTACTCCAGCTAGAGCCGCTCCAAGGCCTTTATACTTACCAAGCTCCTGGCCAACAGCTCCAGCTCGGCCAGTCATCATTGAGGCATTACGGGCGGCTGTGCCAAGATCGTGAGAGAAGGTCATTCCTGGTTTAACAACAGGTTGAGCCTTAGAAAGAGCTAGAGCTTCTTGTACGAGCTTTGGAACAGCCATAGCAGACCCGATGTCTGCTCCAACTCTGTTACCCATGGCTCCGGAAGCCGTTCCCATGAGCCCACCTGCAGCAGACATACCTTTAAGCGCCTGCGGAACGGACCAATTCATTTGATGGGCAGCGCCAGCGAGAGCAGGAGCTCCTGCTAAAGCACCGGCAACAATTGGAGAAGCGCTGTCAGTATCTTGAACTTCAGCTGCGCACTTCGCCAGACTCTCAGTAAAGCTAGCGCTTCTTGTCATCCCACCGCCACCCAGGTGCGGCAAATGAGGCATACCGCCAGTTGCACCCATCCCACCCCCAACTCCACCACCTATCCCGCCCATCGGTGGCATCCCTGGCGGATTCATAAATCGCTGCATGTGGGCGGTATTCCAGCCTTGGGCTTGATCGTACATGTTTTGTTCACGACCCATTGCAGTATCAAGCGAACGATTTTCAAGCTGCCGCCCTTGTTGCATTTGATTCTGCACCATTCGCCGGCGCTGATCGAGATTCGACTGAATCTGCGGCAAAGCCTTGGTTCGCTGCTCCTTGTACCGGTCAGCGAGAGTCTGATACTCTGATTTGGCTTTTTGATATGCTCTCCAGTTATCACCTTTCCACCACTCACTACTGATATTGAGCCACGGAATAGAAGATTGCGAATGCATCAAACTAACTGGTTTTCCCGTGACCGGATCAGTTACCGAGCTAGCCTCCGCATTACTGGACAAACTTACATTCTGTGCCATATCGCGAAGTTGCTGTAGAGCTTTATCGATGTCAGTTCTACCAACAGTAGATGTTGGATGTTGATCGGGGCGAATAGTGTAGTTTGTTCGAGCCTCGTTCAAATCGTTGAGCTCGCGCTGCGCGTCGTAGGACGGACGATACGCGTTGGATGCGGCAGTATTAGCAAGCTGCTGAACAACACCACCACCCGTTGAAGCGGGATTTTGGCCCTGGCCGCTTGTAGTTGGACCACCGTAACCACCGGGAGTAGTCCAGCCGCCATAAGGGTTATACGGCGTAAAGGATTGCTGAGGCATTCCGTAGCCCATTGGCTGATAGCCCATGGGGGGATAGCCATAAGGGCTATACGGAGGATCCGCCTTCTTCAAGTGAGAAGCGGCTTTGGCCAAGGTCTCAGGCAATTTATCTTGCTGAAGCATATCAAAGTCCAGTCGTAAAGTTGAGTAACGCATTACTCAACTTGTCCAGTGAGGTACAGGTCTAGCTGCAGTAGGAGCACTCGGCGCAGTAGGCATTACAGAAGCAGGAGCTTGCTGTACAGGTTGTGCCGGTTGTTGCGACGGAGCCTGTGCAGCTTGCTGTGGTTGAATTTGTGCTGCAGGTGGCGATTGTGGTTGCGCTGCAACTGGTGCAGAAGCCGCACCATTCCAACTTCCACCACCCGCACTCCAGCCATTATTAGAAGTTGCGTTAGTTGCTGGAGCTGACCTGGCTATCGCAAAAGAAGACCCACCAGCTGGCTGACTAGGTGCACTGTAGGCCCCAGTTCCTGTCGGCTGCCAATACTGCTGCCAACTCTGTGCAGTCTGAGACCAGTTCTGAGAAGCAGGGTCGCGCAGATGGGCTTCAACATCTCTAGCGAGCTGTTGCTGCTGCTGCGATCCGGCGTTTAAGTGCCTTTGGTGCTCAGGATCACCTTGAACTTGCTGCAGAGAAGGATTTTGAACTTGGTTATTAATCCAGTTTTGTTCAGCCTCGGCTCTCTCTGCTTGCGGTATCTGGTTGTACCACGGCTGTTGTCGCATTTGAGCTACATAAGGACTCGTAGCCGTGAACTGCCGCAACTGTTGCCGAACTTCGTTCGAAATACGGTTATTAGCTGGCAGCTGTCCTCGGCCAGAAATGTAGTCGTTAAACTGCTGATCAACGGACATTGGGTCAACCCCGGGTGGAGTAAACTCTTGTCGAAGTTGTTCAAAAAGCTGCGGATTAAACTGCTCAAGCTGCGACAAACGACCAGGGGTCGTAATTTGCCGACGAGCTAACTCAACGGCCCTATCGTGCGCTGCTTGATTTCTTTGAAATTGCTGCTGATACTCTGCTGGCAGCTGTCTAGCGCCTTGTTGCGCATAGCCAGGCTGACCACGTCCCGCGTTACCCTGATTACCGTAAGTCTCTTGCCGCAACACATTCTGGCGAGTCTCAAGGTCGCGGATAGAGGTTTGATATTGCTCTGGTGTCATGGGACCGTTATAAAAACGCTCAGACAAAACCCTTCTTCGCTGATCGAGTTGGCCTAATGCAGTTGTATAGGGGTCTTGAGGAAATCCAGGGTATCCACCCATCATCCCTGGCGGAAGCATTCCCATGCCCCCAGGCATACCACCGCTTCCAGGAAATGTTCCGTACACGCCGCCTTGATAAGGCCAATCAGACTGCTTAACCTGCGAAGCTACCTTTGCAAGAGCTTCAGCAACTGGAATACGCCCCGTGTTGACTTTATTGTAGATTTCATTTCTTACCGCAGCCATTTTGGCGGTCGGAACGCCCAACATTCCGTTGATTGCTTGATGACGCTGCAAATGCGGGCTAGCCTGCGTTGGTGGAGTAGCACCAATTACAGACGGCTTAGGCTGCCCAGGCGGACTTTGCTGCGAAGCCCCAATGGGCTGAGGAGTTGGGGCTGCTTGAGTTTGCTGAGCTGGGTTAGGCTGAGCTTGTAGCAAAGGTGCTCCAAGAGCCTGAGGCTGACTTTGTTGCGGAGCAGGCCAAGATAGCTTTACTAAACCTGCTTGCTGAAAGAGCTTTATCTCAGAAGCTTTCTTCTTATGCTTTTTTTTCTTTGCGTGGTCAGGTAGTGCTTTTATGCTCTTCGTAGCGTGAGCCCACTCTTTGGCCGTACCCTTAGCCACTTCACCGCGAGATTCTGCGGCAAACATCCACCTTTGCTGGGCTTTGCTCTTAAAAGGCATAGTTCTCACCGGCTACAAATAACAAATCGACCCCTATTCATTATTGTAAGGTAGCAGAGTTGAGTAATGCATTACTCAACTCTGCAAATTCAGATTAAGATACTGCACCATCCAAGCTCGCAACAATGAGGTCTTCTTGTCTTGAAGCTAGCTCAACTGGAGACGGAGCCCTAGTCGGCTCGTCTGAGCCGATTTTAATTTCACCAATCTCCAGCGTGTCCAGTAGGCCGTCCAGAGTATCACTTCTTCCAACTTCGAGTTCGTCTTTGATTTGTTCGTCCAGCATCCAGGCGTCAAAAGCATTTTCAAAGCGGCGCTCAAGCTCATCGAGTTTGTTTTGCTGGACTGCCGCTGTGGCTTCTAACTCGCTAACTCGCGATTGAAGAAGTAAAATCTGGTTTTGCGCAGCAAGCTGGCATTTGCAAAGCGCGTTAAGCCCGAAGTACTTCGTAATCGCATTTTTGATCTCTAGATGACAGATAGCTACTGCTCCAGCTATCGTCGCGAAAAACCTAGCCAACTTACTTGGCTTTTTGGCTGGTAAAAGCATTCGAAATCTCCATGAAAATAAAAATGGGGCGGTGAACCACAAGTTCACCGCCCCGCGCAGGTTAGCCGTCCTTAGCCTACAGACTGACGTCCAACTAATCCGAACGAGAGCGATAGAGAATTTCCAGCAACCGTTGATACGATTTTCGAAGTTCTTCTGGGTCTGGCAATTTAACGAACTCGATGTCGTACCATTTCTGCACTAGCGAGACCTGGTAGTAAACCAAATTGCCACCAACGACCTTCTTTGGGAAATTCTCCTCAAACAACTTATCCTGTACCCATTCTGGCAAACTCTTTGCCGACACGAAGTCTTCGATTTCACCTCGTGGTCCTACTGGGAATCTTTCTTCAGGTCCCCATAACTTCACCTTACGCTCAGTGGTAACCAGGCCACCACTACGGCTCTGCTGCGCTAACATAATACTGCTCCTCTGTTGGCCAGTGCCAATAAGCACCAGCGACTACACGAGCGAACCACGCCAAAACAAAAAGCCCGGGGCGCTGACCCCGGACTTGATGCTAAACACTAATTGGGCAGTTAGGCTTCCAAAATAAAGAACTCATCAAACAAACTGCGGTCTGGCAACCTAAAAGTCATCCGAATCTCAGATCGCCAATTCTCTTCAATTGAGTCTGCATTCATACAAACTGGACAACACCCATCAGGCTGACAATCATGCGGCTGCACATAAAGCGCCTCAACCGGTTCAACTTTAACCGGGAGACTACCAGGAGAAATCTCTGAAACTTCTTGCACTCTGTCAATCACAGTTTGCAAAAACTGAGTCTCTTCCGGAGACAGCCGCTCTTTATCCGTATACATAAGGCAGTGCCCACGCTCTTCACTACAGCCAGCTGGCTGGAGCCCAAGCTCTAATGCCTCAATGTTAGCTTGCACCAGTTCTTCTGCTGCAAGCTCTTCCCACTCAAGATTGTTTGCTATCAAAGATTTAAGCGCGTCTGAGCCATTCTCTTCAGCCCAAGTGCGCATTTTACCTCTACCTCGCTCAATATCTGCAAGGCGAGCTCCGACTTGATCCAGGGCGTCAAAGACATCGTTACAACTAGGCGAATGGTCAAATTCGAGTAGTCCACCAAGATCATGATGCTTGGCAAGATGAGATTCGTCATCCAAATAGAAATCCGCTGTAACCACGTTCTCATTGGTCGCGCAAGGAAATCTCGCAAGAATATTCCGGCGGTCTACCGAAATAAGCTGCGCTGGGATGGGAATGATCATATATCCATGCTGATCAGTCCCGGCCTTAAGCGCTGCAACCTTGTCCACGTAAACTCGAATGTTCATGTTTACATCCCTGTAATATTGACGACTCTGCTATCGGGCATCTCGTGAGGCATTTGGCTACTTTTGGTTGTGCTGATACTTGCCTCGTAAAACTTATTCTCGTTCGGTGTAGCAGAATTTAGCTGCAGCACCTGCCCGTCTTGTAGCCTAAACGCAAAACCGGACTCTGCTACAGTCGTATTGACTGGAGGATTTTCTTGAAGCTGCTGCTTACAAAAGCCAACAAACCCTCGCGCAACTGCTAAATAACTAGCTTTGGTCGCGCTGTCCATAAAAAACTGCTTCTTTTGATAAAGCTCAAAAAGAAAGTCAAAAAGATTCTGATACATAATCACCGTTTGGTTTGGCCAACTACTTCAATCGCTTTAATCGACGCCTTAATCTCCCGAAGGATAGCTGCGATCTTGGGCTCTTTTTCTATCCTGTAGAAGACGCTGAGCATCTCCCGCATTTCCCTAGTGTACTCATTAAGTGTCTGCCACGAGAACGATTTCAACTTAGCTATCTTAGCCACACTAGTAACTGTGTGCCGCAAATCTGCCAAAGCCACTATTTGCGCTGTGTCATCAGCCAGACCTACCTGGTTGTTGTACATGTAAAAGCGCTTTGGCCTTGGAAGGCGAATGTCTGGCGTAATCGCTACAACCAGCTCAGTTACAGCTTTATCCGCGGCCTGAGTCAGCCTTTCAAAGTCAATTCCGCTTGCTACAACCTCGTGGAGAAGCCCACCGATTCGGCAAACTTCTACTAAATACTTTTTCTCAAATCCGGCTCTTAAGCCGTAGACGTACAAAGCATAGCCCTTTGCGAGCTCGCTAACTGCATAAACATGAGTAAGCTTGCTTTCTCCGTCTAGATGTGTTTGGGTAGCGTGGGCAGACCGGGCTAAGCTTTGAGCTTCTTCCCAGTTTAAGACATCGTGAAGCTGAGAAAATTCAATCTCGTCGCATGTAAGCTGCATTGCCAGTGCTCCTTCTGAGTAATGCATTACTCAACTCAGGAAGAAGCCTACCATAATTCCAGCCGGCTGTCAATAGCAATTTACTTAACGAATCCACAGTCTGTGCCTGTCCCGAATTCATCAACCCGCAAATCTGGCCCATACGTAAACCCGTAACCAGTTGGATAGTAGCCATAAAACCGCTGGCTAAAAAATCCAAGATAGCCATGTGTAAAAGCAGAACCAAAAACATGCTCCTCTATACCATTACCAGCTCCGCTCCCACAACCAGACATATCCCCTAGCTTCTTGATAGGCTCTACACCGTAATCAAACGGCATAAATTGCCCTCCTTATTCAGTTAGAAATAACTCATCCACCCCGGCCAACCACTTCATCCGTCGCTCAACCATCCTTAAATGGGCAGTCAGCCTAAGCGCTGTTAAAAGCTCTGGCCTAGCAATTAACCTAGTAAGCCATGACTCGAAAGCCGTCCAATCTGGCTCAACCCTAGGAACACCAAGCCAGTTGTAATTCAGTACACAAGGAATCAAACTTCCATTAAGCCCATCTCTAACCACTTCTTCAATAACCGGATGAGCAAACGCCAAAACCGGGGTATCCATCGCCAATGATGTCAGTCCTACAAGTCCCGTATTCTCAATGAGGCTCGGCCAAAGCGTTAGATCGCTCTGCCCACAAACCACCGCTTCTTTCTCCGAAGTCAGATCTTTAAGTAGCTTAACCCGATCGCCAGCTACCACATGCAAGTGCTGAAAACCTTCAGCAAGCTTACTAGGGGCATGCCCAGAGCAGCTAACCGTCAACTTTACAACTGGATGAGCCTTCAAAACTCGCCCAAGTAGCGCTGTGAAATCTTTATCCGCAGAAAGCTTCTGATTAACCGTAACTGGCCAAAACAGCCGAATGACAGAAGGACTTATAGAGTCAGAGCGACTCGCAACAGGAACTCCAGCGTCCCAAGGGAGTAACCGGATGTTTTGAAGCTTAACCCTTTTAGACAAGAGCGCTGCCACAGCTTTAGCTGGGGCTATAACCCCGGTCAACTTATGGAGATGCCGAACGTCTGTTTCGTTTAAATCAGACCAATTGCAGAGCAGGTATGTTTCGGCGGGCGCTGAAGAGAACTTGTCTTGCGGCTGAGAAATTGACTTTAAAATCTCAGGACTGGGCATATCGCCAAAGATAAGATGGCTAAACTGCCCAGTCCTGGCCCAACTAGAGAACGATTCGCTGTTTCTAACTACAAACTTGTCCAGAGCAAAATGAAGCGGCTTAGGGCGTCGATTCGTTGGAAAAATCGATATATCAATCCCGAGGTCTAAGAGACGCTCTGCAAGGCGGATCGCCAAATCGGATGAATCCCCTAGACCCCAGTAAGAATAAAAGCCAACCCGCATTTAGTTCTTGGGTGACAGATTAAAGTAAGTAGGCAGAGCCAATTCAGCCGCGCGATTACCGAGATAGTACTGCTGACCTTCGCCGATGAAGCTTTCTTTATCAGCCTTACCGGGCTGAACGGAATAGACAAAGCTAATTCCGTTGTCCTCAATGGGCATACGAGCAAGATCAGCCGCTGTCGGCATAGCTGCTTTAGCGGTCATAGCCCACTCAACACCAGCTTTCTTAGCCCAGTCGTGAATCCTGCGAGTCGGCGCAATCAGGTTGAAGGTTTCACCAGCACCTCGCAAGATCAAGCCAATACAGCGACCATCCGAAGCTGTATATACGCCACCACCAGAACTACCTGGATAAGCTGGAACAGTCGTTTGATCAAACACGACCTTATTCAACAGCCGGCCTTGGTACGACAGATCGCCGGAGGTGTAGCTATTTGAGCCAAATTGCCCGAGCAGCGACCCGATGTGGATAAGCCTAGTTCCGATCGATGGCAGAACAGGCTTACCATTTTTCTCTTCCAAATAAAATTCAGCGTCAGTTTTGAAGAAGTCATCTTCACGCAAACGCAAAAGCGCGAGATCTTCGTCTGCGCTATAGCGGATAACTTCAGCAAACATCGCTGACTCGCCGGTAATTCGACCGGCTTTAACGAGCTCTTTGACGATCTTGGCGTCGTCGAACTCTACGACCGTCTTAGACGAACCGCTCTTGCCGTCAACAATAGAACGTTCGTGCCTGAGCCCCGCCACAACGTGAGCGGCGGTCCAAATGAAATTCGTCGAAACTCCGTCAACCTTACGAGTCTTAACAACGCCGCTACCCTCACCACGAGGAGTAACGACAGTAACAGACACCCCAATCAGGCTTTGGACAAGTTTATCAAAAGCCAAATCCGGGACTTTCGTGGTCGGCTGCTGAGCGGCCAAACCAGTAGAGGCGACACAAAACAAAACAAGGCCGATGCAAACCAGAACACGCTTCATCCTTAACTCCGTTTAAAGAAAGTAAAACAACCTCGACTTACTGTATCAAACTTCAGGCTTAACTGGGTGAGGCACCCCAAGTAATCCATTTTTCCATACACCAGATTTTCCAAATTGCTGCGCCAATACCTGAGCTCCGCCTTGCCGCTGAGCTTGCTGCCGCAAATCTCGCATAAACGCTGTAACAATCGAATGCATAGTCGGGTCAACCTGCTTGAGCTTCCTGAGCTCACTTTGGCGCTGGCCAGCGTCCATGCCCATAAGCTGCTGTGAAATATACTGCGCCTTTTCTTGCATTTCTTCCGGACTAACCTTTTCATTAGGACCAGTCGGAAGATTAGCTGTTACAGATTGATAAGCCCCAGCAGCTGGGCCACCTTGACCTTGCGGCTGACCTTGCCCACCTTGCTGTGGAGCACCTCCTTGCTGTTGTCCAGGCTGACCAGGTTGTCCAGGAGCACCACCACCTGGAGGAGATTGGATAAGCTGCTCCATTGTTGCAGCTTGCCCCATCTCTTCTTTAAGCTTGCTTTGCTCTTCAGCTTGAAAGTGCTGATCGTCCATCTGGCGCTTAACTTCATCACGGTACTCTAGGCCAATACTCTTGAGACCGGTAGTGGCACTAATCTGGCCACCCATCATTAGCTGCAGCTTAGCTTGCTGCCTATTAAGATCGTCTGCGTGAGTAACACGAGCTAGCCTAACGTCTGCTTTAACCCAGCCCTTGATAGCGCTGACCTTCTTGGTAATGAACTTAAGTAGCCCGTTAAGGTTCCTCGGAATAGAAGCATGAACAGCTTCCATAAGCCGCAAAGCAACTGGAGCAGCTTGTAGCTGCATTGTTCCCTTAAAGAGTTCAACCGGAACACCGATGTTGTCGAGAAGATCCTCACGACCGAGCTTAAGGAGATCTGACGGCGCAAGCTTATTAGCGTCGCCGCCAAGCGCTGTGTAATTAACCGGAAAAGGAAGGAAATGCCAGCTCGCAGGGTCGCGCCGTCTACGACGAAGCATTGCGTTAACTTGTGCACCCATACTGCCAAGGTTTTGGCTAAGAATTGGGTCAATGCCGCTTCCTTTGTCACCTGGAGCCGGCGTAATGACCCTAAACGGGATCACATAGTCAAGCGCAATAGCCTCATTGTAGCGGTGGAGTACCTGAACATAAAACGCCTGACTGAAGTTCGACAATACCTTTGAAATTCCCCAACCTCTGTTTCGAACTCCAGCCAGAGCGTCTACCCGCATGTGATAAACCATATCTTTATCGAAAAGGATATAGTTGTTGTGCTTTACTGCTTGAATAACTTCTTTGGTTGCCCGCTCAAGGTGGTAGAGGTGGCCTTCACGGATCATTCTGCGGTAATCTTCTGGAACTTTCCAGATGTACGAACACTGATCCGTGAGCGGGTCCCAAAGAAGCTCCATCTCATGCGGATTCCATCGCTTAATGTAAAACCCGCCATTCTCGCTAGTACGGCGATCAATCATACTCCATTTGCCCGTCGTCTTGCATCGAGGGCAAAAAGCATTTGGGGTAAAGTCAGACCACTTAAAAGCGAATGTCGGGTCGTTGTAGATTCGTCGAAGTGGCGCTTCGTAAAAACACTTCGGACAAGAAAGGAAACGCTTAAAAGTCGGAAGGACTGAGCAGAAGTAATTGCCGTAGCATTCTCCGTCTAGGCCAGCTGTGTGTAAAACGCTCTGGTAACTAAGATCGTTATAGAAAAAGGCCTTCCACTGCTCTTCCTCGTCTTCCCCAAGCTTTGGTCCGGAAATGTCGAGGTCTGTAATGAAATAAGAGAGAAGTCTATCAACGGCTGACCGGTAAATCCCGTTCTTTATAAAAATGTATTCACAATACCTTAGAGCCAACTGCATCGTTTCGGGGAATTCAGTCGAAGCATAGTCCCACCACGGAGATGGAAATTGCCCAGAGTTAAGACCGGAGTACGACGAAATTCCACCGAAAGAACCCTGGCTCATAATCAGCTCATGCAATTAGAAGGAGTTGAAAGTCCAGCAGATACTTTAGCCTCTGCTGTGGCATTTGAGTAATGCATTACTCAGCCCTATCTTCCTCTTCAAGACCGATTGCAAGCAAATTCCTACTCGTGTTGTAATCTTGATCCCACTCAGCCCGACAGCCCGGATGCTCACACTTATGCTTCAGCTCAACCTGCTCCCACTTGCAGATGCGGTGGCACTCATGGCACATAACCGCAGCATTTTGAACCTGGACAGCTTTAACAATCAAGCGGTCCCGAAGAATATCGCTAAACAACCCCACACCAGCAATATTTCGATATTGTACACGCTCTTTCTCTGAGAAGCCCCGATCTTGAACCTTCAGCCTTGGGGGTGTATGCCGATTATCTTCAACAACCGCAGTTCGGTATCGCTGCGCAAGCTTTGCAAAGGCACCAACCGCTCTTGAATCGCTAACGTGATCCAGGAAAAACTGCTTGCGCCAATTTTGGAAGTTCTTCCTTTGATTAGCTGCCCAATTAGCGAGTTTCATCTCTTCCTTACGCCAAGCCATAAGCTGATCGAAAATTGCTTCGTCACCTGCAAATCGATTACTCATCCAAGCAGACACCATATCAAAAAGCCCTTTGAGCGTCTCAGGAACACTATCTACAGTCAACCAATTAGGAACGGCATGGTTGCTAATCCAGTTTTTGAGATTCAAAGTCTCTTCAGCGCAAATCTCAATCCGCTCGCTATCGATGTTGTCTGCAAGATCAAGCTGATGAATTCGTGCATTCGGAATAACAATCTCGCCAGCCTGACCGTCGTCTCCAGCCCAATAAGCAACTCGAAGCCCAGTCGGGAGTTTACGCCACCCTAAATCAATCCCAACAACACCTTTATCTGCCCGCTTCCGGGTAAGATTGTGCCAACAAGTGAACTGCAATTTCCACTCAGACTTATACCCGCTCTTTTTCCGACTCAGCCAAACCTGCCGAATAGCACAATCCTCTGGGAACGGTCTATGCAGCAAAACTGGAATTTCAGCCCAAACAGCCTCCGCGTCAGTTCTCCCGACTCGCAGGAAAGCTTTCGTTCGGCGTGGATTCGGAATAGTCGGCCCAACAATCTCGTGGGGTTGTCTTGGCCCATAGGCGGTAGCTGGTACAGGGTCTACCCGGATAAGCCGATTTTGCCCGGCAAACAAAGCTGCCGGAGACAGCCCCTCTGGTAGATAAACTGCAATTTTTCCTTCACCGGTGTACTCGGGCTCAATGATCGGAGCTAGCCCTGTCCTTTTAACCGTCTGGATAACTTGCTGAATGTTTGCTGGGTAGAGCCCGCTTTCAGAACAAGCGTTATTCTTCAAAACGTCTGATGCATTGTCGATAATCCCGGCTGCCCCTTGAAATACCAGATTAAGGCTAAGGTCAACCTCAAGCTTACTCTTCTCATCCAGAAACGGCTTTCGCGCGGCCTTCAACTTAATAAGCGTTTCAGAGTTCTGTGCAACCTTAATGCCGCCTTCAATCGCGAGAATTTCTTTCTCAATCGGGATCAAAGCTTCTTCAAGCTCAATGAGCCTTGGATAAGTCTTCTGCCTGAGTTCTTGCTGCTTTTTCCTGCGGTCATTTTCAAGCCTGACAAGATTACGCCGAAGCTGATACCCACGATGGAACTGATCCTCGATAACGTCCAAATTCGTAAGAGGCTTACTCGCAGAATATGACCAGATGACTGATGAGTTCGACTGGCGATTACTGCGAGGCTTTTTGAAAGCTGCAGTAGACGGCGCGATACACGCTGTAGTCACGATGACTCCTTTTACGGCGGAAGGCCTCTGCCGAGGCAAGAACAGTTAGGCGATTTTCCCTGCATGACACTTGATGAATAATTCCAAAATCCTCGTAAAGCGGATATCGTTTTCGGTTGAACCAATTAAGATTTGACCGGAAGCGTCGGATGTGAAAGCTTTGACTGCCTTGTAAACATCGTTCTTCTCAGCGGACTTGACAAACGTCAATAAAGCCAAAGGAGGGCGTATACCAGGATACGTAGCATGAATTGCAGACTGGATAGTCGTTAAAGCCCAGTCAGGAGATCTCAAACACTCCTTGGTCAACTCCACAAGCGTCTCGACCTTGATTGTTGGAACCAAGAGCCCAAACTCGTGAACTAAGACGTCACCAAACTCCGCATACAGCACCTTACGCAACTTCTTACGCCAACCGACGACCGCACGTTTTTCAGTCAGAAACACAAGTGGAAAGCATCTTTCTGTCCGAAGCTCATCACTCGTCCAATTAAGATCGTTGAGCAACTGACACACGCGATCAGTAGGACTACCTCCGCGAGTGTCAGATTGATGATCTGGACAGTCAGTCCAACGAGAAGCTGGAATTTCTGCTGAACGAAGCTCGCGTATACAGCCGCATTTTTCCTTAACGCTATGGCAGCCTGCTTTTACCACGCCACCAAACCGCGTAACCAACGTATGACGAACTGATTTCTCACTAAGCTCCGGAGATTCTTCTTTCGCAATGTCGAGCAGCTCTTGCATCAACATTAAAATTCCCCTCCTGAGTAATGCGTTACTCAACAAAAAACCACCCAACAGTTGGGTGGCTTAAGAAAAACGAAACTTAAATCAACCGCTAACAAGGCGGCGATACCATTCCGGAAGACGAGCCTGGAGCTGTTGGCACTCCTTTTGCAGGCTTTTTCGATAACGCAGAAGAGGCTTGAGTATTTCCTTGGGCAGGTTCGGCAGCTTTAGCGCCAAACATGCCGCCTGATCCTCGTCGCGAAGCTGGTCTAACCTTTGAATCTGGTCCGAAAGGAGCTGTAACTCGTCCATTCCAGTTCTCTCCGTATTGAGCACCGGGCGAAATAAGATGACCCACAATCAACTCTGGAATCAAAATCCTCTTACACCGATCCCACAAAAGAGAAAATTGAACATCATCATGAGCAGCGGTTCGTGAGCCAACGGGGTATGGGCGAGTACGATAAATACCACTCATCTCAACTGAAGAGTGCCAACACTGCCAAAAGCCAATTGGGCAGAAACCTTGGTCACTATGAACCAAACGAGAGCCAATAGGCGCACCAGTGGGCGTCATAGCAAGGAAGTGATGATACCTCCAACCTGTGTAAGGCCAATCGGTAGTGAGTAACTTCTGATAAGCTTCCCAGCCCTCGATATTGAAGCGATCGCAGCCGTAGATAGCTTCTTTGTCGTATAGGCCGCGCTGAAGTGATGTTCGGAGGCTTGCTGGCATTATTACATCAGCGTCGAAGTGAAGTCGCCAGCCGTCGCCTGGGAGCTGCTGAAGTCCGCGCTCAACCATGCGACCTTTTTGAAGCCGGCCATTTTCACGAGCTTCTCGCGTAATGACTAGGCGGCAGTCAAACTGACCTGCTACGAGTTGGGATTCTGTATCTTCGGGGGAAGTTACAACGACAAGGCTGTCTACTAGATGCCTGTTGTGCCGCAATGCTATCTTGAGGAAATCGCTGTATCCGTCACTGGTTGTTACAGCGTGAATTGGCTCCAATAACATTGCGGCACCTTTGGCAGATGTTAGCTCCCAGCTTTAGCTGGCGAGACCATTATTGCGAAACAGTGTAAGTTCCGGCCGGCATATCGGCGGACAATGTGATGGTTGTCGCAGAAGGTGCCGGGGGATTTACGGGCGGCGGGGGTGGTGGCGGGGGCGTTACAGGAACTGGAACGTTTCCACCCATGGCGTCGAAATCAGAAATCAACAAATCCCAATTAATGCCGTTGGGGGCAATCGCTTGACCTTTTGCAATTTGGTCAGGATCTAGCACAACCCACATTTCCCCACCATATTGCGGAGCCATTACTTCAGCAATAGCTGCATCAGTAATAGTTCCAGTCATGCCCCACGTCATGACTTTAATACCGGCAGACGAATAACCAACTCCTCCGATACAGTGTCCATTTGCTTCATCAGGCGTTCCAGGCCCCCAAACAAACCCGGGCGTTGGGTTCTGAACCCAAGCATCGGGCAATTCAAGGCCAAAAATCAAATTCTCAAAAAGCCATAGGGCGGTTCGATACTCGGTCGGGTTTTGAATATCAACAGACAAATACCCAAGAATCTTAGTTCCACCGTTTGGCGCTCCATTTTGCATCCAATAATTCAAAGCTGTCTGTTCATCGCAGCCTTGGTCTGTAGAGGGCTCGCCAGGAACGTAACCACCAATAGCTTCATAAAGAGCTAGAACTTGCGCTTGAGTAAGAGTTTGCGCCGAACCGGTCGCATTACCGGTCAAAACGCCAATAGTGTGCCCCATACATGCAATAACGCAGTCACCCAGCTGGTCGTTGAGATACATCTGACTAATCGCAGAAGATGCATTAGCAGAATAATCAACCGAAGCCGGTGGAGTAGGCAAACTATTCTTCAGATAGCGGCTAAACTTAAGCCGAAGCCCCTTAGCGACAGGGCGCTTACGCCCCATCTTCACAGTGTGTCCAAGGTGCGGAATGTGAATTTCTTTAAGCGCCATAACTAGCTCCAAATAGAAAGTTGAGTAATGCGTTACTCAACTCATTCTACTTGTCTTTAATGCTCCGCTGCCCAACTTCAGCGCTTTTCTTCTCCACCTTTTCAGCCAACCTAGTCATGAGATGATCTTCCAACTGCTCTCCAGCAACCTTCTCACCATCGTGCTCTTCGACAGGAGTCACGCCAACTTCGATCTTTCCAACCTTATTCATTTCGATACCGACCTTTCCTGATCAATCGTCAAAACACAGTACTCTTTCGAGCCATCCTTGAACCGAATTCCAGTCGCGAACAGCTTGTAAGCTACACGCTCGTAGAGCGCCAAAATCTGCTGTGGCTCACCATTTACCTCGCGGCAAGGAGGAAACCACCGCATTTGCATAGGTTTATTATGGTCATAAACCAGAACAAGCGTTGCTGGCGATCCTTCTACAGCCGTCTTAAGTATCGAGTGATACGAACAGGTGAAATCCCCTAGTTCTCCAAGATCAAACACAATCGAAGTCAAGTTGACCAATGGCTGCAGTTGAATAGGGTTAGGCCTCTCTTCTTCAAACATCTCTTTCACCGACCTCAGTTGCGTTGAAACTGGCTCTGGAATTTGAATAACCGGCGGCGGTGGAAAAGGAGGACCCAACGAGGGAACCACCGCCGCCGGCTGTGCCGACTGCCTTGAAGGTTCCGGAACCGACAAAGCTTGCTTGGAAAACCCGCTTGTTTGAGGAGCTACTTGAACAGACTTATTTGAGACCACGTAAACGTTATCTGGCAAAGGCGGTAAATCAGAGCCTAACCCCGCCATTTCTTGATTACCCCTTTGGATCGTTATCTCAACAGGATCATATCCCGGAGTCGTGATCTTAGAAAACTGCCCATAAGCCATAATCGCGGCATCTGCTGGATTCGCAATAGTACTGCGAGCTTCTTTAACTGTACGAGCTAGAAACTCTGGCTGCTCGCGCATATCCTTTATGGAAACTTGGATTGATTTGTTGTTCAGCTCTGGGTCAATAAAGACCTGCTGAACTGCAGTTTCTGGAGAGAAGCCCATTGGGGCTCCACCTTGGGTCGAATGCGGAATCATAACGCATCCAGCGTGGCTTCCTTTTGCCGAGGTTCTATTGAAAAGGGATTCTACAATGGCGTCACCAGTTGTACCAAGTCGCATTGAACGAGGATCGTGGTATTTCGACGGATTCGGAGTACGAAGGTCAAATTCCTCTTTACCTTGAGGAATGCCTTGCTTATACGTCCCAAGAATAGACGACAGACTTGTTTGCATTTAGAGCTCCTAGAAAGCCGATTAGTTTCTGCTAAGGCAGTATAGCAGAAACTAATCGGCTAGGCAAGCCTAGCCGCCTAGAAGCTTTGACGAGAGAAGATAGACCTGGTCGTCGGCTTGAAGAATAGTAGCGAGACAAATATCGGAAGGCCCCATGCGAATCCCCATTGAGTCGACCCTGTACAACTGAATTCTAAACTCCTCCGGCTCATTAATAGGATTGCACTGCGTAAGCACAGGATCTAGGTAGACCTGCCGAATAATCAAATCATAAACAGTAGATCTAGCCGGCATATTGACTGAATGAGTTTTGCTACCGGCTTGGGCGCTGATCAACCAGACTTTAATTTCTTCTGGATGTTTACTACTCGGTGCTGGCTTAACATTCTCGACTTTAATATAGTCTTTGTTCTTCAGTTTTAAATCAAGTATCGCCTCACGTGGGCTCTTCCACGGCAAAATCAACCCACCAGAATGAGAGCGCACCGATATCCGAAATAAATCCGGGCAATCTAACGGGCTAACATCCTCTTCGTTAATTGTTTTCTTTAGCGCCGTTCTAACTGTCGTATGAAGTGGAAACGCCTGTGTAATCGTGTACTGATAGCAGAAGTTCACTTCAATATCGATCGTTCGGTTATTCAGGAAGTCATCATCAACTGGGGCAGCTACATCGTTTTTTACTCGAACAAGCAGCTTTATCAAATCCCCCAAAAACCACAGCGCCAAACCGATCAAAACCCAAATGCCAATCGATGGCCCAAATCCGGCTGTCAGCATGATTCAAACTCCTTTTAGAGAGCTGCTTCAGAAAATCAATCTTTTGAGTAATGCATTACTCAAAACAAGAAAAGCCGCCCTGGGCAGGCGGCATAAACCTTCAATTAATACCCGGGACGCTGAAAATGCTTCTCCTGGCCCGCAGGGGCATCATCGAAGTTGTAGATAATCCCCTGACTTTCGTTCTCCACATTCCACTCATTCGCACGAAACTGCCGATGCGGCTGCGGTGCCGCGTGCTGATGGTCAACCCTAAGCTCAGCGCTATAGTCGTAATACGACTTGTCAATCGTGTTGCCCAAGTCGTCAGTAATGCGACCATCTACGTACATAGCGTTGGTATGCCAAGTTTCCCTACCCATGAGACTGTCGTCCATCCGCAGATAAACCCCCTTGGATTTGCTGAAAACACTTGGCAAAGCTTCGGGACAGATAAATGCCCACGGAACCAAGACAAGCCCGTCTACCTGCTCTTCAGCAGCTATCCAGGCCTCCCCCAACAGGAACTTGACATTCACTTCTCCAGTATCCGACCTTCGAAGAAGCTGCCGTTCGAGATCATCCCAAGACCGAGGAACTTCCATCAGATCAGCCTTGATCTGTGCACAAACTGCTTCAAGCTTCTCGGACTTTTCCTTACCAGCGATAATCGGCTTTTCCTTGCCGGCATAGCACCATGCGCGCACCCGCTGAAGAGTTGCCTCCTTGAGCTCTTCCGACCATTCCCAGCCAGTCGATCTATCCTCGTTCATTTCCGGAATAGCATCCTCGGCCGAAGCGAACGCTATGTAAACCGCTGGAAAATCTGGCGCAGCCTTTACACGCGCTTTATGACAGGCCGCTCGCTCGATCATCCTAGATAGCGAGAGGCCGGCATCGAACACGTTAGTGTACGACTCGTCCAAGTGCCGGCGCGTATTACCCGGTTTTGGAGTAAGCATCCAATACTTACCCAAAGCACACCTCGAAAACTGCGCCACCGGTCCTTTTGGCGGCTGATTTGTCCGTTTTCCGTAGAACCCCCCACAATACACACAGCCAGTTGCAGGATCGACAGTAAACTCGTGCAGTTTAATGTCCCAAGCTGGGGAAGTTTTGTTGGTGTACTCACGAGTAACCCGATAGGTCAGAGATACCGCGAGAACGTCTTTCATCGGAACGAACTTTGAGGAAAAGTGAGGTTCGGTCCGGTGAATAAAGGTCAATCCCCAAAGGCTCATCGTGTTCTCTCCGATCGAGAACGGCTGGATAACAACTTCATAAGCATGCAAAAGAAGCCGCTGCGTACGCGGCTGGAAAGCAGAAATGGCAATCGCGAATTGCTTTTGCAGTGCCTCAACAAGCTCCGCGGCTTTCGGAATAGAGATCAAGTTTCGCCGATAAACAACATCTGACAAAAGCGGAACTTCACCGTTCACGTTGCGCCACTCGTCGGGAATGCCAGAATAAAGCCGCTCACGAACTCGCAAATGGCGCAAAGTCTGGCTAACCTGATAAGGCTCCGCCTTATTCCAAACCTCGTCGAGCTCCGCTGGCCACGGACACCCAGCTTCAAGACACTCAATCAACAGCTTCTCATCAATCAAAGACTTAAATGGAGCCGGTGATGGCTGCGCATCAAGGGACTCCGTCAATGCCTCTTCGATGGACTCCGACAAAGGCTCTACTATAGAGCTGCCAAATGCCACGTCCGCGGCCATAGCTGACCCGCCTAAGAGACCATCTTGAGTCTGCATAGCGACGTGGAATTCATGCTGCCGGTGGCTTTCGACCGAGACTAGTCCTGACATCGAGGTAACCTCCTGCCAAGGATGCATCGTGGCATCCGTTACTGGATCGGCAACTTACGCAAGTTGCGTCTAACGAACAAAGCTGCTAATTGCTGGCATGACAACTAGCAGCTAGACATGCTTCAGAAAAAACTTAGAGTTGAAGAAGCTCCTCCTTTTATTTTTTGGTGTTAGTTGGTTGAATGGCCCAAGTCATATTCACATGAACCTGAATCGCCCGTGTACCGGCCATAACGGATGTATCATTACCTCCAGATACATTAGCTAGCATCGAACGACTCACAAAATTAGATTCGTGATGGCTTTCCGTAATCAGCATAAGCTGCCCAAGTTTGACTTCAGCGTTGTTCGTCAATTCTTGAGCTTTATACTTGGCGTCAGCCACCGCGATTGCCCGCGCTTTTTCTTGTAGTTTCGACGAGTCACTAATCTCGAAATCTAGCGAACTAACCGTGATCCGAGCTTCCTTTTGATCAACAAGAGCAATGATCGTTACCGTTTTATCGATTAAAGCGCCGATATTTTTCAGGTCACGAACCTTAACGCCGACCGTGTGCGTTACCTCGTAGCTAAAAGGCTTTTTAATAGAAAATGGATAAATCTGAAAATTGACCGTAGCAATGTCTTTCTCGTCGACAGCTCGCACTTTCATTATTTGAAAAAGCGAGTCAGAGTACTGATTGTTGAGCTTAAGGGCTTTACTGGCCTCAACGTTCTCTGTTGTGACAGTGAAAACGAGTTGTGCGCAATCAGGCTTGGCGTACACAGTCCCAACCCCGGTTGTGGTCACCTGAGTAAACCCAGGGTTGGCCAAACAAAAGAAACACAAAATCGCAATGAACTTCTTCACGGGAACTCCTTGTTAGAGAAACTGACACAAACTGCCTACCACAACCAGTAGTAGACAGACGAAAGCTAAAAAGCAAAACAGAAACAAAAGAAAACAACTAACGCCTCGAAGCGCTAATCATTTAGGCCTCTTCTGATCGCGACGCTCTACCCAAATAGCCACACACACTGTGTACACTACAAACGACAAACAAAACCCCAAACAAGCAAACACAAACGCTGCCGCAACTGATTCGTCCAAAAGAACTCCAACTACCACCCCGAGGATGGTCATTCCAAACGCAATCAAATAAAATGCGTTTTCCGTTGCTTCAATCGCTTGATGGGTGTCGTACTCCCACTGGGTCATAATGCTGCTCCTTTGAAGTTGAGTAATGCGTTACTTAGGTAAAACTTATACAGTGAACTCCGAGATCGGAAGTAAAAATAACTTGACCGCCACTCTGACCTTGTCCTATTCCATTTCCAAAACACTCCGCCGAGTTTCCAGCACCATACCCCGTCATGGCACGATCACCGTAACCTCCAATCATTCCGTCGCCATAGCCAGTACCGTTAGGCCGGCCATAATCGGCATAACTGAGCCGCGAACGCCAGTGTTCTTTATACGGCCCACTTCCGTTAGAAAGGCCGTCTCCGTTTTCTAACATGCTCGCAACTAACACAGGTCTCCTTTCAAAATTGAGTAATGCATTACTCAAACAGCCCTTAATTAGGCAGCACCACTCCAGCTCGCCAAAGGTGGCTAGACATACCACTACCTAGCCATTTCGACCGCTGCCAAGAGGTCGAAACTAGCGTGGTGCTGCCTAATTAAGGGCTGTCAAGTTATGCGCTCTGGTCGTAATTTGGACTGGTTGGGTCTGCATCTCCAAACACTGCAAACTGGTACTTCTTTTCCTGTAAAGCACGTGACCGTTCACAAGCTATCAATGCTTGTTCCTTTGTATAGGCAATCCACTTACCCGCCGCGACCATGTAGCTAGCAAAAGCTCTTTCACTAAGCCAACAAGCGACACACGACAAAATCCTTACGGGTTGATAAGCCAAGATAGCCAACGCCAGCCCAGACACGCCACCAATAACAGTTCCAAGAAACGTTTCGGTAGTTGACCACCCAAATAACAAACCAAATACCGTGCACAGCGGTATGTAAACTGGCTCTAACTGGATAAGCAAGTTCGCGAGATAGTTGACGACGTTAAAAATCAGCAACACACTCCGGAAAATCAGTCGTCGCCAAGTACAACTGAACTGAAGCCAAAATGGGCTCTCTTTGGTTTTCAGCATAAAACAGTACTCCTTTTAAAACCGAGTAATGCGTTACTCAGAACTAAGAGAAATTCAGACTGACGATGAAAAAGAGAGCAGCCCTAGGTAGGGCTGCTCATGAGAAACTTAGGCAACAACGATACAGTCTAGCGATTACTGGGCTTATTCAGATGACATGTTGTAAAGCTTCGAAGCTGGCATCCCAACCAGATAGACGTTACACAAAATCCAAGGCCACCAAAGGCCAGATGCCGCCCCAACGACAAAAGTAATAACCCACATGTCAATCATAGTTGTTACATATTTCACATTGCCTCCTCTGTTAAACACTAAAGCGCCGACGATGCCATCGCCACCTCCTAATAAACGACCACAAAAGCATAGCGCGATGCCCGAGTTTCCGCAGCTCGGAAAAGAAGTCGTTCATGTTAGCTCCAAAAGAAAAGACCGGTAGCTGGGGCTACCGGCTATAAGTTGATTTCATGCGGGCCAAGGCTCGACAACCTCAGCCGGGCCTCGTGCCCTGACTGAACTTTTCGAAGCAATCACTATCCAGTGTGTTACCAACATTATCAAATACAACAGACTGGCTGTGCCAATTGCCATCGCCACTGTAACGGCGAAAGGTAAAAACAGCTCAAACCCAGCGCCCAACACAAACCCCACAATTCCACAGACGCAATTAAATAGCGTGTAATAGACGCCAAGAGAAACGACTAATCCGAAGTAGTGACTGACCGTAAAAGGTTTTGTTGTGTAAAACCACTTGAGAAACGCTGCAGCGCCGGCGCTCACCGAGGCACGCGCAAGCAAAACACCGTCGGCCAAAACAAACCCCGTACCAAGAATGCCACCGGTCACCTTAACAATCGTAGCACTGAGCCATCTGGGCAAGAACCAGCTGCTTTTCACAGCCAGCTTCATCACGGGCATGACAGCCACTTCGAGTTTGACCCGGGCGTTAGGCGCCAAGATCCCGACTGCATGAGAAACTCGACGAAGCTCAGTAGCTGCCCGCTGATCAACCCCCAGCGGGCTACCGAAATCGGCCAAGCCGCTTTGACCAGTCGCGATGAGTCCAAGAATCGGGTCCCCCACCGCGGCTTCTGGAGCAAGCCTTGCGTCGAATTCCCGCACTGTTGCGAGGATTGCAGCTTTGGCCTCAACAAAGGCCTGCCGAACATGACTAAGCATTGACTTAAACATGCGTATTCTCCTTGGGACGATAAAATTGTACCTTTGAGTTGTTTTGTTACGCGACCACGATAGCCGTACGCCGTGACCAGGGCAGTCCAAAGCTAGACGCCTTCCGCCAGACAAACCAGCCAAGGCGCATTGGCAGCTGAACCACCTTGTACTGCATAACTAGATAAGCCGCGATGCCCGCTACGGCTAGTGCTACCAGTCCTTCGATCAAGGTCCGGCCGCGAAGCCCATTGACAACCGCGTGGTAGAGGGCTTCGAGAATGGCATACACCATAGCGACTGTCTCGACCACACCGAACACAGTCGCGGAGAAGCACGTTGCCACAAGCCCAGCCGGCAGTAATACGGCGGCTGCTCCGGCTGTGAGGCCGAACTGCACAACTGAGGTTGTGTAAGATCTCGCCGCGTCTCGCGTGTTCTGCATGTTGGTCGGAATGGCCTTTGCCGTATCCCCAACCGTTGCTTCCGCTGCTGCGGCCAAAGCAGCTTGAACCGGCTTCCACCGGCTGTCGATTCTCTGCATTGAGTCTTTGACACTCGTAATACAGGCCGCAGCCGTACGAGTAAAGAACGACTTGATTGCCGTAAACATGAGAGTCCTCCCTTAAAAGAGAAAGCCAAACGATTACCGGATCGTCTGGCTAAAAGAGCATATAGAGCTCTACATACAATAGTGCCGCAAATACGGCTAAATTTTAGAGCTTGAACTGATTAGCACAATAAGCCTTTTCCATTACGACCCTCCTTTAAAAAAAGCCAAAGGTTTGTTGACCTTTGGCTAATGAGTAATGCCTTACTTAATAACGAAACGAATACAGCTTAATTTCAGCTCTCATCCTCTAGTAATTCTTCCTCTTCTTCCTCCTGAGCAATCAACGTCTTATGCTCGGCAATCGCGGCCTGAGTCGCGAGTACATACTCGCTAAGCGGTTGCTTAACTTGAACATCGCCAAGAAGATCCCCGCTATCACTAACAACCCCCATCTGTGGATGGTCAAACAGCGCGACTGGCTGTTGACCAACCTCAATCAAATAAGGGTAAGGCGGAACAGTCGTCTGAAGCCGCTCGCCACGAATAACAAAGATTCGCGTCTGCCTACCAGACTTAACCTTTTGCCTAAGCACCTTAATCGCTGCGACAAGCTCGCAGCGATCGTTAAAGGATATGCAGGTTGACTCTTGGCCTTCTGAGGCTGTGATCAAGTAATACGGTAGCTTTACAGCTTCTTCACTCATCTTTGCTTAACCACTTCGTTACGAACAATATTAGGCCAAACCACATACCCAGCAAACCTAAAATACCAAGATAATCGGCAATGGTTAAATAGTCTGCAGGGAAAGGCTGTGGTGAAAATATCTCAAACAGCATTAGGCGCCTCCATTTTCACTTCCGGTAGCCCACCGTCAAACGCAGACGAAACTTTTTTATCTGGTTTAACAACGAGCTTCCCGTCCCGCCCGCTGACTACAAGCTGAGAATGAACGATCTTTTGGCCACTATCATCCACAACCTCAACAAACGCGATTGTCTTAGCTTGGGTCGCGAAAGCAAAGTGTGGCTCGATTACCAAAGTGTTATCCTTGGCTTCGACTTTACCTTCAAACTGCCGAGGCAGATGTAACTTGATCTTCATCGTCCACGTCCTTAAAAATCTTCTCTGCAATCGTAATAGGATCAGCGCCATGCAGAATAACATTAATTCGATTTGAAATTCGTGCAAGCGGCGGAAAGTTCTCCTGCATCACAACCGTTCGGCGAATCCGCAAATCAGGGTTTTGCCGAACAGCGTGCTTAGGTGGTAAGGCTTCGAGCTCTTCCTTGGCGAAGGCTCGATCAACAACTCGATGACGAACATAAGTTCCGCGCTTAAAGAAAGCCGGATAATCATCCCAGTTAACACCTTTATGGAAAAGCATGTCCATAAGGTCGTGGGTCTTCTTCATATCGCAGTCTTTGTGGCTATACAAAGACCTAACCGCCATTTGAACCGAGTTGCGAGTCGCGTCCATCTCTCGCCAAATGAAACAGTTAACGGCTTCTGAGACTGTTGGAACTTGGAAGGCCCGGCAATCAAATACAGGGCACTTGGTTGCATCTTCTGCTATAGCCTCTGCCTTGTTGGGCAGATAAGCCTTAAGCTTCGTATTAAAAAAGGCTGTAGCGAGTGATGCTAAGACTGAGTTCATCTTCTGCAACTTACCGCCAAAGAAAATCTCACTGGTCCAGTCCTCAGTAAGCCAAGTGAGACTAATCTCGTCTGACTGCGTATAACCACAAGCCGCAACAGCCTCTTTGACAAGGAACTTCGTTGTCTCAATCATCAAGTCAGAAAACCGCTTATCGAATGGCCGCTCAAGATCGTGCGTAAAGGTGTGAAAAGCCCGACCGTCAAGTCTCGCAATAACTGGGCAAAACGGCATGAAGGTCTGCTCAGTGTAGCGACCCTCATACCATTTCATTCGATCGCCAAGAGCTGTTTTATCCGACACGAATTTCTCCTTTAGGCAGCCAGGGCGATTTCCTGCTTCTCTGGGTAGAGTTTATCTTCAGTGAACGCCCTTTGCCGCATGTGTTCAGCGAATTGTCTTCCAGCTTCGTCTGGTCCGAGTTTTACGACTCGGATCTTTTTCTTTGGGTGCATATCGAAAGCTGGTTCAAAGAAGACGCGCTCTTTATTACCGTCTAGGCCGAAGGTAAAGATGTTCACGGACGGCAAAGGAGATGGAAGAACAGACTTCCTCGCTAGTGCGAGCCTATCGAGCATTGGGAGCTCTTGTACGAGCATCCTTGAATAGCGGTTGCGCTTTCGGTCAACTATGCCAAGGTAAGACAGGTACTGCATTAGCTTTTTGTTGGTCTCACCCCACTCTTCTTTACGCACGGCAAATATAACGTAATTCCAGACGTCGTTATCGCCGACGTTAAGACCTTTGAAGGCTGGAGTCGGGAGATTAATTCGCATTGGGCAACAATTTGGATACTCTTGCACGTAAGTCGCGACTGGATCATAGTCAAGTCGGCCATGCACGTGCAGTATACCGGTAGTGAAGAAGGCGTACTCCTCCGCTAGGTCTGTTAGACCGGTTGCTTTTGAGAGACGCATTACATGATAAGGTTGACCGTCGCTAGGCTGGAGTTCTTGCCTAGTTACTTGTTCAGGTTGTGGAAAATCCTGCTGCATATTGTTCTAATCCTAAAAGACAAACGAATGCTGAGTCGGCTATATTGTCAACACCAGTAGTTTGATACCCGTCTGGATCTAGCGTCGTACCAAACATCTCATTGCAAGCTCTGATGATATCTTCTTTATCTGCTCGGCCTCTAGCAGTAGCTCTGCGCTTTATTGTCCCAATGCCAAAGCCTGTACAAGGGACATCGTTCTCATGAGCCCAAGTACAAACCGTAGCACGAAGAGCGCCGATGAACTCGCTAGAAGTGGCTGTACGGGCAAGGATTGCGTGGGCATTAAATTTATTAATGCCTGGAGGAGTAAATTTGACGTCCTCATAAAAAACCGCATTTGGTCTGACAGCAGACAAAAAATAACGCAATCGCAAGAACCGAATCGCCCCTGAATCGTACGGCCCAGCTGACAAATCCCAATTACCTACGAAATTCTTATCAATGCAGGTTGGGCTGGCAGGTTGTCCAGGTACATAAAAACCGTACGAGTATCCACAAGTCGTTCCAAGATCTAACCCAAGAATGAGCTTCTTAGTTGTAACTGGACGTTTCTCAGCTACAACAGCTGGATCGACCTCTAACAGCGATTTGCTCATTTAATAATCACAACTGAAAATCGATGATTCGTATGCGGCGGATTTATAATCTACGCCGAAATTTGAGTAATGCGTTACTCAACCAACTGGCTGGGGCACTGGATTACCTTTGTGAGCCTCACCAAGCTCGCGAACAGTGTTCGTAGTCTCGACGAGACGGAGCGTAACTACTACAGTAGCTGCCTCGTCATAGTCGAGCTCCTTGACTTCGACAAAGGATTGCTTGCTATGGCCTGTGAGACCAGTTATACCGGCCGAGGCTGCTGGAGCCCCCGCAACTCCGAGCACACCGCCAGAAGTTAGCGATGAAGCGCAATTCATGGATTGACCGCGCACACCACCAGTATAGGCCCAGCTGTCTGGTCTACCACCGGCGCATGAGCCACCAGCTCCACGTCTGCTTATTGGCACGACAACGGGGGCCTTCTCAACTTTGAATGTGACCTGAACGAGGCCGCGGTCTTGGTTATCGATCTTTTCAGCGCCAGCTTGAGCGGCTTCGGCTGTACCAACTCTGAAAAATGTAAACCTTCCGTTTTCGTGACTCGGGCGCTCCAGCTGAATCGCGCGGAATGCTTCAACGCGGTAAGCGCCCTGATCCTTATTGTCAATCCGGACTTCAGCGTCTACGCGCCGGTTAAAGTGATTCAAGATTCGCAAAGTATATTGCGTCTCGTGTTCTAGGTGGACATAGCCATCGGCCATTTCATTGCCACCAAGAATAATTACTTCTGCTGCTCCTACCCTCATTTAAATACTCCTTTAGTGAAAATTAAGCGGCGACTTGTGCTGTCAACTCTTTAAAAAGCAAATGAGTCACATAGCTGTCATGAAGCGCTGTATGTGCCTGACTTGCGTCTAAATTGTATTTCTCTTGCAATTTATACTTTTGCACTGCAAAATTTTCAAGATTCCAAAACACGCCTTTCATACGGTGAGCTGCTACCCTTCTTGAAAACTCTCTAACCGACTCACCGTGCCAGACAGTCATAGCAATCTGCGTGGCTTTACACACCATTCCGGAATCAAATACCTCACCATCAGCAAACTCCCATGGCTGATCGAGATATTGCACAAAATGATTTTCTAACAAAGGACAATCAAAACTTATCCCGTTATGCGCTACAAAAAATAGCCCATCACGACGGGTCGATTCAAACATGTCGCGATAAGCTTTCAAGGCGTCTTCTGGTGGAACGCCCTCATTTCGCAACAACTCGTAACTACCGTGGTAAGTCTTACCACTTTTTCTCCCGTCCTTTGTGATCTCCACAAAACGTTTTGTTTGTAGCATCCGCTCTTGCAGCCACGACTGGTCCACGCGCTCATGTCTTGTCCAGTCCAACAGGACGCTATTCTTATCTGTGACCTCGCCGTCAGTAACAAGCGTATGCCCAATATCTGTGATTAGATCTTTACCACAGACCGTGCCAGTCGTCTCGACATCGAAAACCAAGTAGTTCTTAGGAAAGTTCCTAAACTTATCCTTCATGATTGCAAACAACGACTTTATCGTGTTTGCTTCTATTGATGCTGAATTTACGGTTAACATCGCGCTCCTTGCTTAACCGACCATCTGGGCCTTGTCAGCTACAGCTTCATGCTGCTTAATTTGAACATTCCACAAACTAGATAACAGCTGTCGCGTTTGCTCGGCCCACTCACCCATCTTGCGAATAGTAGACGGGGCTTCATTATCCCGAACAAGCTCGCGAGCGCCATACCACCACGCTCCGCAAGTTAATTGGCCAGCTTTCGCTACAACAACAAGTTGCGCGGCCTGTGGGCAACTAAGGAAACCAGACTCTCGAAGCGCATCAGCCATTGTCCAGCCAATCTCTGGAGTATGGCTAAAAACCATAAACCTGTAGAAGCACTCTAGAGCGTGCATAAGATCACACTCGGTAATGCCTTGAGATTTACAATAATGCTCATACCATGGCTCCCAAGCGGACTCCACCAACCCGTCTTTAATCATGTAAGCGAGTTGTGGCCATAAATAAGCACAATCCCTACTCGGATTGGTCCTAATGCCGGCTCCACCATTAACACCGGGTATAAGAACTTCTAATGACATAACTAAATTCCTTACTTAAAGCAACTACCTCGACACAGCAAGTTGCCACAAAGACAGCAGTGCCCTTGATCAGTGTCGTATGTTGTAAAACCGTCCGTCTTGCTACATTTACTCGTGTACATAGGCGGGCGACGATTACCAAGTTCATCCAAAACGTACTCATTACCAAAGTCGTCTGTATGAACCCGCTCGCCAGCGCTATTTAATCCCCGTTCGTCCATGACCGCTCCTTGAGTAATGCGTTACTCGCCGATTGGTTTCTGCCAGCCCTGCTCAAGCAGCCTAGCCTTCAGCTCCGGCCTCGGATGCCCCTTTGGCTTCTTAAACTTCCCAGCCCCGTTCATTTTTCCGCCATCGAGCTTCAGCAAATTATTGGTATCCACCTCTGCCTGAACACCAACATCCGAAACCCCACACAGCGAAAGAAACCCGGTAGCGACGACCATCACATCGCAAGCCCCGTCAACAACATCCACAAAATCCGACTCATTAATATCTGCGTCGAACTCAAGCGAGTTCTTCGTAATCGGAATCTCGTCAACCAGGACGTCGATCCCAACAGCGTCAGCCAGCTCAAGCGCCTCTTCAAACAAAATCTTCACCTGAGCGATCAACTTTTTCTGGGGCGCTAGCATTGGCCTGTCTGGGATATCGTGCCCAGCGCCCTTAAGAAAAAGCTCCACAGCCTGCTGGTGGTTCGACTTCTCTCGATAAGGATTCTTTGGCAAACTATGCTCCTTATAACAACTGATGACTAGAACAATCCACACACGTGGTAGTTACTCTAGCATCTATCCACACATTCGTCAAGCCACATTTCTCGCAATTTCCTTTTTCAAGGGTAGTTGGGCGACAAGCAGCTTGACATTTGTCATACCCAAGCTCGCACCTATAGCACGGGACTTCTTTAACTGAGTAACCAAGCGGACACTCAAAGCCTTTGCGGGCTCTTAAAAGCATTGTGCTTTTATTCCAGGCCTTCATACTGCTGCACGTGTCTACACCCGCAAGCAGCAACATAGCTTGTTCACTTGGCTCAAACTGGCCAAAGAACCGCAAATTCACGAGTTGTCTAATATCCCGAAAAGGAAACTCTGGACGCTTTGGAACCTCACCTGTGTACTTCTGCTTGTCATACTTAGCAAACCCAAACACCTTACGTAGCGCTTTTATGTGCCTAACCGGCCAGACCTTTTCAAAAAGATGCCCCGCCGGTGAGCCGGCCATAACAAAGCAAACTAGTCTTACAGCCGCGTAACTTACTTGGTCTACTTGAACTATGCCCGGAACAGCGTCCGTAACCTGAACAGGGCACCACTCTGCCTGAAGCTGGTTGTTCCAGACTATTACAGGTTTTCCAGCAAGTATAGCTGGAAGATTCCCAGCAATGCGCCAAGAGAGCTCGCTGATTCTGGGCTTATCAAGCTCAACACCAGCGAGCCCCCTGAGCGAGGCGTATAGCGCCGAATAAACGATCTTGTCAGAAATAGTGCTTCTGACGTCTTCAACAAAATCTTCAAAATCCTTACCAGTCAAGGAGCATCCTGAGTAGTTAACACTCAGGAGCTCCATAAGCGCAAGCCGATGCCTAAACACTCTTGGCAAGTTATAACTAGGCAACTTCGGCATCTGGCGCTCTCGCAGAGATTAGAAAAGTACAAAGTTCCATACCACGAGTGCTAAGTTCCTCCACTCGTCGGAAAGCCTCTACTAAAGCTCGCTCAGTAAGAAACAGTGCGGCCTCCCTTGCCGAGAGGCTGTCTACTCGAAACCGCTCATTATCGACTTCAAGGATAACATTCGAATCCGGTACTTCGCCTTCATTAGCGGCTTCGTCATGAAGCTTGTAATAAGCTACAGAGACGTTACTAAACTGTCCAATAGCGATCCTTAGCTGTGCCGACGTTTCGCGCAAGTCGCTAAAAGCGGCAGCCGTCGGGTCATGTGCAGTCAAATCATCTTCAGCAAGCATTTCATTTAATTCCTTCAAAGTTTCTTCTGCAGCTTCCATACTTTCTCCTTTTGAGTAATGCGTTACTCAACTACTGCGATAAGTGCACCAGTAACGACCAGAGACTATTGGTACGCTCGTAATTCCTCCTTTTAATCAAATCGGACGCCCTCCACAAGGAAGGCAAATCCTACCCAAAACGCTAATACTCCTCCACGGAGCTTAGGCTCGTGCCCAAGAACTAGGTGAAGTCGGATAATCCTTGCATCCGGAAACTGTCTTTTATAGTCTGCGTAGAAGTCGTTCACAGCGGTACAGCCAATACTGATCCCTAGCCCAATAGGCTGTACGTCTGTTCCAGCTGGAGCTGTGTACTGATGCACCGGGATATGAACATGGTCTTCGACTGTCGTCCAAAGGTGCCTTGGTGAAAGGGCGGAATCTGTATCGGTCTGACGGACACACCAATTCTCTTTGGTGTTCCGGTTAATGATTCCAGCAGGCTTGTGTTTAGCAAACCTGTAACTCTCGATATCAAGATGACTTGCAGTGACTACCAACATTTTTCAACTGCTTTCTACCTTGTGAGCAAACGTGAGTCTGCTCGCGGTGTAGTTCCTGCTTCACTGTCGCCCCATGACGACTCCACAGGCGTTACTTCGGGGCTAGCCGCCCCTAGTTGTTTCAGGTTCAAAGCGGCGTTCCAGTCGCGGTCAATAACGTTACCGCATTCGCAAATGAACACTCGCTCGCTGAGTGAAAGCTCAGACTTGACTCTTCCGCAGCGCGAACACATCTTCGAACTGGGATAAAACCTATCCGCCACGACAATCCGCGTTCCGTGTATCACGACCTTGTAGCCGAGAAATTGACGGAACATGCCAAACCCAGCATCGCTGATCGCTTGCGCCAAACAATGGTTTTTCACCATTCCTTTGACGTTGAGGTCTTCGATCACGACTGTGCCGTGGTTTTTGGCCAGCCGCGACGTGAATTTGTGCAGAACATCGTGACGGATATTACGAATGCGGCGGTGGATGCGGGCCACAACCTGCCGCTGTTTATTCCTGTTGGCCGACCCCTTCACGCGACGGGCAAGCTTTCGGTTTGCTCGGCGTAATCTTTTCTGAGCCTTCTTGAGCGGACGGGGATTCTCAATCTGTTCGCCCGTGTCGAGCGTGGCCAACACTTTAACGCCAACGTCCACGCCCACAACGCTGTCTCCAGTGCGTGGCTTACTGAACTCACCAACGTCCACAGAAATACAAATGAACCACTGGCCGCACTCTTCAACCACGCGGGCCGAATTGATCTTGCCGGTGAACCGCAACGCTTCTCGCATCTTCACTTTGCCGATCACTGGCAACCTCACCGTGTTGCCACGCACGCTAAACTTGTCATTGGCGACGTAAAATGACGCCCTGCTTTTACCGCGTTTCTTGAACACTGGCCGTTTGGCCAGGCCCTTGAAAAAATTGCCGAACGCTTTGCCAAGATCTGCAAAAGGTTGGGAATGGCAATCGCGGTGAACATCCTCAATCCAGGGCCATAGTTCCTTGTACGTCGCATTGAATTGCAGCTTCAAGGCGTTAGCAGTTGGCCTGCCTCCGGCCGAGTATTGACGATTCCATTCGGCTAAAGCGTGGTTGTAAACAAACCTGGACGTACCAGCAGCGCGGGCAAAATAATGCCGTTGCTTGAACGTGGCGTCCAGGGATATCTTGTGTGTCAGGTTCACGTCTTTAATACTTCTTTGAGCGCGTTTTCCCTTGCGATGATTATCAGCCGCCCATAACGGTTGAAGCTTCGTGTAATGAAAACATTTTCGTTGCTGTTCAAGATCAAGCAAGTCGAAGCTCACTTGGCCGGCAATCTGCCGGCACGATCAAGCGTCTGCAAGGTCTTAGGGTGCCTTTTGATATACTTTGACGCTTGTCCAGTTGTGAAGCCATCGTGTGTCATTACTCACAATACTCCACATCTTCTTTACCAGAGTCAACCTCCATGATGCGGCTCTTTACTTCTTCTATAGCGCTGGCCTTAGTTTCTTCAATTTCCTTTTCAAGCCTTGTGTAACAATCACTACACAAACCCGGCTTAATAACCAAATCTTCGCTTGGCCCAGACATGTGAACCCTACACCAAGCACAAACAACTTTCATAGCCGCCCCTTCTGGTAGATAAAAACCCTCTACCAAGGGTTTGAGTAATGCATTACTCAGGTTTAGGAGTTTCAACTGGCTCGTCTTCTACTTCTTCAACAGCCGGCGTACCACCACCAAGAACAAGCAAACCGAAAGTCAGGCCAAAAGCCACCCCAAAAGAAACGGCTCTGGCGCTTTCACCAAGTCCATAGCCAACAAGCCCAAAAATAAGCGCAAATACTAACTCACAAGAAATGAACTCGCCCCAGGCACCCATTAGCGATCCTCCTCAAGAGCTCTAACTACGTTATCCCAACGCCCAGCTTTATCACCATACAATCTAAGCCTGTTAGGTTCATACGTCTTGCAAGAGCCAGCCCTAGGTAAACACTCGGCAGGATCGTGCAATGAAACTTGAGAAGCCTTTGTTGGAGATAAACAAACGAATGTATCGTCGTCATCGGCTTCTTCCACTGGCTTTACACCACCACGAAGGGCTTTTACCTTCGCGTAGTCAACAGGGGCCTCTTGTTTGGCCTCGCCTGCTAACTCTTCAAACCTGCTCAGAAACTTTTTCTCCGCTCGGCGCCAGCTCCAGGGTTTGATTTTAGCCTCAAGAGGCTTTAGTCCTTTAGCTTTAAACGAGATTTGCGCCCACGGTAGTTTCGTAGGCAGCATAACATCTCGGCGCTCTGTAAGCAGAAGAATAGAATCAATTTCGTGGACAGCGTCCGGCATTGGCCAAACGAGCCCGAATTTGGCTGCAACAGCTTTGAGAATGTTATCTTCAATTTCTTTGAAGCCGCTAATCCACGGCTTTATTGGACTCGCGATATCTGGCACATAGGCTTCTGAGGCGTCGTGAAGGAGCGCCCACAAAGCAAACTCTGGCACGATGTTAAGACTTGCCATTACGCTATGCTGCGCAACAGAAGCAAAGCAAGTCGTATGACCAGAGAAGCGACACTTCAGAGCAAGTGAATGCGCTATATCGCGAATGTCGACACTCTCAGCGTCTGGCTCAAGCGGCCAGAACTGCTTACCTGTGAAGGTCTGAATCCAAGATCGGTTTCGGTTATAGTCGGATGGGAGACTCATTCAATTCCCTCCACATCGGCATAACCAAGCTGCTCGGCGTGAGTTGCAGCAATCTTAGCTGCTAATTCTCTAGCCTTACCAGCTTCATTTCGAATCTTCTTGGCAGCAGACTCCAGATCAACAGCACAGCCAATAGCTTGATCGATAGTTTCGATTAGCTCTGGCGTAACCTTGTCTGGGGCAGTCTCAGAGATGGCTTTAGAGAAGAGGTAATCCTCGTTAAGCCAAACCTGGTCAGCCCTCGCACACACGAACCTAGCTGACTCGCAGAAATTACTGACCTTGCCAATCGCAGTAACCGGCACTTTGTGTTTCCGACCACCGGCGTTACGCTCGGCGATAGTTCGATTAAGCGTCTTATCGACAGACGCGACAAACTCATCAAAAGACTGTTCTTGCTCGCAAAGATCTGTGAGCAGCTTTAGTCGTTTCCTTTGATCTGTCACACCAGTAATTCTTGACAGGTGCGACAGCGTAACCGGCAGTTTTGAATACTTCCTCCTATACGAAAGGATCTTCCTAAGCTCAATCTCGTCAATCAGCTGATAAAGATTCCTGGCACGATGAAAGTAAGAAAGAGTTTGCTTACCCATAGCTGCCACAAGTCGCTTAAGCGCATCCGACCCGTACTTTGTCTCGTTGTCAAGAATGTCGTCAACAACTTTACCAATCTGCCAATAATGCTGAATCTGGGTGTTCGCGTCATCGCACACCAGACTAAAAATCCCGTCGTACTGCTCACGGAGCGCGTCGTTCATGTCGTCCCGAGCGAGCTCCATGTCTTCAAATTCTTCCTTGCGTGTTCTTTCCCTAACCATCGTAGCCCCAACCATAAAAGTCTCCTACCTGATAACGATTCTTCCACACAATAGCTTCCAAGCAACATGCTCAACCATTTCACGCATGTCTATTGGCAGCTTTTTTGCTTCCCTTGTAACCGCATTAAAAAGATCATAAAGCGTCCTCTTCGAAACTGCCTCTCTGAATAAAGTCAAAGATGTAAGCGGCTCAGCGTCATAACTACCCCTCGCTAGCATTGACCTAACCGCCCTAATAAACACGTGCCTATAGGTTCCCTTTAGGCAACCTGACATTTGTCCTGCAAGCGCCGTTCGTCGGTCATCCTCTGCTACTGGGTCTGTTTTACCAACGCCAAGTAGCTGCTCTTTCATATATGAAATTCGAGCATTAAAGTCAAGCTCTTCTTCGAAAGGAAAACTAATTACTCGCTCGATGTTACTTTGGAGCTCTTTCTTGTAGCTCTTACCGTTTGGTTTACCTTGACGAATGTCATAGATTGGCCACATTGAGCAAGTCATTCCTCGCTCTCTGACCAAAATCTTAGCCGATCGAACGGAGCTGCCATTTACCTCACGGTATGAAAAATGATAACCCTCGACAAAACGGTCTCTCTCCCCTTTGTCAGCAGTTGTTAGCGCGACTGTCTTTGGCGAGTAATAGCGCAGAAGAAGCCAGCGATCATTGAGGTCAGCTTCAAGAAACTTAACTGTCTTTGACCCGTCGACCATAATCTGCGCTATTACTTGTTGGTAAACATCCAAAAGACGAAGACCGCTGTGCTTCGGACCGATAATGCCAACGATTGTGCCAGTTCGGCTATCGCGAGAAATAAAGTGCTTCTCAAGCCTTGACTCGAACCTTCGTCGGACCACCTGGTTATAAACCCAGACAGCCTCTTCAACTGAGTAGTCAGATCGAACATTACGCTCGCTTCTATCTACGCCGGATAGATCGTTAAGCATGTCAAAGATGCGGGTACAAGTCAAATGACAAATTCTTTGAAAAGCTATTTGGCTTAAGCGATAGCCGCCAATTCTAGTTCGGCATTCCTTATCGAGCATTAGCTCTTCTGGATCGTGAATCTCGTAAACGATAAGCCCTTTGGCCATAGCTTCGAGCTCTTCTCGAAGCTCGGCTTCTTGGTGCCGGTTAAAGTGTTTTGAGACTGGGTCTGCCGCAAGCATGCTTTCACCCGATAACTGCAGTAGCACAATATTTATAAAGATCAAATTCGGTTCCGTAACCCCAACCTCTTACGTGTCCACCTAGGTCGCCACTGCCGTATGTCGCCCCAGTAGTGCCGGAATCTCCATCTTCATCGCCGGGTGAACAAAACGTTGCGTCACAATTAATTCCGTTTCTGCTGCAGCTACCAGTTGCAGCCCCACACCCAAAGCCGTGCCCGAACTGCCCAAACATGCTTACCTTAAATCCCCCACTTCCGTCAGCACATCCGGCCTCATCGTCTTTAACCCAAGTATCCATTTAAACCTCCTATGAAAATTGAATGCGATAAAGCGCTCTTATGTTGCCAATCACGCGGCCATATTCGTTGGGACTTTCGCTAATTCCGTCCACAAACCCACCTAAACTTCCTGAGCCATCGCCATTCCCACAACCACTTTGATCACCGCCAGCGCCGGCAGCTGGATAATAATATAAAGCTTCGCCCCTACCGTCTTCGTAGCCTCTACCAGTGCCCAGACCAGCCTCTGAACCTTTGTTAAAGCAGCCCGGACTAAACTCCCAGCTACCAAACGTTCCATTTTCAAATCCAGAACCAGCATCCATCCATATCTTAGGGGTTACACCTTGAATTTGCATTGCGCCGCTCCTTTTGAATAATGCGTTACTCAATTAGCGCTAAAGGTCGTATCCTCGCAATTGCTTGCCGAGCCAGATACCTATTTTATTACTCGCAAAAGGTTTACTTATAAACAAAAAACGTTTGCATACCCGATACGAAGAAACGCAAATAGTGGCACCGGTAATAATCAATAAGAAGAACGGCCAAAAAGCCATAGACAAAATAATGATCTCTGCGTCAGTTGGCATCTCGTGGAGATCTTCAAACCTATAATTATCGTGCCCGTGAATAATAGACGCCATAAACTTAGCGCCGTAAACCCAAAGCACCGTACCAAGTAGACAAAACGGAATGTACTCCACAGCAGACTCCTTACTGGATGAAATTTAGATAAGCGTCAGATGATTCTCTGACGAGAAATTGAGTAATGCATTACTCAGCCTAAACCGGTCATATTCACACAACCAGAACCTACGCCTACGCCGTACGCATAACCAGTTATTGAACCTATTCCAGAACAAATCTTACCAGTAGCTTCTCCTGTTGCATCTTTCGAGCCGCCGGCATTGATTTGCCCACACCCGTAGCCAGAGCTTTCCGATGGGCTTCCATAAGCGCAAATAGCGTAAACCTCTCTATCCGCCGGGCCAGTACCATCTCCACGACCGGCTGAAAGAACATCTAACATGGCGACCACCCCAGTGCGGCCAAAAACGACCCAAGATCTTGGAAATAAAATCTTCGATTGCGAAATGACTTCACAATCCGAGTGTCATCGTCTCCAAGAGGACGATCGCAGTCAGACATCACTGCAGCGCCCATACCGTGGATGTATTCGAATACTAAACCAGTTGGCTTGCCCGATTCAAGCCACCGATCCGGAATCTTCTCTTCAATATCTGCATAAGCTTTAAACGCTGGAGACTTAGAAAACTTTCCAAGAAAGCTTTCCATATCCCACTGGTGCAGATATCTAACTTTATCAAATCCAAACCAAACCGGAAAGTCCGGATGAAGCTCCATGAACCAAGTGAACAAAAGACGAGACTTACCGGTCGCGTCAAAGCATTTCTGTTTGAGCTCTTTCACCTCATGCTCGATCTTGTAAAACTTGAGCATTCGCTTGACAATCGTCTGTTCCCAGTTCATGATTGAAAGCTGACGCATAGCTTCAGCGTCAACACCAGCGTCTTCAAATGGATTCAACTTGGCCTCCTTGGTGCACCTAAACCAAACCCGCAATAGTCTCCAGAGCCCCACCCCGTGCCTGTCCCGTAGCCACAGGTGTTGTCGTTATAGGGATAAACAACAGTATTTGTTATACCCCTCCCATCGCTAGTACCACTTCCTAAAGCAGCGCCAGGCCCATACCAGCAGGAGCCTGCTTGCAACTGAAATAAACTAACTGGCCCCGCGCCGTCTACTAAACCACTGCTACAGCCCTGAGTTTCCTCACAGATCATCGACTACCCCTTTCTGAGTAATGTGCTACTCAAATGTCCTCAAACGGGCTCAGTTAAACCCTCCTTGGTCCACCTAATCCAGTTGCATTAGCGCTGCCGCCACCACAACCAACCCCGTCGCCATAGCCATTTGTAAAACCACCACCATAAGGAAAAGAAAATTCAGAGGCTTTACTGCTTCCAGCGCCATTACCAGCCCCAAAAGCATTGCCACAACCCACCCAGTGCCCATTAAATAACATTAAATCGTTATGACTAAAGGGACCAGTGCAGTCCTCTGAACCGCTGCCATTACACCAACCTCCACCCTCGTCCACTACCATTAACCGCTCCTTTAAGATTGATTGATGCGTTACTCAAAATTCCTGGAAGTTAATATCTTCCGTATGATCTTTCATTAGGTCTGTGAGCTTACCTCTGTCTTCCAAAGATAAGGACCCGATCCACTCGGATATCTCAATCATCCGCTTCTCGGATAACTCGGTATCCCAAAAGAACGTCCAATGCCGTTGAACCGTGTGTTTAGGCTCACGTGGCTTACTCAACTTGCGCAACCTCACCTAGCACCTCCTCCACTAGTTTATTTTCATTAGCCTCAACAGGCTCTCCAGCGGCCAATCGCACAGCTCGCGCGATCTGCTCCGGATAATCAACATCTGGCTGAAATAAGTAACGTCGCCGAATACCGGTCTCAGCATAAAGCGCATTGCGGAACTCTTCGTCACTCTGAAGCTTCTCCTCAAGGATCTGCCCAGCTTCTCTGTACTTGACTTTTGACTTAGGCCCAATACCCAAAAGTACTGAAGACGCAGTTCGCGAATCAGTAGAGACAGTTAGGTCAATGACCTCTCTAAGCCGCTTAGCTTTTACGCCTTCTCCCTTGAGAAGCTCCGCCAGAATCTCAATTGACGCGCTGTGCCAATCGAAGATAGTCTTTTGTCTAAAGTGCCCAGCTGGATCGCGATCCGCATAATCAGTCCACCAGAGCATCTCAACTGAGATACGTTCGTGCGGCGCTAAAGAGTTCTTATGAATGATAATGTCAAGAGGGATGCCTTGCTCATTATCCTTAATGCGGTCAATCTGCTTCTCTGGAGCAGTCCCGCCCATTCGGCGCATTTCAATTTCAGTCGTTTCAAAGAACTTGAGAGTCTCACCGCCACCAACCTTTCGGATGTTCTTCATGAACATACCAACCTTCTCTTGCGAGACCTTAAGGTGGTTAATGCCGATGAGACTAAACGGATAACCCTTAATTGACTGAGTTACATACTTGATATAGTCCGTCAGCTCAAACGCAAGTTCAGCAAAGTGCTTTGCCGGAGTACCGGCTTTATGCAGATCTTCGTATTGCCCAGCGGTCAAATTCGCAGTAAGTGAATCGACAAGGAAAGCAATCGGCGCTTTCCTACCGGGACCTGGATCCTTCTTAGTTCCACCCATATAAGACTGGAACTGCTTGATCCACATGTTCGTTACAGCCATCCACTCGGCAGATGTACTGCAAGATTCTTGAATACGCATTCGTGGGTGGTTATAACCCACGATTGATCGGAACAATTCCGGAGCGTCTTTATTCTCTGTAGGGACCATAACCCCACCGCCACCAGGAATTTTCCCGTGCCAAGACATGATCTCATATCCTAGCGCAGACTTACAACTCTCTCGCTCGCCAACTAGCATCGTGAACCGCCCCAGCGGAAAGCCGTCCTGCTGAAACAGATAGCGAACAGAGAACGCTGGAACGGGAATGCAAACGACTCGCATACACTCAGCGCCACCACTAAACACCTTACCCGGATACTTCTCGTTAGCTTCTCGCGTGACAGCCTCAAAGAGTTTGTCATATTGGCCGTCAGTTGAATCGAGCAGCCACTTATCTTTCTTACCCATCTGACCCTCTTGGAAAAAGCAGCCGAGGCTCCGAAGAGCCTCGGCCAAACTTAGACAGCTTACCGCTTACCGGCTACCTGGCGGGCAGCCTTGAGAGCAGCAATTGCAGCCGCACTCACAGAAGGGGTAGCTGGTGCTGTCGAAAACTCTCCACCAACCAAAGCCTCTACTCCACCCGTCGGAACTTGACCGACAGGCACTACACTGTCTTGTGTAGCTTGAGGAGACGTGGGGCGAGGAGGAGTTTGAACAGCTTGTGGCAGTGCGTTCCAAGGACTCGTAGGCGCCGACGTAGTAGCCGGGGCCTGTTGAAAGCCTGTAAATTGATTACCGGGTTGTGGTTGTGGCACAACATCGGCGAAGCCCACTGAGGTCGCGTTAGCCTCTCGGGCCTTGTAATCTTCGGGCAACCAATCGATGCAATAATCCTTAAAAGCATAAGCACAAAGGGCGGGTGGAAAGCGATTATATAAGAGGTGCGCTTGTTCCTGATAACTGAAGAAACGAAGTGCATCTTCCCAGAACCGCCAGTGATCACGAACAATGTCCGTTTCACCAGGGCCTTTAAGATTGGCTCGCAAGCCCATCCCGGCGTCTTTAGAGAAGAAGAGATCGTAGCTCTTGAACTCTTTGCTTTCCGGCGCTCCACTGTTATTACCACGAGAGGTAGTCGTGACAAATTGTGCCGTCGCTTCTGACCGCACCTCTGGCTTAGCCATGTACTTCTGACGAGGATCTTTTCCAGCCTCGAAGAAGTGAACGAACAAGCCTGAGTCGATTGAAACCGGATCACCCTCTTTGTAACGAGCATTAAAATCAAACGGTTCACCTCTATAGTTTTCGTTTTCAACAGAAAGCTTTTCGAGCATCTTAGCGCCCGCAGACTCAGACACCATAACAATTACAGTTGGCTCGCCAATAGCCCAGCCAAGCGGAGCTTCGCCTTGCCGAAACGTGAGCTTGTCGTTGTGCTTGACCACGTAACCTTGCATTACGAACTTGGACTTTGGTAAAGACAGCGCTTTAGATTTGCCAGCAGCTGGTGCCGTCAAACTGTACCATTCAGCTGGGGCTGTATGTGCTTTAATGGCTTTGTTAACCGCGCTGTAGAGCATTCCAATCGGAGTAGTCCAAGGATCATATACAAAGTCGAAATCTGGCGTATGAGCAAACATGGTAATGGGCGGATTACCAACACTCTCGATGACCTCGTATTTTCTTATCCAATCGGAAAACAGATTTTTACCTGCCGCGTCTAAACGATACGGTTGCATTTCTTGCGCCGGATTCTCATAAGAAAGAGACGGCCAGAACCTAAAAATTGACTCACTTCCGCCCCAACTCGGTTTGCGCAAGACCGCATTGACCCCAGGATTCAGCAAATATGTCTCTAAACCACTTTGCCTGTCTTGTAGTTGAGTCGTTTGATCGTACTTACCGCGAGGCCGAGGTGTCAAAGGTGGCGCCACAAAAATCTCCTTAAGAAATCAGTTTACTAGTGTCAATTAACTGGCGAATAATTCCTCTACGCCAAAAGTTGAGTAACGCATTACTCAAATAAAACAAACTTAAATTAATACAGTGGAACTTAAGAAGAGGCAATATATTGAAGCGGTATTCTTAAATCAAGCGCAATTTCTTTTTTTATTTTTTCGCCCCAGTGCAGGGCCACGGCCGACTCAATCCCAAGGTAATGTACAGGCGTTCCAGGCCTACGGACCCCGTTCAAATCGCACTGATAAATCGGAACCTGTTCACTCATGCACTTTCCGAGTACGCCCGGCTGCTCGTGCGTTCCAACAAACCAACCGAGGTGCTTAATCATCACTTCCGTCAAAACCGCGTCATGAACTTGAAGGCTCAACTTATACTTGAGCTCTCCATTCTCGTCTCGACGAGCAGGGTAGTCTCTCAAATTCTCCAGCGCCACATTCGTAGCATCAGCAATCCCGCCCTGAATCGGAAAATTCATGAATTCACGTTCTGTTCCACCGTTATCGTCAGTCCGAATACGGCCGGCTCTACGATAACGACCGAAACAACTCCTGATCCACCCGGGGTTTGTTACCCGGGCTTTGCAAGCGTCAAAGAAAGGATCAAGTCGAGAATACTCGCCAAGAACTGCTTGTCTAATTGCTTCAGCTTCCGATGCCGAAATCAACACACCTTCTTCTTGAACCGCTCTAACAATCGCCTCATTACCACGACCGTAGGCCAAACCAAAAACAAGTGTTTTGGTCACGTCGCGAAGGTAGCTTAAATCGACAGTCTTATCTCCACGCTTCACCTTCTTCAAACCAGCTTTAGTAGGAGCGCAATCAAGTCGAAAAGCTTTAACGGCAATACTCGCATGGACATCGTACTTCTGCGGGTCGCTATCTGGAAGATTTGCCCGACGGACATGATCAATCAACTTCTCATCACCAGCTTGAATCGCCAACATCGCGATTTCAGCGCCTATGAAGTCTGCTTCAACAAAAACGTATCCCGGTGTAGCCCTAAGCATAGTCCGCATAGGGAATCGGTAATTCTTACCAAGAATACTTTTATAGGACGACTCGCGTCTTTTCGAAATTGCTTGGGTATTAGGTCTAGCGTTACTTACGCGACCAGTTTCTTTAGTGGAATAAATGTGTGTCCTGATCCTGCCGTCAGCCTGAATAAAAGACAAAAGCCCGTCTTCGTATTCGGTATTACCTTCTTCATCCTTGACAACATTATCTTGTTCGTCAACCTTTGGTTTTCGCAACACGGATGTAACCGCGTGCGCAATGAACTTAGCATTCCTCAGTGTGCACACATGCTCATACCCAAATTGATCCGCTTCTCCTGTTACCTCGCTACCTTTTAATAAAGTAGCCAACCCACCAAGCGTCTCCTTATCAGTACAAGGACTGTAAACATTAGCCAAGCCCATTCGCTCGACCCTGTTCCAGTTCATCGAAGGCTTGCCAGAAGACTTAATAGGTCGCAAGCCTAAAGTCAGCGCCCCTTCCGGTCTTACGTCGACAGGCTTACCGTTAACGTACTTCCCAGAGTACTGAGGCCCAAACAGCGCTACCTTACACTGCTGCGCCGACCTTGGGTTGAACGTCGGCCAGTTAAACAGCTTCTTAAGCTTAGCTACCAGCTCATCACGAGCTTGAAGAAACGTCGCTGTAAGTTGCTCACCCCTTTGCCGGTCAATCAGAATCCCGTTCATCTCCATTTCAAGAAATGCTCTGTGCGCTCGCATAGTCATCCAGAACGGAACTCTCGACGAATTACCAAACTCATCGCAGTCTAGTAGCTCGTCATTAAATTTCCTATAAAGCTCCTGAGTGACTATTACGTCCATGAGGGCGTACGGGTGTAAAATCTCGTCAGGACACATCCCATACCCGCCAAGACTCTTACTGTCGAGCTTATGTTCCTTACAATAAGCAGCTTTCCACCGCTCAAGGTCTTGCGCGTAGTTCTTAAGCCCACAAAACTGGATACCAAGCATATCCAGCGAATAGCTCTTTAGCGTCTCCTTGACAGCGTGGGCGGCGTACATCGTGTCAAAACCACCTTCAGTCTTCGTAAGCTCCGCAGTAGCAGCTACACCAGATGACTCAATCAAATCCAAACCAAGTTGTTCATCAAGCCCAAGCTGAATCCACGGAAGGTCAGATCGAACACTATGCCCGACTAACCTATGGCCCTCACCCAGTAAAAGCCTTCGAAGCTGCCGGACAAGCGTAGCGTGATCACCCCTAAAGGCAACCTTCCCACCAGCCTGCCTCAAAACGATACACGCAGCAAACGTCGGCTTATGGCTGAACTGAATCGTTCTAAGCCAAGCCCCTGGCTCTGTTGGATACTCACCTTGCCACTCGCAGTCTATCGCGACAGCAGGAGCTGAATCTTCAGCGAGTATTTCATCAACAATTGCGCCAAGGTGTTGGGTGTTATAAATCAGTTGGTAATTTATCTCTGGCTTTACCTCAGCTGCGACATGCCCGCTGATCATGTCAGCAAAGTACTTAATACCCACTTCAAAGGCGGTCTCATAAGCAGCGCTGTCGTGAAGTACGGCGGCCGGATGGATACAGGCGACCAGCTTGTAATAATGCCACGATTCAGGTTCTTCTGCAGAACGCCTTAAATCGACCTTGCGCTCAAAGGCTGTACCTTGAGCTTCCGTTACTCCGCCATGCCCAGGCCCCATTAGAGCTGTGAAAGTCTCAGAACCGAGTGCCAGCACATAATCTGGCTTTACAAGACGAAGCTCTTGCTCTAGGAGAATGAGGCAATTAGTAATATGGCGCTTCGGAGGCTTATTCGAAGTAACATCCGCGTTTGGATGCTTAATTACCGCTGTTACGTACCATTCAGCCATTTCGGCAGTCGTAACACCAAACTGCTTCGCGACCTTCATAAACAAACGCATTGCATCGCCAGCTATGTAGCTACTGTCGTTCATCTCGTCGAGGCCTGGCCACTTACCTATGACCATTACCCTAGCGGGCCTTGGGCCAGTTGGGCGATCAGTCCAAAGGTGACCAGGCAAGAAACGAGTCTCTGGGGTACGGCCCTTTACCTGTACTCGCAAAGGAAAACCAGGTTGGTAGAGTGCATCTTTATAAAGTTCAGTTAGAACTGGGCTGCAAGCCAAAAGTCGCTTATCTGGCCCCGTACCGATATAAGTTGGTTTCTTTGAGTCTAGAACTGCAGCCTGTTCTAGAAAATCTGGACCAGGCATCGGCATGCCTGGGGCAGTAAGCGGATAAAAATCAAGAGCTGGCTCTAGTGCTTCAACTAAGTAACCAATGTCAGTACCTAACTCTAAATCTTCCATTATTAGTTCTCTTTTCTGAGTAATGCGTTACTCAGCCCATACCAGAGAAATAGGCATTACCATGGCTACGTCCATACCCAGCTCCGGAACCCCTATACGAAAAGTTAGAAAATCCACAACCTGCGCCAGTGCCAGCGTCGCTTCCAGTACCGGTAACATCTCCAGCACCTAAATCTGGACCACCAGCACCATATAAAGTCGTAGACAGGAAATCGTCGTAGTCACCACCGACCCCAGACGAGTCACAACCCTGTCGGTGAATTATTTCTGCCATTTATCCTCCTTTCTGAGTAATGCGTTACTTAACTTTTCAACGCCACTCAGCTTCACCAGAACCGTCTGCATTACCACGACCAACCCCGGCTCCTTTAGCAAAACCATCGCTACCAGATATAAGCCTTCCAGCACCAGAAGCTACGCCGTTACCGGAGCCATTGCCCAGACTACTTCCAGCGTCGCCGTCTCCTTCGCCGGTTCCATCTGAATAAGTTATCAGGTGATCCCTGACATCGCCCCACCCTCTTCCTTGCGAATCGTCAATTTCTAGATAAGCTGTAAACCCTGTTCCTTGCGAACCGTCAATTTCTAGATAAGCTGGAAACAACAACCTTCTCCTTTCTGAGTAATACGTTACTCAACTAGCGTCCGACCCATTCAAGTACTCGTCCCAATCAAATTTGTTCAACGCCCATATCATCTTTGCTCGACTAGGTAATCGATTAAACCTAGCCGTAAGCTCAGCAAAAGTCTTAGTCGGATACTTCAACGCTCGCATCCGATACTCGTGTACCAAGCATTGCCGACACAACATATAACCGGCTCCAAATACCAACAGCTGTCCGAAAACCGCAGTCAACATAAAAATCACACTACCCATCTGACTCCTCCTTAAGCCCAGCAAGCGCTATGCCTTGCCTTTTTGCTTCGTAATAAATTAATTGACGATTGTAATCAATTGAAAAATCTCCTGGTTCTTTGCCTGATGGCAATTGAACCAGCGCCACCTCCGGAACACTTCTCAAAGCGTCTTTAGCTTCAAGCGCTTCTTCTGCCGCGCTACCGTCTAAATAAATAACGGCTTTCTTCCAGGTTCCACAAATAGCTTGAGCTTGCCAGGAAGAAAGCTTCTTACCAAGGATCGCTACGCTCTCTGGACCAACACTCCAGACCTTCGTAACACCCTCAGTAACCACGACAAAGTCAAAATTTCTCGCAATGTCGTAGTTATAGAGGCAGCCGCGCTTTTTCATCCCCGGCATCGTGAAATATTTTGGAGCAGTACTTTCACGCTCTTCTATTTCACGAGCCTGCCAGCCGACATAGGTCCCGTAGAGCCATATCGGGATAATCACGCGATTCGCAGCCAGAAATAACTCACGACAAGAAGCCTCCGAACACCAGCCAACCTGTAAAGTACGCCCAAGCATATCTGTGTCATAGCCGCGCTTACGCAAATACAGGTTAGCTGGATGATCAAACGGAAGCTCGTGCAGCGGATAAACTACACCCGGTGGACGAGCTTCTTGACAAAGGCCTGCCGGTTTCTCTCCTACCTCGACTACATCCGCTTCTACAGCCTGCCTTCGATTAGTTACATCGCTAAATATCATTTCGTAGAGTTTGTAGGCATAACCAGGCCTTTGAAGACAGCTCTCGTTATAGCAAGCAGCTAACCAGAGGTTTCGGCTCCGGCAGCGCTCGTTATAAAAGCCCCACATGTGATTGATCCAAAGCCGACGACGAGTATCTGTGCAAAAGGGGCAATTGACCCTGTAGTACTCGCCTGGCTGATCAATGCGAAGCTTAAATCGCTCTTCATCCGCAGACCACTCTACGTGAGAGACCATTGACTCATTCTCGTGAGCAATGACAATCTCCCCAAATTTGTGCATTGAAGCTCTGGCTTTTAGCCGATCGTACAGAGCTGGTCTAAGGGCTCTCATTCAAAAGCCCTCGCTACATAACCGCCACCTGTGCGTTCAGCCAGTCTTGGTTGAACACTGCGATGGATATTTCCAAACTCTGACTTCAAGACTAATTCGCCATCTCGGTCGAGCAGTTCGGACGACGCGTCACGAATTGTGCCAAGAAGCCCGTCCAAGCGAACAAGAATGGGCTCTCCAACATCCGTTCGCCTAGAAACGCCACACGAGAAATAAGATCCCTTGTGGGTTGGATGAGGAATACCGAGCTGAAAACAAGTCACTAAATTTTCAGCAAATGACGCGCCACCGGCTGCGTCTGCATGAGATTGCTTCTTAGCCCAGGTTGCCTTATTGGCCTGACCAGACAACTGATGCATAATCCAAACAGAGCAGTCATACGGAACTGCGATCTTCCGCAAAGTGTCATAGCCGAAGGTGTTAAGTGCCTGAAAGCGCTCGCTAGGATTATTAACCCCATGCTCGGAACAGAAACGATTTACACATAGCCCGGCATAGTCAATCACTACACGACGAGGCTTACGCCCATGCTGAGCTTCTTGGTCAAGCTTCATCGCGATCTCATCTAGACCTCCGCTACCTTGCTTTGGATTAGCGATTGGACCAGACATGTCAAAGATACGAAGTTGCTGCATGTGCTGCTTAGCCGCTTCATATCGTTCTTTCTCTCCACCAAACGGGACACCAGCCCTCTGGCACTCCTCGATCTCAGCCTTAAACGCAGCCAATTCATATGGTTTGTAATTACCAGCTGTTGATAGAGGTTCTTTACCCCAGTTCATGAGCGTGGCACGAGAAATCCTGGCCATATGCGAAATAATACGACTTCGCGATTCGTCTGCCCCAGCTTCATAAGTGAACATGTAACCAAATCGAAGCTCGTGATCCGGATTTCTACCTCTTTGCCCCAGCTCATACCTAGCAGTCCCACTCACTATCTGAATCGCAAGAGTTGTCTTACCGGCTTTAAACGCACCAAGAACGCCGTAAGTTTCTTTGGCTGCATCTCCGCCATTGAGAATCTTGTCGATGAACGGTACGTTAGTCGGCACAAGCGTAATCGCTTGAGGTATCCAGCCGTCTGGAATTACTTCTTCAGATTCCGAACCGGTCAACGAGGTAACAAGCGCTTCACGCTCACGGACTTCTCGCAAGATCGAATTAAGGTTAGCGAGCGTTTGATTACCCGCCCCATCGATAGCTCGGCGCATTGGGTCTTGCACCCAGCGCTCTTCAAGAAACCGAATAATAAGCTCCTGCCCCCAGAGCTTGACTAACTCCTTCTCTTGCAGATTAAATGTCCAAGCCAAGAAACCCTGTGGGGCATCGCCTAGCAATTGCTCGCGATAAACCTCTGGTAACTCTGTCGGATGCGCAGCTATATAAGCGCTGCACTCAGCAGAAAGCATATTCCAGGTCTGGTCTTTATTAACAAAGAACCGGGTTGTCCCGTGCTGCTTTAAAATTCCTGCAATAACTCGCCAGAGAAGTCGGAGATGCGGCTCATCCGATTCCGAAAATAACTGTGCTTTGAAGTGCGTCGCCGCTTGAGCAAATAACTCTGGGAGCCGCAGAATAAACGCCATCATAAATAAGCGTTCTTCCAGCACCATGCGAGCGCGCGTTTCTGTGCAGTCCAACTGATTTGTCATTTGGCGCTCCTGACTGCTGTCCTGAGCTCTGCCAGTCGAGTATCGAACTCCGCCGGTATGAACCCGTCTTGAAAGATTTGCCTGTAGCACTCGGCGTCATTAATGAATTGATTGAATGCCCTTTCTCTATACTTCTCTGCTAAATCAAAATGACCGAATTTAACGGCCAAGCAAAATCGGAATAAAGGAGTAAGCTGTATCTCACTACTAACTATTGCTAATCGCTGAGATTGGGTCTCGGTATAGCTGCTCATCAGCAGGATGATATGTGTCTTGGCATATTCAACCTCAACGTTGGCCTGACGCTTGATCTCCTCAAACCGATTCTCTGCGGTTACTTCAACAGTTCTCGCTAAGTTCTTACCAAGCAGCACATTAGGCAGCGGCGCTGAAGTTCCATGCGCCGTCATGAAGACAGCTCTAATAGCCCGCTCCGGAGAGATGAAGTCTTTTATGAGCCTCTTTGCAATCTTTGGCCAAATAGGCTCATAACGTCGACCATAAACGTCTTCCCCGCCGTCCCAACGAACCGCGTGGTGATCTCCGGCTTTTCCAAACCTGCCGGTAGCTTGACCCTCGTACCGAATTCTTTCTTCCCAGTACATGTCTCTAATAGCCTCAGCAAGTCGGTCAATTTGATCGTCGGTATCCGTCATACTTGCTCCCAACGAAGAGCTTTGTAATGTGAAGCTCGTTTTTTAGCGGCACTTGAAAATGCAGAATCGAATTGATCCTTAAAATCGCAGACTATCCCAACGTGTTTACCAGGAACTCGCCTAGAGGCGCGACCGGGGGCTTGGATATCCATAATCTCGGAGCTACCGGCTGACCCACGAATAAGCGCTGTCAAATGAACTGGGTCAATACCTACTGACCAAACACCGGTCGCTATGACCTTCTTAAGCTCGCCAGCCTCGAACTCTTTTCGAAACTGCTCAGCAAGCTTTGGTGTCAGCTTAAGGTCTTCCTCCTTGACTAGATCTTTAGCCACATAGAAATCAGTCTTAGCCACTTCTCCTGGTGCGTAAACCAACTTATAGGTAGGAAGATGAGCTTTCAAATAACACGCGTGCTCAATCGTGTCAACCAGAAGAAGAACCTGGTCGGCGCTATCGAAGCTATTAGCTTTATCAGCAATGAGCTGATTCCGATACTGATTACGCCAATGCCCCCAGCGCTTCTTTGGAACCCCGTCTTTGTCAGCGACTGGGTTGTGATCCATAAGCACGTCAGTCCATTCGACCCTAATAGGGACCACTAATCCAAGTTCAACAGCTTCCCAATAAGGAAGGTAAAAGATCTGCTCTCCAAAAATAGCTTCCATCCGCATGTCAGTGCCGTCCATGCGACCGGTTGGAGAAGCAGTAAAGGCAAACATCCTAGCGCAGTCGTACTTAGCTAAAAATTTAGCTGACTCTTCAGCAAGAAGTTCATGAGCTTCGTCGGCCAAAAGAAAATCTGCGTCCCAGGGGGACAAGTGGTGCATACTCGCGGCAGTTGAGACAGTCACGCGTCTACCGACATAACGAGACCCAGCTCCAACTAACCCTACGTCTGGAATGTACTTCGTCAAGTAGTCGTGAATCTTATGAACAAGCGTAGCTCGCCGAGTAACAATATGAAAGACTGCCTTGGGGTAAGCAAGGCATGTCATTGCGATAAGTACCAGCTTCCCGAAGCCGGTAACCGCATTGACAAGACCATTTTGAGCCCCTGCAATTGCGGCAATAGCGTCGTCTTGGCGCTCCCTAAACTGAAAGTGCTCTAAGATGTTTTCGGGACAAAAAGAGTAAGCGTCCGGACGTGCGCAGTCCCGGTGCGCTTCACGGTCACTGGGTACAATTTTACATTCGAGGATGTAACCGACCGAACGGAGGAGATTTTGAACGCGATTGGCAAATCCAAAGTTAGTGATAAGGCGGCCGTATTCGTCGTACCTGTAGAGTTGTTTATCAGTTACTAAAACCCGGCGCTGAACGCCAGTAACCGGGCAACGGCGATCTGCTCCATACAAAAATTTGCGGTACTGGTATTGAAGGGCAGGCTCTAATATCCTTCTAGCGGCTTCTGGAAGCGCCGAAGAAGCGTGAGGTTTCCCGTCGAGCGAGATTTCGAGAACCGCGCCCGATTTACGAAGTGTAAGTTTTTCCACGACTCCTCTTAACAGGCACCAGCCTGAGTATATTGATCAAAAGCTTCAGCATCTCGTGGTTCAGAAAACCAATGTTTTGACACCATTAGCCGGCCACGCCGAGACTCTGGAGCAAGAGCGTCTGTCCAGACTGCTTTCAAAAAGCTCACAAACTTCTTCGATATAAACAAGTCTGCCCTTGCTCCACCGCCTTTTTCATTCCACATACGCCATAGAAACTGTCTTGGGTCTTCTGGATTACACCGAGGAGCTCCACGTCGCCGCCAGCATTTTTGAACAAGCCGGCACCGGTCGTGCAGTTTTCCTTGGCCCTTTTCAGCTCCAGATTGAATTGAAGTGCTAAGCCCTAAAAACTGCTCAAGCTTACCCTCGCTATCTGGCTCTGTTCGGCTGACGTACCAGCGAGGGTCAATGAGTAACCCTACGAGCGTACAGCAAGCCTCAATGTCAATATCGTGAATGAATGACAAAGGAAGCCACATACGATGCTCACGGAGAACCGCTTGCTGGGTTTCAGTGATTGTCAGACCCTTTTGATAGTGCAAAGCAAGCAAGTAAGACTTAACATCTGAGGCATCAAACTCATGCCAGCCACCCACAGACCTGGCAACTGGGAAGTTACGCATCTTGTAAAGCACCACTTCTGGGTCTTTCCGCTGTGCCGCGGGCTCGCAGCAAAGAGGACTACAAACTTCAAGAATTGGAAATTGCCCGGCAGACCGCATTCGGTAAAGCCGAAGAAGAAGTTCAGAGTTCTCGTGTGTGCCTATGACACGAATACCTGAAACAGCCCGAAGGTTATCGGCCTGCGCTATATAATCTTGAACATTAAAACCCGAATTTCGAGGCGAATCGGCTCCTTCGGCAAACCACACTATTCCGTGATGATCAACAACCAGCTTAAGCCGATCGGCGTCTACAGCCTCAGGCTGAATCAACTTTTCCATCAGGCCTCCAGCCGGATTACGGTATCAAATGAACCAATATCAGTGTCATGCGTAACCAAGAGCACCTGAAGACCTCGCGACTCACTTAGTTCTCTAAGTTTTATGAGCGCAGTCTCCAGACACCTTCTATTATCCGCGTCCAAAGCCACTGTCGGTTCATCTAAACAGAGGAGGCCAAGATCCTTTGCAAAAGTCGAGTTAATTACAATTCGATAAGCTAGCGCAAATAAAGCTTGCTCACCCTTTGAAAGTCTCGACGCTGAATGAACCTCTCCTCCCGGAAGCTTCTTAACAATAAACCGCCAATCTTCGAATCCAAGGACTCGACAAGTCGCATCAAAACTTTCTTGATGCTGATTAATCTCTTCTTTAAGAAGCTCCAAATAACTCTCAACTACTCTCTTCTGCAAGTTGTCTCGATGAAAAATCTCCCGGACTTTCACCCTGTGTTGCTCTAACGCCTCAAGCCGATGAACTTTCTTTTTGTACTCTTGGTACTTTTCAGCGGAAATCTTATCGTGTTTAAGCTGCTCAATCAAGAGGCGCTGCCTTGCGAGGAGGTTTCGCTTTACCTCTACCCGCTTACGGCCTTCTTCGAGCTTTAGCTCTGCTTCAACCGCTTCTTCTGGCTTAATCAAAGGAATAGCAAAGATCTTGTCAGCCAAAGCTTGCTCTAGTGCGTTCAACTGATTGATCTGCCCTTCAAGCTCAGCACAAGTTCTTGAAAGCTGGTTATACACCTGCTCAAGCGCCACGAACCCACTCTCATACGTCTGCTGTTCTTCCAGAAACGAATTAATTTCAGCTTCGCCTTGCGCTGGCTTTGGCGGAAGAGCTATCTCATTAAGCTGTTTTCGGATATCGGCGAGCGATCGAGTAGCTGCGTCTTTTTGCCTCTTGTAAAGCTCAAGTTGCTGGTTATAGCCTTTATATGAATCCCAGAGTTGATTGTCAAGGGCAACTCTCGCAGAAAGTACAATTATTTCTTCTTCCTCTTCTGGGAGCCTAGCTCGGATAACAGTAGCTGAAGTTCCGCAGGCGTGGCATTTGCCAGAGCCACCATTTTTCCAGGCAGCAACAAGCTGTCTGCGGCGTTTAAGCTCGTCTTGTCTACCAAGCATTACAGTCCGGTCAACCTCAGCAAACTGTGTACACTCTGGAGGCTTATACGGCTCAACCAGCGAGCTAAGGATCGCTTGCTGTTCAAGTTCTCTCTTTTTATTGAGTGCCTGATAGCCAATCGCGGCATTATAGCGGATCCACTCAGTCTGGTCGGCTTTAGCTTTGGCAACAGCTGGCTTTCTGCTGAGTAATGCATTACTCAACTCCTCTAATTCAGCTTTTCTACGTAAAAGCTCCGGCTGAAGTTCAGCCAATTTAGCGTTTGGGGCCGCTATTTGCGCTGTCGTTTTATTGAAGTCCTCCCAAAGGCGTTGTCGCTCTTTGAAAGTTTGAAGCTTAGTGTAGTGCGGTGACCGGGTCTCTGTCCAGCCGTCTTGGATGTCCTGATACTGCAAAAGGTCGCTATCGACTTCAGCTAGCAGCTGCTCAGCTTCTTGAGTCTTGATCGCGAGCTGATCTCCGTCAACGGCAGACAGGGGAATAGTAACTTGCTGCTTTCCCAGCATCTCGTAGATACGCTCTGCTTTATCTGTGCCAAAGAGCTGTCCCATCGCCTGAGCGACCTGGGTATCGCTTTGACCGATGAATGCGAACATCTTGAGCTGCTCAACAAAGACGTAATTGAGTAGAACGTCTTCGCTAGCCCCAAGGATCTCTTGAAGCTTTACGCGAATCTCCTTGTCTTTATTTAGGAGAGTATCGCCAAAGCGCAGATGCTGCTTCGAAGGATAAAGTCCACGGTACATCTCCGCAGTAACACCAGCGTGCTCAAACCAAACCGTAACCCCAGCCGGCTCACGATCGAGTGCAGCAAGACTGATGTTATCATCCTTCTTTCCAACGTTACGGTCTACGCCAGTGAGGCACCAGACTAGACCATTAAGAATGGTCGATTTACCGGAACCGTTAGGTCCGACAATAGCCGTCAAACCGGGATTGAAGTTGATCTCCAAATCCCGGTGACGGCAATAGTTGACAAACTTTGCTTTTAATAAACGCATTAGTGCAACTCATCTGCCTCAATGATCGTCCCGTAGCCCGCAGCGACCAACACGAGCAGCAAAAACCCGAGCGATAGAAAACCTACGAGAATCTCTGCCACGTTAGTTCTCCTTAAAAGGTGCGTCGTCCTCAACCAGGATCCCGAGAATCCCGATTCCAAAGACAACCACAACAAGCGACATAAGCCCAATGAACTGATAAAGCGCCATCCATCCTCCTTAAAACTGAGTAACGCATTACTCAAAAAAGTCATCATCATCTTCGTAGTCGTGATAGAAGGTTTCTGCGACAACAAAGATAATCGTAAAAACTGATCCGCAAACTAGAAGCCAAACAAAGGTTTCAAATAAGTAATCCAGCATTGATCCTCCTTAGTGACCCTCAGTTCCATCTTTCCGACTCAGGTAAGCGAAGCTAATACACTTGAGCTGAGCGCGACTCATGACCTTCCGTGACGTAACAACTGACCGCTCCACCGCAGCAGTTACAACAACACCTTCCTTGAAAGGCTGTCCGTTATGAAGAAAAGAAGGACCTTCAGTCAATTCGACAATCTTCTCGAAGCTATAAGGTCCTTGCCAGAGAAACGGAACGTGCAGTACACCGAAAGCTTTGAACTTAGAAAGTTTCTCCTCAAAGTCTACGTACCGACCGTTAATCGTCAAATCGAAAGCGCGGAAACTGAATTTGCCGTCCGTGAGGCCGTATTTTATATCCTGCATCCCAAATCGCTCTCCAAAGAGCACAACGCTATTGCCAGACGGCGCAGGCGGTCTATCGGCATACTCCGACTTACTAAATTCTTCAAGCGTATAACCGCACTTGCTAACATCGAGCAACATTCGCATTATTTCAGGATTAAAACACTGCCAGCACGAGCTCGTGAGCGCCGGCCCGACAAACTCAAAAGTCTCTCGATCGCGCTTTTGATAAAAACGTTTACGCCGGACCGCGTGCGTGCCGGCCATCCACTTCCAAACAGCTTCACCTTTATCGTTCGTATCGCGAATAAGGCCTAAACGGCAATTCTCTCCGTGGATCTTCTCGGTCACATAAACTTCTTCACCTTCTTGGAAAACATCTGGGAAGTTTCTAATGTTCTCCATGTCGTAATAGGTGTGGAAAAGCGGATGAGGTTTAGCCGCGTCTCCTTGGGTAGTCCGCATCGGCGGATCGTACTTAGTAACACCGTAATGCTCAGCGACGTCTTTACCAACTGGCCAACTCGGATCGTCTAGATCAGCAAGATAGCCGTAACTCTTGAATCCACGAAGATTTGCAACGCGAACACGACCTTTTGACAGATACTTTGTAACACCGTGCTTATCGCTAACTGCTTGAGGAATAACGGAGTCAGGCGGGAAAAAGACGACCTTCTGCCCCTTCTTACACCAAGGCGTGCCATCCGAATTCTTAGCTACACAAACGTCCCAACCACGAATCTTAGCTACAGCCATTCGATCGGCATTAGGATGATCGACGACATCAGCTACTTCGCAGACTTCGACTATTAGGCTACTCATCGCCGTAATCCATAGGCGGGCGTAAAACAGCTTCTCGCTGTCTAGTCGATTTAGCCCTCGACTCTAGGCGCTGAGTAACGTATTACGCAGCTAGAACTGGGCCACCTTGATGGTGATCGTCATCGTCGGTATCATCCTCTCCCATCGACCAATCCAACAGCTCAAAGAAACCAACAGCAAGGGCACACAAGCCTAAACCACAACCAATCACTATTCCGCCTAATACTATGGAATCGAGCATAGATCGGCAAGCCCCTTTTTGGAATTATTTTTGAAATCTTTTTATCCAAACCCCGTGAGCAAAGTCGAGGATGACAAAAAGAAGAATAAGCGCGTCCAGGCAAACAATGGTATGCAAGTCCACGCAGATTTGGCGAAAAATGGGCGACTCTGACATATCAAGAACCTTTCGAGGCGTCAGAAATAATTTCCTGCCACTCGCTAAGAGGGTCTTTGGCAGTTAGAAGCCTCTTTGAAGTTTCGTAAACAGGCAAATCCTCTTTAAAAAGCTCCAGCTGCTCAACAGCCCCGCACTTTGCAATAGCCGGCTTAACTTCAGCTTTCGCAGCCCTCGACTCGATGGGCGTTTCAAACAAATGAACCTTGCCGGCCAAGGCTGCCTTTAAGCGCGCGTGAACGTTCGAAATTAGCTCTGAATACTCAACAACAAAAATAGGCTTTGCAATGTGCTCTGGTAACTCGTTGCCAGGAACAGCTTTAGCGACAGCTTGAGCTAGCTCATCCTCGAAAGAAAGCGGATTACGAAACTTAAATCGCTCAAGTGGCCTTGACTTAAGCAATACCGATTCAACTGTCAAGTCGCTATAGAGGATAAAGAAATACTTATTTGGGTCCTCAGCTTTACTCTGCAGACACTGCGACCCGGGGCTAAGAACGGTTAAAGGCTGCTCGTCTACGCCTACACAGCGAGTAACACAATGGCGATGGAAATCACCAGTAATAAGCATCTGCACAACTGGGACGTCTCGATAAGCAGCTTCAGGACCAGCTTTAAGCCCCATCGGCTCCTCCCAAACCTGATGAGCGATAAGGACATGAGGCTTTGGTTCAAGTTGCCTAAGGGCGACTAGTTCAAGTTTTAACTGTTCAGCTGGCTGAAAGTCAAGGCCGTAGAACCAGATATCGCCGATCTGAAAAGCCTTCTTGTGAACGTGTGCTGGGCAACCGCTCGCGTTAGAGCTCAGCCACGGGCTGGTACGAAAGACCTCGTGGTTACCCTGAATGGCATAAACACCGATGTCTCCGCGTTTCATTCTGTGCATCTGCTGATTAAAGAAGTACACAGAGGCCGGATCAGGAAATCGGCGATTAAAGAGATCCCCGGCTTGGATTAGAGAAAGATCACGGGCAAGACAGTAATCAATTTTTTGGCTGAAAGCAAAGTAGCTGTCGCCAGCTAGATCAGGATGTTTAGCCCAGGTATGTGTATCAAGATGGTCGTCGGCGGTGATAGCGCTAATCGGCACGGCCATCAACAAGCTCCTCTGCTAACAAAGAAGTGAGGCGACAGGAATCCAACTCAAGAGGGCCAAAGACGTAAATAGCAGCTTGTTCAATTCGCTGCCAGTTAATTCCAATCTCGCTATCAAAGTTGCGATCTAGGTGTTCAAGCACCATGACCGCTTGCTTTTCATCAAGATCTGGTCTAACAGATTGAACATCCTCCACAGACCAGATATCGACAAGCTTATTTTTCCAAAACTCGCGCATGTGCGCTTCGGCTTCTGAAGACTTCTGCTTATCAATAAAACCGGCAGAAACAAGTGATTCAACAGCGCAAGCAATTGCGTGATTGAACATGCTTCCTCCTTTTGAGTAATGCGTTACTTAACTTTTCACTCCGGAGGATGAAACCCTCCAAGATTGTCTGTTTTGAAAAGCCTTATCCTCGGCACATCATTACGGCCAGGCTTTTTCCGGCACACAGGACAAATTCTTATTCGACAAGGGTCCTCAGACCAAAACATTTTTCCGCAGTTAAGGCCTAAACACTTGACTTCTCGTCCGGGTCTAGGTTGACCCTTGGGTTGCTTCTTTGGGCGCGCCACTCTGAACCTCTGGCAATCTCACAAATTTAATTTCAACGCAAACACTCCTATACGTTACTCGAATTGGTTCATCAAGCGAATAACAAGGAGGCCCAGAAGCTACGCATTTATCATCAATCCACAAACTAATATCGATGACTGGTGCACCTGCAGAATTGCCAATTAACGTGATTAATACGCAACTCAGCCAATCCGGTACCTCGGTATCCCGCACACTACCGACAGGCATTCGAACACCAATTGGCCAAGCCACGTCGCTAAAAGCCTTGTCAATTCGCTTTGCTTCTTCAGCAGTCACCTCACAAATAATAGTCGCGTTAGTTGGCTCTGGAATAACTGCCGTTGCCCAGCCAGCCAAAAAGTCCTTGAGATATTTCGGCAAATCCTTAGTTGCGGCATAACGATCAAGCAGAGCACCAATAACATCAATAACAACGTCTGGGACTACCCCAACTGCTTCAAGTATCTCTCGAAGTTTTTCCGAGACAACCTCACCTTGAACTCCTGGCAATTTGTCAACCAGAAACTCAGTAATCAAAATGATTTGAATCTCCGGGGGGAGATTATTAGCCTTAGCGCAGGTTTTAATTAAGTCTGCTGCGTACATGTGTTTTTCCTATACTTAAAGAGTAGTCACCACACCCTAAAGCGGTTCCACTACCAGCAGAACAACCTTGGCCAAAGCCGATTCCAAGCTGGTCGCCCTCGCTACTATAGCCTCCTCCAGTGTTACTACGATAACCAGCGCCAACGTCAAAAAAGCCAACACAGCCGTCTGCGTCATAGAAACCGAAAAGCTCGACAAATTCCCTACCAGATCCGTCGGCTGAGTCAGTCAGCATAGCAATAACCCTCCCCGATAGCATTACCAACGCCATTTAAAACACCGTAACCCTTACCGCTACAAGAAACCGTATTAACGTCGTCAATAAACGCACTACAACCACCTAAATCTCCTGAACCCCAGTCGTAGAAACTGGTGCCATTGCCCAAAGAAACTGAATTCTCAAATGACCCGCCGCCGTCGCCTCCCCCTGTTCCAGCACGAGTTTTATAGCTTTGCATAGTTAGGCAGCTCCATAGTCAGCTCCGGTTCCATCGCGTGCTCCAGCGCATGTGGCAACCCCGGGGTTATAACCAACAGCCTCGTCAACGTAAGAACCGATTGGTTCAATCACAATACCTATACCGCTACCATCCTTGAACCCTGCTGGCCAATCTTCATAGCTATTACCAAAAACTCTCGCCATACTGCTTTCGTATATTCCACCACCATCTCCAAGCTCAGTTCCAGCTGCCTTCTCGATAGCGAGCATAAATTTCCTTTCTTGAGTAACGGCTTACTCGTCGTGGCCTGTGCCGTTAACAGCTCCACGACCCACGCCCCAACCTTTGGCTTCGCCAAATGACTTTCCATTAAACTGCCCAAGGCCAAAAACGCTGCCCCTAATGGTAGTCTCCCCAAAGCCAGAAGCGTCACCCCTAGCGAAGCCAACGCCATGCTGCTGCCCGGCAAGACAGTCAGGTCCGCCGCATCCGTCAGTACTGGCAGACATATGGTCCTCAAAGTCGCCAACTCCGTCACCCAAAGAGGTACAGTTTTGGCGGTAAATTGTTTTTGTCACAGTAACGCCTTTCTGAGTAATGCATTACTCAACTAGTTCCTGTACAAAGTCCATCCCCAGCGGGCGTTCCCCAGCCCCTCCCATACCCAGCAGTGGGCTCAACAAAAGCCAGACACCCAAGAGAAGATCCAGAACCTTCACCAGTCCCGTCCCACTGCCCAGCCTCGTAATCTGGGCCTCCTGAGGCGCAGCCTATACCTGTCAATAACCCTACAAGACGATATGGACAATTAGTTCCAGTAGAGCTACAACCAAAACCAATAATCTCGCCGCTCAATAGTTGGACAGCGTTAATTACCTCACTTCTTTCCATTTCTCAACCTCCTGCCCAGACTCAAAGGCATTCGAATCAGAAGGCGCAGCAGCTCTACCCTCAATCCGACCGTTATTCTCGCGAAGAAAGATCGAGATCTTCATCCCGTACAATCGAGCTGCCCAGTTACCAGCTTTAGCCGGCATAGGCATGTCAACAACAAACATGTCAGGTTCACGCCACTCCCAGCCGTTGTTTTCAGCAATCTCGCGGTTGTGGTGCTGCGCCAAACCAATCAAGTAAACAAACGGCCACTCGCAGTACGCTTTGGTCGCAGAAGGATCAGAGTAGTGCTTCAGTACCAATTCTTGTAACACCGGTTGCTCCTTTTTGTTCATGTTTGACCTTTAGCTTGTCGTGTACTGCGCGAACGCGCCCAGTAACTTCTCGCAAACGTAAACCCTCGCGCGCAGCTAACGCTTCTGCTACTAACTCAGGCTTTTCACTGAGCAGTAGCATCCGAGGATATCTAAACACAGACGACAAACAGTGATAGAGCTCCTCCTGACTAGGAAAAGGCATTAAAGTCCAACTCCAATTACTCCAAGTATGCAGATCGCGAATCGCTGGATTAACTATCATTAGCAAGTAAGACCTTATCTTCCAATGCCAAACCCCTTCCCTTAGAGCTGGCTCAGCTGTGATTGTGTAGACAGAACCGCGCCGACATTGGTTATTGGCTGCATGACTTTCAACCATGATTTGTTTTTTGTGAGCTAGGAACTTCTTAAGCTCAGCAGGTGGGTAGTTCGCGACGGGTATACGTTCTACTTCAAGCGCAGAGAAAAGGCCTTCATCTTTAGAGAAGGCTCTAAGGAAAGCGGTAGCGGGCCGTGCACACGATCTCGCAAAGCACCACGGGCAAACTTGGTAGTACTGACAAGGCAAGGTCTTAGACTTGCCATGGACGTTTACCAAAAACGGCTTGCAGTTCCTGTAGATAGGTAAACTCTCGGGGGCAAGCCAATTAGAGACTGCGAGAGCTTTTGCAGTTTCTCGCCACTGAGTCAAAATTCTACACATAGCTTGTTCTGGTGACAGACTCTTTGCTTTTCCTAAAATAGGGGCAAAGACCGCAGATCGCAGAATAGTCAAAGCTTCTCTTGACTGGAAAGATTTGAATCTCCAGTTAATGTCAGATGAAAACACGAGCTTACTCCTCAGGTAGAGAGGTAAGAGGACAAAGGGGGGTATATATCGTCTACTCCTACTAACGTAGGAGTATAAGACAGTTTCGCCTATGCTCAACCCCTCTCCGGCCTACGGCCGAGGGGTTGAGCATAGGCAAACTGAAAAGATAAAATAAAAAGAAAAAATGAAAAACAAACAAAAGAACATATCGCGAGCTGTAAATGTAAATCGTTGAGATTAAAAGATTTACATCAAAACAAACCACAACAGAAACACTTCGCGAGCTGTGCCGGAGGCATGTTTTAGCTTTAACAAAGAGTAAAGTTATACCAACACATTCCGCGATCTGTAGCAGAATGCCTTTTAAACGCTCCAGAATCGCTCAGAATCGATTCTGTTCCTTTTAGCGAGCTAAACTTCAAATGAAGCAAAGAAAGCCCTCTGGCGGCACGCCAGAGGGCTTTTCTGAAAATGTTAAACTAGGCAGTTTGAGTAACGTATTACTCAACTAGACTTTTAACCTATCATTTGATCTACTTGATTACCAAGCCAGTACCCAACTCTTCGTGCGACCGATCTTTCAGGGTCTTTGTTGCCATAAATAAGCTTAGTTAAAGCTTTTACACCTTTAAATGTAGTTTTTATTACAACAACGACACTTGCGCACGCTATAAGAACTACCGTAGCTATTAGCCAGATCGGCCAAGTGCATAAGATTAAATCATTCGTCCATTCGTCGAAATCGTGACATTTTGCCGGTCTGTCCAGTAACCCAAGTGTAAAGTGCCCACCGACTCGATAACCCCAACCAGTCAAAAGTACCAGTAACACGATCAAAGGCAAATTCTCAACTCCATACCAACGCTGTAATGAAGCAAGGTCGCAGTAAGGCGAGCCATCTTTATGTAGCCCTAGCAGCCCTAGCGGAATGTTAGTCTCCTCGCGTCCAGCAGCTTATTCGGCGACCAATCCGGTAAGCCCGATTGTGCTGCCTTGCTAGCTTTGGTTTAGATTTAAATGCACAAACACGGTTAATAATGTTGCCAATGATAATGACTACATCGACGATCGCTATAATCGGCATAAATACTACACAGGCGGCTGTTGCGCCGGAAGACGGCGCTTCAAGTGGGTCCTCGCCAGCTAATCCATCCGTAAATTGTCCAAGTAGCTTAGCTGCCTTGAAATAAATGATCACGCCAAGGAGTTAATCAATGACTAGGCATTTATTTCAACGGTTTGTCATTGGCTTTAAGAAGCCTGCGCGACTCCAAACTGCGCAGAGTATCCGTGGTTCGAGCGAGCACATTTAACGCTCCGACGGTGTCGGCGTCACAGCTCCAAGCGCAAGACACGCATTGAAAGTGCTCTCCCACTCGGTTTTCTTTACTCACCTTCTTGCAGACGGGGCATGTTTGGGAGGTGTATGCGGGGTCAATTTCAACAAGACGAACACGGTTCTCTTGAGCTTTGCATTTTACCCGTTCTATCACCTGGCAATACGTCCAAGGCGAGATAGCTTTTCTGAAGGTTTTTCCTCTATTTGGTTTTTTGCCTTTCTTGAGATTGCGGAGGCGCTCGACGCCAATAACGCGAATGCGCCCCCACGCCAATTGATTTACGGTTCTGTTGATGAAATTCTTGCGCTCGGCACAAGCTCGACGGTGTCCTGCGCTGCCGGGCTTCTTGCGACGAAGCTTGTCGCAAATATCCTTGAAGTCGGTGCCGAAGTGCTCTTCTTCGCTTGTGGAAATAAGCTTATTGACGCCAATATCGATGCCAATCGAATAGCCTTCTTCCTTGGGGGCTTCATCGCCAACGCTAGCCCACAAAACAAGATGATCGTCGGCAAGACCGCAGCCTTGAATAAGCTTCGCACCGGGAACGGCAAGCCACTTATTGAGGACACGAGTCGCTTTGGTCAGCACAACAATGCGCTCGCCGTTGACAAGCGAAGATATGCGAATGGCAAGATCAAAATGGCCGGTGCCAGCTTCAATCGTAATAAACTTGGCGTCAAGAATCGCCGTGCCAGTGAAGTGCGGTTTCGTCGAGGTGTTGCCAGTTGCAGCGCAAGCCTTTCGTGTAGTCACAACAATGTTGTCGGCCTGCCTCAGCGCCGCCGAGCGATACCTCGCGGACAAACGGCTGTCGGTAAGATCGTGGTAGGTGGTTTCAATATCCGCCCAAAGGCGACCGATGAAGAAATTTACAGCTGACCTATACCGACGGAGCAACGCAGCCAGCTTGTCGCGCTTTGCTTGAGTCGTAAACTTCAATGTGACTTTAGCGGCTCGTTGCACGGCAACTCCTTGATATTTAAGCATCATAGCCTATGAAAGGCTAGGTGTCAAGAGAAATTACCTTAGACCACAAGCGGGATATACGAAAGCTCCATCTTTTGCTCCTAGTTAACACTTTTGTAAACGATATTGCCGATTTTGGCACCGGCTTTGTTGATTAAGCCTTTTGGGCTAGAATTACCGGCGTTCTGCAGGACTTTACAGCAAGTACCAATAACAACAGCGCACCCGATTACAACCCAGGTTATAGGCCAAAAAATTGCTCCGACGTACTCCATTCCTGCGGAAAAATCAAAATACCTCGGCGCACCAAGCGCTGCGTAAGCAACAGCGCAAGTAAAAACAGCTATCCGCCAGTAGACGACCAACCCAAGTAACCCGTAAAGAATCCATTCAGACGTCATAGCTTTCTCCTTTTGAGTAATGCGTTACTCAGCTTTATCACGATTACACTCGATTGCGAAGAGTATGCGGCACCCCGCGTGCAGCAGATGAGGCTCTTCGCTGTTACCATCTAGGCTCGCCATGATGTGAGCAACGGCGTGATTTAAATGATCCACGACTGGGATAAGCTTCCAGTTGCCTACTCCGTACTTCCTAGCACCTTCACCTAGAACCTGAGAAATATCTCGCAAAGCTTTAAATGGCAGTAAGTCTGCTCGCATACAGCACTTACTCTGATGACCGCCTTCCGGTGTCGTTATAGTTGGCGCTCCGGCAAAATCGCTCATATCTGACTTCCTTCTTCTGCAACATCCGGATTAAAATCTTCGAGTTTAGTTCCTTCGGGCAGGCTAACATCTTCAACAGCTTTTCGGCACATTCTCGACAAATGGTCAACGAGCATATTGAGCCCGGTTCGATCTCTTCGGATCCAAAACCACCTAAAGCTGTACCCTTCGCTTGCAATACTGTCAATCATCTGCCACAGCGGCTGCGAGCCGCCACGGGAATACAGACCACGCCCCTGCCTAGCCAGTGTTTCAGAGTCTGTAATGATGTTTACTTTTAGCTGTGCAAAGGCGTGGTCTTGCATCGCCTTTCTTAAGTAATGCCTTCCAGGGTTACGCGAATACCAAAGTAAAGGCTGGATGTACGCGAAGATCTCGCCAAGAAAACTTGTACCGGGTGTCATAGCCCCTTTAAAAGCTTTTCGAACTCCGCTGTGTTTATCAACGATTACTGAAGCCCAGCCGCACGAGCCGTCCCAAGTACTGCCGCTGCCGTCGCCAATTATTGTAGCGTCCCAGTTAGCGGCATCTGGACCAAGCTCTTGTATGATCTGGCTGACCGGCGCTTCCAAAAGGGGCTCCGGTGGCTTCTGAATACGGACCTTCTTGCCTTTCTTTCGACTCACGGGGTGCTCCTGAATAGTTCTTAATGTCCCCGTGCCAGTGTACTAAAGTTGTGGCTGAGAGGCAAGTCAAAATTAGTTCTCCAAGAAAAGGAGCTCCGCCGCCAAGTAGCATTGGCAGCAAAATGAATAGGACGAGGAGCAAAAACGTAAAGTGAAACGCGTTACAAACATGACAATTCGCGAGCTTACCGACAAAACCTTTAAATCCCGGAAGTGTTTGCCAAGCTTTGGTGTACTCGCGAGCAGCGATAAACAGCGGACTTTCGTGCCAGGCTCTTGAAAGAGCGATCGAAGCAAGAACCAGTAAAAGGAAGATTTCAACCATTTAGGTCTCCTTTAGCTACTGAGTTTGTAGAAGGTTTGAACTTGATCAATCCACCATTTACCGAACTTGTAAGTAACAGGTGGGTTAGCCTTTGAAAATTTAGCTCCACCTTGAAGCCATCTCGCTAAGCGAGGTAAGGCCACACAGACGGGAATAAGCGCAGACACGATAACAATGAAAGCTGCAATTACTGGCCAGAACAGAAAAACTAACCCACAGCCCCTGTCTTGCTCGTTTGCGTTGCAGATCCCGAGAGTTGTGTGATAACCAATTCGCCAAACGAGGATGGTCAAGAGGAGTCCGAGCAAGAAGTAAGGCCAGCCACTAAAGAGGATTGTTAGCATTGGCGCTCCTTAGTGACCCTTTGGGTAGCCGAAGACGGGGTACTTGGAATCGGATTGTGACGCTTTGCTTGGGTGAATCTTAAACGTTTTACAGTCATCCGGGCAAATTAACCAAGTAATCATGTAATCAACAGCTTGTCCAGCTTTAAATACCCGCGTTTTATGCAGTGAACTCCCTTTTGGGTACAGTGCATAAACCGCTAAACCAGCTCGGTGAGCTACAGCTACTGTAACGGTAAGCCCCGCGACCACTGCAAGCATTGGCAGGAGCGCTGGCCAAAGCCAAAATGCGATGTCGTCACTAAAATCCCCCGTTGAGAATAGCCCCATGGTAAATTTACCGCCAATTGGCCATACAGCTATAACCCCGAGCACTCCCAGTAGCCATAGCTGCCAATTTTCCATTGCCGCTGTCATTACTTCTTCCATTGCGAAACTCCTTAATTGAATTTATGAAAGCAGCAGATTACCTTCTGCTGTAGGGCCTGAGTAATGCGTTACTCAGCTGCGAGCGTATACTAATCGTCTAGCTCGTTAAGGAAAGACTTACTAAGGACGAGAGCTATGGACGCTCCAATTAAAGCCCAAGGGCCTAGGCCACAAAACCAGATGATGCAACCGCCTGCTATCGTAGTTGTTGCATAACGCGGAAAGAACTCTTGATGCTGCACTAAATTCTCCTGTGATGTAAAACCGTCTAGCTAATACAGGAGAAGCACCCTCTTGGGGTGTCAATGGGAAATTGAAGGGTTTCGGACATGCATGACATAGAGAACGCTGTTAAATCGTTATCGGGAAAAGGGTTGTCAGATGTAGAGAAGGTGAATGCGTTTTGTCAGTTGATGGCAAGTGGGCGGGTTACAAACCTCGCGCCAGTTTTGCCGCTATTGTTCAATTTGCGCGGAAAGCCGTTTACGCTTAAAGACCATTTTCCATTTGAGACAATGTTTCAGGTTAGATCGCCGTTGCAGAGCGTTGTTAAAGCGGCTCGGCAAGTCGGGAAGTCGCAGACTATCGCTGTCAACGCCGTTTTGAGGTGCGCAGCTATAGCCTATTATTCTGTGCTGTACGTTGCGCCAAGGTTTGAGCAGTCGAAAAGAGAGTCCACACAGTACGTCCGACCACTCATTGACCAGTCGCCGATTAAGCAACTGCTTATGGGTACCACAGTCGATGCGTCGGTTTTACAGCGTAGCTTTAGTAATTTGTCTAAGATTTTTTTTAGCTTTGCTTTAACTGACGCGGACCGAATCCGCGGTCTCGCTATTGATAATCTCCTAATCGACGAAGTTCAAAACATCAGTATTGACTTGTTGCCTGTTATCAAGGAAGTTCTGAGCGCTAGCCAGTGGCGGTTGACGCAGTATAGTGGGACAGCTCTGACGCTCGACAATACCCTGGAATCCCTTTGGCAGAGTAGCTCTCAGGCGGAATGGTTGATCGTCTGTCCGGCTTGTAACTATAGCAATATCCCCGCTAAAGCTTTTGATATTGACAAGATGATTGGCCCAGATCGCGAAGATATCTCTGAACATGCCCCGGGGGTGGTTTGTGCTAAGTGCCAAAGACCGATTAACCCCAGAACGGGACGATGGTTGCATTCGAGACCAGAGCGTAGATGGGATTTTTTTGGTATGCACATTCCTCAAATTATCATGCCAATGCATTATGCGAAACGAGATCGCTGGAAGACCCTTTTAGGAAAGCGAGAGGGAAAAGACAACACTTCTCCAGCTAACTTTGACAACGAGGTTTTGGGCGAGAGCTGTGACCAGGGGATTAAACTTGTCACGAAGACGGACTTGATGAATGCTGCTATACTTCCGTGGAAAAATGATCCACTATGCCGGAACGAACCTACAGAAGCTTTACGCCATCTCGATGATTACATTTTGAGAATTATGGGTGTCGACTGGGGTTCCGGTTTGAAAGCCGAAACTGTTAGTAGCGGTGAGCGGCAGGCCGTCAGCCTTACAAAGTATTGTGTTTTGGGTGTTAGACCTGACGGTAAGTTTGATGTCATTTATGGTCGTCAATTACTTAACCCAGCCGACCAGATTTCTGAAGGAATTTCAATCCTCCAGGACTATCAAAAGTTCCGTTGCCATTTTTGTGCTCATGATAATTGCGGCAGCGGCGCTGTACGTGAAGCTTTGATGGTCCACATGGGTTTACCAATAGAACAATTGGTCCCATTTGTATATTGTTCGTCTAAATCTCTAATTTCATTTCACAAGAGTGAAGTTAAGAATTCCAGGAATTATTGGTTACTCGATAAAGCGCGCAGTCTTGTCAACACGTGCACGCTCCTAAAGTTCCAATACATTCGTACGTTTGCCTATGACTACGTCGACTCGGATGAAGTTGGGCTGCTGGACGACTTCCTTGCGCTGACTGAAAACAAAATGGAATCAGCTAGAGGTAGAGACGTTTACACAATTGTTAGGGCGGTTGGGCGTTCAGACGACTATGCGCACAGTGTGAATTTCGCTGTGTGCGCCGCGTGCCATATAAAAGGCTCTTGGCCAGATTTGGCAGAAGTAGCAAATACGAAAATATCCGAAAGCCAAATGCAAATGCTATCTCCGCAGCACTACGGGCCTTCCGATGACGGTATGGCCGGTTTCTTTGGAATTCAATAGCTTCTGGTCAGTTGAAGTAATCTGGTTTATTCTTTAATCTTTTTTCGAAGTCTGTAAAAAAGTTGATACCCATCTTCAACTGGGTCCTCAAAATGACTGCGCAACACTGGCAACTCGCACACGAAACCAAGTTCACGGAAAAATACCTGTGCGACTGTATTTCCTTCACGAACCGTAATCTCAATGAACTCTCTTTTGTGGAGCTCCAGCTTCGACTTCAATTTCATCACCAACTGTGAGCCTATTGATTGCCGCCTAAGCTCCGGCGTCACGGCCAAATTTAAAAGTCTCATCCAGCCGTCTTCCAGCGAGTACATTATGTACCCAGCGACGATCCCGTCAACTTCAGAAACCAGCCCAATCACATCCCTTTTCCGCATCTGATCTAAAAACGTCTTTTCGTCCCAGGGTTGGTCAAAGCTGTTCTCTTCTATCGTGAGTAACCTTTGGATGTCCATCCGAATCATCCAGCGAATATATGGCGTCATAACTTTTCTCCTAGCTATGACGCCATTATCCAGCAGTTCACCAGCAAATCACTCTTCGTCGTTTGCAATTCTCCTTTTACAAGAGCTAAACCACTTTTCGTCAAAGAGCCAGCCTCTCTCACCCATACGAATTCTCTCGCTTAAAACCTTCGCAGCTTCAAGTTCCTTCGTTACGAGCTCTTCAGGAATCCTTGGTGATCGGCTCTTGATAATCGCTGTCCTGAGATCTGCTTCAGCTAGCCAAATCTTCTGATTGCGAGTTAGCACAAGAGTTCCAGCTGCTTCATCAACCCCTTCTGTTGTTGTTATTAGCAAATTCCTCTTCAGCGCCGCCTGAAGGGCATAACCAAACTTCATCCCCGGGCTGTTCGTTTCATCGATATCAAGCGCAGCATAGTTGATTGCGACCGGATTCCCACCTTCCGCAGTAAACCACTCCCTCAGAATCTCAAATGCCCAATCGAACATCCCGCGGCTGTGCAGTTTGATTTTCTTATTCGATCCCTCGATCCACTGGAGCACAGACGGTACAACGAATCTTGCGAATTCTGAGTAATGCATTACTCGATCCCAAAGTGGCTCTTGGATCAAAGTCCAGCCGTAAGTCAGGGCGGCAAGCCTACCTTGGAGTGGAATAAAGCAAGCAATGCAGTTATGCTCTGGCTGCGCTATCCAGTCCCACCACCTCTGGCCGCGCACAAGCTGCTCCATAGCAAGAGGCCATTGTTCAGCTAGCTCGTATTCATGCCAGCGATCCGGGCTTCTGTGCCACTTTCTTGGATTACCACGCTTTATTAAGGCGCAGCCGAGTTGTTCCAGGAGAGGCAGAGTTGACTGCAGCTTCCAACCAATGAGGCCTATTCCAGTTGGTTTGGCTGAATATCTCTTTGCGAGCAGGTTAGCTAGCACTGCCCCAGTAAGCTTCCAAAAACCAACTGAGTTCATATCTCCAAGATCGAGGAGCTCCTGAATTGTGAACTTCCTGGGTTTGGCAATGACATGGCACGGCCTAAACGGAGTTTCAAAATCAGTAACACTGTGCTCCACGACCTTACCACCGTCTTCGATTGTCCAGTGAGGAAAGAGCCAATTTTTGTTTGGTTCGTCCCAGCCGTAGGTTCCAGCTACAGAGCGACTAACCGGCTTATGAAAGTTCTCCGATATGTGGATAGCGTGTTTTTGCCAAGAGGAATGGAAAGAAAGCACACCTTTGCCAAGCTTCAGTAGATAGTGCTTAAACCACCTAAACGGCGCTAGGTCAAAAGAACTGTAAGGAGCTGAGAATGGAATATCTTCTCCGTTGAACCGGATTACCCCTGACGCTAGTGTCTTACCGGTGCTTTGCATGTACACGAGCTCGTCGATTCGGAAAGAAGCATTGCAAATAAGCTCCTTCGTCTTAGCAATGCGCCAGCCAGCTTCTGTTTCGACTATTTCGATCGTCCCGATCTTAGTTGACTTAGTTTTTGATTCAGTTGTTAAGAAAGTAAGGCGGTTACGCAGTGTAGCTGGGCAGCCTCTAATAAAGGCCGAAGCGGCGTCCTGGGTAAATCCAACTTTCTCTAGAAACGGTCCTGCTTCAGTTGCTTGCATTTTTGCGAGCTGCTGCTCAAGCACGTCTGCCCAAGGCTTAGCAAACTGAAGTTCATACTCCATCCACGCACGACAAGTTTTGTCGGTTGTCATGTAATGACGAGTAGGACCAGCCACATGGTCTGTTTCAATAACTGCTATACGAGTATCCAGCTCGCGAGCACACTTGAAGAGCAGCGGAAGTTCATGGTTTTCCCGACCAACAAAGACGATAGGTCTGTTGTCGAAAACTTGCTTGAACTGAAAAGCTCTAGCCGTCGGGTAAACCGTTACGAGGGGTAATATCTCGTCAGAGGTTTGGAATTGCCTAGCGTGCTGCTCAAGCGCCATTAGAGGATCAATTGCTACAAGGATAGCGCCAAATGGTTTAGCAAATGGCCTTATTGCCGGATCAAGGCCTACTTGAAGCATTGCTGCGCCAGTCCGTAAGCCAGACCCAGGCTTTTTATTAAAAGGCGCAGCTATGTAGCGAGTATAGAACTGCTGTCCGTCATAAGTAGTTCCAGTAACCGCTGATAGCCTTCCCGGCATGTCCCAAAAAGGAATTATGAGGACTTCGTTCCATTCAGGTTTTAGGTGCTGTTTTCCGAACATACTTCGGCGAAGGCTCGTGGAAATGTTATCGAGCCTGCGTGGCACTACTACTTCTGCCAGTCGCATACGGCTTAGAGCGCCTACAAATTTCCCGCATCTTTCGGGCCAGTCCGAGTTCTTAGCGTCGATGAACGGGAATATCCTCGCGAGCGAGGAGGTCGATCGCATATAGTCTTGAGATTCCCGAAGAACTTCGAGGTTAGCATTTCGTTCGTTGACTTGAGCTGTATGTTCGTCAATATCGGCGTAGCTTGGGCGGTCTGCCATCAGCCGCAGTTCAGCAGCTCGAAAAGCCGCTTCTACCGGAGGTAATCCAGAACCAAGTTGCCATATGTCAAAATTATCTCCTGATATCTTACAACTCGTACAGTAGTACCACTCTCCGCCAAACGTTTGATCGTTCATAATAAGGAGGGTAAGCGCTTTGCACGCAGGACACTGGGCTGTGCAAGGAAGCGACTTGGTTGTAGTCTCAATATTAAGACACTGCAAAACGTCGTACCAAATCATTCGGCTTGAAAGGTTCGTCATATGGATCAGCGCTCCGACAAAGGTCAACGGGAATTCCACAAGATCGCGGCTACTTATAATACGCCTGATTATGTGAAACAGGCCAGCCACGAGGAACTGTGTGGTAATTCTACGCTTCCTACAGAGGCCTACGGTGATCCAAAGCACAGGCTCTTCCCTTGTGACACCGCTGCTGCGACCTGGACAAGCGCGGCTTTCTTTCTAGAGAAGAAGGCGCTCTTTAAACCGACAGACGCTGAGTTTATTGAGAAACGCATTACTCGTTGTGCGCATATCCACGGAATCGGCAATGCCGTTGACGAATTAAAAAAGAAAGTCGAATCTATAAAATTGGCGAAAACGGTTATTCCGGACGATTCAACTCTTAGTGACGACGACTTTGCACTTGTATGGGAAGAAAACGGCAGTAAGCGCAGGCACTACCGGATGGTGAACGTAAACGAGGTAAAGGCCGCTGCTGACTATCTTGTCAAACACCGCGTTGAATTGCCGTTTGAGATTAGGCAGCAAATTGCAGATAAGATCCTCCAGAAGCAAGCTGAATACGGGGTTACGCTTGGTGCGCTTAATGAGTACATCACAAAGCAAGCTGGACATGGGGCTTCTCCTTGCAGCGAAGTCGTAACGGCTATCAAAAACAGAGTAAAAGCAACTCGCCAAGGCAACCAACTTAGCGAGCTGCAGAGCGAAATGCTCAAATTCGCAACTATGCTTGAAAGCAACCGGGCAAAGTTGCGAGAGCCCGGAATGCGAGTGAAGGTTGCTGGTGTGATTGATCAGTTTGACCGTACGATGAAAATCAAACAGTACGATAGTGCGATTCGCCCGGTCGAAGACGTTGTTTTCGGGTTAACCGGTGAGAAGATGGCTGAAGTTGCCAAAGAACATTGTGGCCTTCTCACTGGTAGCATTTATAAGCTTGCGGATCTCGAAAGAGTCAAGCTGGCGGAGATTCGCGATTATTTTGGGGATGGCTTTGCGGATCGTGTTACTAGCGACGGACTTCATGTTGATAGCGAAAAGGCAGCGGCGCTTTTGCCAACGCTGCCCGTTCCAGACGCTATACAGCTTGATCGACTCTTAAGCAGCCTCGGAGTTCAGCCCATCGCCAAAGAAGCCTCTCAGGAACAAACTAGGCTCAGCGAACAGTATCTCGGAGAACTTGCGGGAGAGTACCGGCAGCAGTTAGCGCATCGTCGGCGCTAAACTTTAAAAACCGGCTTGGTATATTTATTTCAAATGTGATTGGTTTAACGGGGAGGTCGTTATCAAAACGGGCTATCCAGAGACGTGGTTCAACTAGCGGACTCAAATAAAATCCGGCCTTGACGACACTGCCCAGCTCTTGTATTATTAGGCAATTCCCAACACGTACAAGCACGTTCGATCGCACTACCTCATCGATCGCAAGTTTAACTGGACAGTTAGCTGTACTTCTTTTTATTCCGTGTCTAATGTGTTCTTCAGTGACAGTGATAGTAATCTTCATTAAGACTCTCCTTTTGAGTAATGCCTTACTTAATTGGCTTTAAAAACCAGTTTGGTATATCTATTTCAAATGTGATTGGTTTAACGGGGAGGCCGCAATCAAAACGGCCCATCCAGCAACGTAGTTCAACTAGCCGAGCCACAAAAACTCTGGTACTGTCAACACTGCCCAGCTCTCGCATTGTTAGGTAATACCCAGCACGCACAAGCACGTTCGACCGCACTACCTCATCGATCGCAAGTTTAACTGGACAGTCAGCTGCACTTTTTCTTATTCCGTGTTTAATGTGTTCTTCAGTGATAGCGATAGTAATCTTCATTAAGGCCCTCCTTTTGAGTAATGCCTTACTTAATTGGCTTTAGAAACTCAGCTGAAATGCGCAAATCGAAGGTCGTTGGACCGCACTTTAGCCCTAAGCCATATTTTGCGTACCAGTCTTTAATGTCAGTTGGTAGCTCTACCCATACCAATGCCAAGTTGACGGTCGCATTTTTAGAAAAAACGCCTAACACACTGCAGCCCATCCTTATGAAAAACTCATCGCGCAGGCTTTCATTAATAGCCAACGCAATTGGGTTGGCTAAGCTGTTATTTTTGACCCCGTGATCGATGTGTTCTTGTGTGATGGTAAATTGCATTAAGGCCTTCCTTTTGAGTAATGCGCTGCCCAGTTTATTTTAAAACTTCTTTTGGTAAACTTATCCAGACCGTTCTGGGGCTGTGATTGAATCCAAGATCGAAGTTTTTGACCCAGTTGACAATAGACCTTGCCAGCGGTATAACCCGCCATGGTTGTGTTTTTTCAGTTGGTTCTTCTTTGTAAAGGAACAATGAAGCTTGTTTGACTCTGACGTAGACACCGAGTCGAAGTATGTCATCAACGGCCTTTTTGAGCGGATGATTAGCTGGGTCAGCTTTGACCCCGTTGCGGATGTGTTTATGCGTGATAACAATTCTCATTTAATCGTCCTTTCTGAGTAACGCATTACTCAATTTGCTTTAAGCACTTCTGGTTTGAGTAAGTTATCCGGGATAAATAGCTCAAACGACGTGGGGCCAACACGAAGCCCCTTATCGTAGAGTTGCCGCCACACATAAGCGTTAAGCGGTAATTCAATTGCTTCGCTGAGCCCAAGATTAATTTTTGAAATCCCAACAGAAACAAGCTCTGGCCTTTTCACCAGACGCTTAATCGCCAAAGAAATTGCGCACTCGGTACAACTACTTCGGATACCACTATTGAGCAGTTTGTGAGTGACCTTAATTAACACAAGCATGAAACTCCTCCTTTGAGTAATGCATTACTTACCGTTGAACTGACAAACACGAATGGTTTCTTTTAGACAATGTCAATGATCAAAACGGTCTCCTTAAAATAAGCCCAGCAAGCTCTTCAACTAGAAAAGCTTGCTGGGCGTTCCCTTTAACCAACAGCAGCTAGCCCAGTTCTTAGCTGGCCTACTAGCGTCGTGTCAGGGTCCCACTCAGGTTGGACCCGGTCGTACATCAGCCAGTTCTTGGTAATTCTGCAAGCAGCTGGCAGCCGAGGTTCTTTGCACGCAACCGCTAAAACCGCTTCGGCAAACGCTTTAGCAAGTCCTTCAGCCGGAGTTCCAGTTGTTAGAACAAGATGTTGCAGTGCCTGATACATCATCGGAGCGATCTGCTCAAGCGGTGATTTAGCCACCGCTACAGGACCAAAGGGGCGATTTGGACTTTCATCAACAAACTCTCGTGCATCTTCACGAGATTGAAAAGAGTAAAGCCCAACATCCTTGTTGGGCTTTCGGGCAATTACGAACCAAAAAGAACGCGGATCATATCGCGTTGGTTTGCTCATCTGTATCTTTCAGATTTTCTGTTTTACGGGGTAGCCTGTTTAAGCAGGCCGAGAACCATGCCCTTCTTGCTTAGCGGCAGATAAACCTCTGCCGAAGCCGCTAGTCAAAGCTTACTTCTTGCTGCGAGCGGTCTTTTCGGCTTGGAGGATGGTTGTGAGCATGTTGATCTGGTCGTCGGTCAAGTATTGCAGAAGAGGTTGAATGTCACTGACCTTGATTTCGAACATGCCACCTGGGAAGCCTTTCGGAAGTTACGTCCCACCAATCACACTAGAATCTGGAAATTGCCCAACCCTGGGGAGGGGGATAAGCTCACCTCCGCGTTGGCCGACCCGACCAACCCCAGGCGCTACTGGCATCCTTTTCAAGGCGGCCTCATCATCAGTTGCTTCACGAACCGTAAACGTGTACGGACCAGTCGCTTCGCGAGGCGCTTCTGCGGCATTTTTCCAGTCGTAAGCTTTAATAACTGCTTTGTACGTGCCCGTTGTTGTGCACTTGTAAACGATTTTGGAATTCAAAGATACATCTTGGTTTGGCGGAGTAACTTCGTCATCGTTTTCAGCCAGCTCTTCGCCGCCGAGTGTCTGCAAGCTGAGCATCGTATCGATCGTCTTGCTAGCCGCGTACAGTACGTAGGTCTTACCGGCGGTCATCTTGAATTCGTGCGTGCCAGTATCGCCTTCATTCGTGATCTTGCCGTTAACGCTGATCAAATACTTCAAATTGCCAGGCTGCGCTTGATTGCTGACCCTGGTCGTAGACGTATTCTGGTTTCCGAACACGCAAGCCGCGCAAACAAACAAGGCAATCATGCAAAGTACAATCCGTACCCTCATCACATTTCTCCTTGAGAACTGAATAGGACGAACACCTAGGTATGCGGCAGATACGCCTCTGCCGAAGCTACATGGGAATTGGAAGCTTTCCAGACTGGCTTAATCGCTCTAGCAGCGCTTTTGCTAATTGACTGGCTCGGCCTTCTGCAACGGGAAGGTCAACGAGCTGGCGCAGTAGCTGCTGGAGTTTGGCCTCAACTGTCTTGGTAATATCTTCCCCCTTGAGTTTGTCAACGCCCATTACAGCGCCAAACATCTCGGGGTCATCAGAAAAGTTGAGGCGTGCTTGATTAGCCAAGTCTTTATCGCGGGTTCCAATTCGTAGCACGTCTGGAGCGTTTAGAATGCCCTCTTGCGAAAGGCACGCTCCAATAAAGCCGAGGATCTCGGCCGAGAATGGCTCTTTATCTTCTTCCTCAGGTGGGCAGATAAGCATCCCCTCAGTAATACCCCAAGCTAAGTCAACGCAGTCAGGAAGAATAATTGAGTTGGGGTTAAAAGAATGTCCTGCCAGAACACAGCAGGTTCTAGCAAAATCCGCCACACTGACAAAAAAGGAGTTCGAAGTAAGAAGAAAGATCGCTGTCTGAAGCTTGTCAAAGTTCTCTCTGGGAACATCTCCAACGTCTTGAGTTAGCTCCATATCAATAGTCAAAGGGCTCCACGATACCGCTTCAGTACCGTAGATTTCGAGGAAACACGCTATCAAAGTGAAAGTGTATGATTCAGGGTCGAGAAAATGGCGCTGAAGCTGATGGGCTTGGACTGGCATTGAAGAACCTTTCCCGCGATCTTTTCACGAATAGTCACCAAGAGTCTTCATCGCTATTATTGCTCATTCGTGAGGCAGTCAAAGAGTAAGTGCTGTTTTTGGCAAAGAAAGAGTTAGTCCAGTCCCATTTGTCTTCTACAAGTTGTCGGAATTCATCCGGAGACAGAACGATAAGGTCGTCGTTGTTTAATTCCAGCATGTGGATGGAGGTCTTGTAGACCTCGCTGCAATCATCTGGTCTTTCCAGCCGACAAGCTAAAGACGGGTATTCACCCTTTTCAAACTTAGCCAGTTTGTCCGCCAGAAGATGCTTGGCTGCTTTAGCGTAGCCAGCAAACGCTTCTTTAACGATCGTCTCATGAACGGCTAAGTTCTTCTTGAGTGTTTCAAGAAGTACCGACTTCTTGACAGTTGTTTGCATCTTGATGCTCGACATGTACATCATTGGCTCACCGTGTTATAGAAACGATGCGGCCTTTGCCGAGTAGCCAGTATGCCTCCTGACTCGGAGTTGAGTAATGCGTTACTCAAGTTTGAGGTTGTTTAAAATCTGCGCTTCTGAGTTTCGCCAGGCATGTTGAAGGTGTTCAAGTGTTTGGGCGTTACCGAATTTTTTCTTAATCGTAAATAAGATCGATGTAAAGCGCGTTTTCCCATTGATCGCAAGTGCGAAGGTTTTTTGGTCCGCGACATCTTTGTAATCGTGCCAGACCTGGGTTAATTGTTCAAACTCTCGGTCAACGCTTTTCTTTAACTCATTAAACGCGTCAGTGGCTTCTTCAAAGTAGGTCAAGAGCTCAGCGCCGTTACCAGACAAGACGAAAGGCAATAGATGTTTAGGGTTAAACAGATTGCCTTCAGCACCTTTAATTGCGTGGAGACCTAGGTACGTTTTGCTTTTGATCTTCCAACGCCGGTTGTTGTCATCGCGAATTACGACACCTTCGAAAGTTGGGTCGTCTGTGCTGTTCTTTTCTAGAAAGACAAGAATTTGATCAACGTTACTAAAATGCCAGTGCTTAACCTTTTCAAATAAACCTGTAGTACAGATATCTCGGTAAGCGTTCTCGTTCCACTGGATTTCAGTTTCACCCTCAAATCTAGATAACAAGTACATCAAAGGTTCGGGGTAACGCCGAACAATCTTATTCCATGGAGAGCAGAATTCACAGACATAAGTAAGCTTTGGATCAAGTCCAACTTTAGCTAAAACTTCTAAATTGTCAACACCCATCGCTGCACAAAACCCATCATGCCAAGTTCGGTTGCTAAATCGATCAATTGCACCTGTGCCAAAGCTGCCGCGGGTGTTAGCCATCCACTTACCTTCGAAGTTATATAAGATGACCAAGCTTCCGTCGACTTTTTCAAAGGCATTAAAGGTGTTGAAATTGAAAAGGGGCATTTCGTCAGCTACTTCGCCCCAATTGAAGAATCGCGGAAAAGACCGGGCAACAAGATCAAAGGTCTGGCTATTCAGAACAAGCCCACGGCACTCTCTCGCGATTGGATTAGTTTTGGGGCTATCAATTTGGCCGTAATTGAGAATGACGAGCGGAAGAGTGTCGTGGGCTGATGCGATTATCCCAAGTTCAGCTGAAAGATCTTGAAGCGTTTTCCCTGACTTTAGATACTTTTGAACCTCTAGCATTATCGTTCCACGGCTGGATCGGGCAATTAGCGATGGCGGCGTATTTGTAATCTACGCCGAAATTTGAGTAATGCGTTACTCAAGTTTTTGTTTGGTTTGTTCGCGGAAAAGTCCTGCTCGTCCGATCAAGAACAACTTGGTCAGGCAAATCGCAACGCTATAAAGCGGTTTAGGATTATAGTCCTTTGGCAGGTCTTCACCGGTTGTAAGGTCTATAGCGTTTTCTCTGCGGCTTATTGCCGCCGTTCGGTTATCCCAGATTGTTAGCCAATAGTCCGGTAAATTAGACAAACAAGCTTGTCCGTGCCAATCAGAAGATTGTTCACTGGACGTAAGCTCCCTATCTAACTGTTGGGCAAACAGTAGAAGCTCTTCTTCGAAAGCTTCTACTATTGTGTCTAACCACACTTCGTTAATATCGGGCCAGCTGTACAACCACACAATTAGCGCTTGCCCGGGTGAGCAAGTTGCAAGCTTAGCCAGTCCCTTGAAATGGTACCGTAAAATACGCCGCACTTTGCTTGAGTCAATGCGGTGATTAACTGCGGCCCCTAACTGGTCTATTCGGTATTCGATAATTATCGCGCTCCTATTCCGGCGTGAAGTTTAAAGTCCGCGCGGTAGCCAGCGATCGCTCGCTTACCCAAAGCTAGTTCCGCCTGCTCAACATCGCCATCCTCGTCCGTTTTACCGGCAGCATCAACCGGATACGGCGTAGGCACTCCAGCAAGTCCCCTGGCCGGGAAACCACACTGCTGCGCGTACTTGATTACGTCGTTACGAGTTTGAAGGCTAATCGCCTCCTCACGGTTGGTCGATTCAACGACGATACGCATCTCGGTGGGGCTTTGCTCGCACTTGTCCTTAACAACTTTGACAGACATTTCAAACTCCGCTGTGAAAACAAAATGGTTTAGCCACAGCGGTACATTCTACCTGGATACGCGGATGTCAGCGTCCGGGTGTTCGCGACAAGCTTTCAAGTAAGCTCGAACAAACGACCAAACCTCTGTATGGTCATTTGCAGTTCCTAGCTTACAGAGTTCATCCTGATGCTCTTCAATGTGCTTAAGGCCTTGTTCCAGAATTGGTATTAACTGTGCAGCTTTTGTAATTTGCAATTCTTCTGGTCGCCAAATCGCGCGATAGAGACTGGCATTATCTACCATTTTCCAGTGGTTGTGTGTAATCGAGTCTCTGTAAAGTTGTTCTTTACCTAGGTTGATGACACCATGCCCGCCACAGTGTGGACACGTCTCTTTGAGCTCTTCTCCGGTTTCTAAATAAACATCAAGTCCCATGCTTCTCCTTTTAATAACTAAATTAAAAGCGCTCCGCAAAATAAGCGGGCGCTTAGGATAACCCTAAGATTGTTAGATGAAACTACTTCCAAACAACGCCTTGAGCCAGAACCGTATCACCATGAACTGCTCGCCATACTGGGGTATGACGAGCCAGGTCATGATGGTCAAAAAACCAGCCGAGTAGCTACCAAGGGCGATGGGGGTAGAAATACGCACTGATCCTCCGTGTCTAGCTAGTTATGGCGAAACAGTACCTCGCATAATCGAGGCGCGTATGGAAGAATTCCAAAAACGAACCCCAGCACAGAAGCGGCGCCCCATACAGCGAACGCGACTGCGTCGGTAATTTTCATGTCTTTTTCCTTTCTGAGTAATGCGTTACTCAGCAAAGCTACGCATTACGGTATTGAAGGCGCCTGATCGTTTCCATTGGGTGTCATGAGCGCCTGAAGCTGTGTGCCTGTAATTAGCCCATATCCAATCGATCTGACTGAGCCGTCGCAGAAGACGAATGGGCAAGCTCCAGGATATGGGCCGCCCCACTGACCAGCTGCCGATGCCGTTGTAGCGCCGTCCGGTTGGAGAACGGTTGAATTTCGACCAGAGCCGCCGAGTCCGCCAAGCCACCAAGTCTGATTCCACTGGCTTGGAAACGCGTTACGGTAATCAGCCGACGCCATCCCCGCTATTCCAGCGAAGATTGTATTGCTGGTACCATCCCGGATGCCAAGCAGCGTCAATCGCGCGTCAGGATCGTTGAGCGTGCCAGTAGGAGAATTGACCCAGGTGTTTATGGCATAATCCGTCGAAGCGAGGATGTTAGAGCCGTAAACATACGTTCCTGTTCGGTTGCGTTCTGGGTCATTAAACACCGCCAAAACAGTTGACGCGATTGTGTTAGGCGGCTGCCAGTAAGTCAGTGTAGCGCTCGTTGGCGTGGGCACATTAGGTGGCGGTACAACCTGCTGCCAAAGTTGCCTTTGATCCATAAACGGTAATAGCGCGAAACACCAAGAACCAGATTCAACATCTAGGCTATTAGCCCAGTTGTTCGGCGCTTGGGGTGTCCAGAGCGTCCAAGTCGCGCTTGTTGACGTACCGTTGTACGGAAGGAATTTGTACATTCCGTGGAAGTTGATCCCAGATAATCCGATGTTCTTGAGATTGTTCGACGTTTGAGTATACGCCGCAGCTGTTCTGGCGTACTGGATAGCCGGGAGTAATAGCCCCATCAGGATGGCGATGATCGCAATGACGACCAGCATCTCGATGAGCGTAAACGCTTTTCGCATAACTTTGCTCCTTTAAGTAGTGCCAGACAAAATGGCGCTGGCAAGCCTGCTGAGCTACAGCTCTGCTTTTTATAATGCCTCAAATAAGCCAAAATTTTAGAGCTAGAATGTCCTATCGAGGACGTCGTCGCCTTGGCGGCAAATTACTCGGCAAGAAGTGGCGCCGATTAGAGATTTGAACTTCTGCTGTTGACTTGCAGGCATGCTCGCGATTGAGAGCTTGATCGCGTTAAAGTTTGGCGCAACTGCGGGTTTACCACAGCAAGCACGTTTAGTTTGAGTTGTGGAGGCAAGAATAGGAAACGCTAGAAGAATGTCCGGGCGCTGCCTGAGAGACTGAATCAGTTGGTCAGAGATGGCTGTCATTAGTTTATTGGCGCAATTGGTACAAAAGTGTCGATTACGTTAAGGTCGTCGCTAGCGTAAAGCGCGTTGATTAGCGACTGAACCTGGGTTTCTATTCCTTGCCAAGAAGCGTCTGCCTGAACCTGGCTTGGGTAAACAATGGACACATTCGCGACCCTGTAAAGGAACTGCCCAGGAAGTGGGGCATTAATTGGAAGATCCACTAACTCGCTAGTAGTGGCTACTCCCCAGAAGTCAGACACAAGTGGGGCAGTTGGGCAAAGCGGATTAAGTGGCCTTTGATGTTCTACAAAGACCTCGTTAGGCATTCCAACAGCACCCGATGCAATTATCTGAACACTGTACCCAAAACTCTCTCCATTTTGCGAACCGCTAAGCGGTGGGTTTGGCTGCGCCACGTAACGCGTTACTTGAATTGTGTGGATAGCCATGCTTATTTACCCTCGTTGAACTTTTTATCTATTTCCACCCATTTATCGTTATCTGGGTGCGGGCAATGCTGATCTGCCCAGCCAGCCTTTATCCATAACTTGCACCCGCACAAGGCGCAAGTTTTGCTGCTGAACATTGGGCAATCGTGGCAAACAAGCAACCTTGCTTGCCTTTGCTCTTCGGATGTATGCCGCATTCCACCCGAAATGTGCTGAACGACAGCGCCGGTGGCATTTATCATTTTCTGGACAAATCCTGGGATTTGCACTTGGACGAAATCGGTGGCTTGCTTTATGTTAGAAGTCGAGTTTTTCTCCGCGTACATCCAGCAATGGCGGCATTGGTCTAATGTAAACTCGGAACCTGGAACACATCGTAGAGCATTCGTTTGGTGACCACAAATTAGCGTCATGGGCCTATCGCTATCCCGGTCATGCCGCTTGAGTCCAAATTGCAGTTTGCCGGCCCAACAGATCCCTGGCACGATGAATCAGTAACTCCAACAGCACCACCAATTGAAGAGAGCGTAAGAACCAAGGGCGAGCAACTGGACTGGGTCATGGTTGTGGAATCAACACCTACCTCCAGAATCCACGTATTCGAGGACGGATCGCAAAAAAGGAATATGAAAGTGTAGCACCCGCTCGTCGAATCGTAGTAGCAAGTAGAAATCCACCCGTAGCCGTTGTACGCCATCCAAGGAGCCGTATTGTTTCCATAGGTAAGCGGAATGCTTGTTGGGAAATCGTAACTGGTGCCAATCTGGCTGGTCCATGTCATGTAAAGCGTACTCGGAATCAATACGTCTGGACAGCATGGTGCTCCAGGTATGCCGCCGCAGCAGGAACAATTGACATGGTATGTGCTCATTTAACAATCTGTACAAGAAGCGTTTATCCAGGCAGATGGAACGCACAACGTAAAATCTGTAACTTCACAAGTTGATGGATTAAACGATTCAACAATAGTTACTTGTTCCATAGCCGCATCTTTAATCGTAATATCGATTCGATTGTCTTCCGTATTATTAACGACACTGACAACTATAGCTGACAAACAGGTATTGATTATATTGATGTTTGGTTCGGTTCCTACAAGTGAACCGTTGTTCTCAACACTTGTAAGCGCTTCAATTTTAATATCAACGCGATTATCGTCGGGGTTGTCTGTAATTGTCAAATCAATGTTTTGCTCGGCAATGAAGTTAAGGTTTTTTTCTGTTCCAACCTCTTCACCGCTGTCTTCAACCGTTACAAGCCCAGTAATCGCCACATCGACGCGAGCATTGTCCGGGTCATCCGTAATGTCTAATTCAATATTCTGATCAGCAATGAAGTTGATGTTTTTCTCAGTACCTACGTCATCTCCGTCGTCCTCAACTGAAACAAGCCCAGTAATCGCTACATCGACCCGGTTATTGGTCGGATTATTGGTAATGTTTAAAGAAATATTTTGATCAGCGATGAAGTTAATGTACTCTTCAGTGCCAACATAAGAACCGCTATTCTCGACACTAACAAAACCAGTAATACCGATATCAACACGGTAATAACTAGGGTCATCTGCGATGGTTAATCCAATATTCGGCCCAGCAATAAAGTTGATATTCTTTTCAGTTCCTACAGGGGTGCCGGCGGATTCAACTGTTGTAAGGGCAGTAATTTCAACATCAATCTGCTCATCTTCTGGCACATCTTCGATCGCGAGCTCGATATTTTGACCAGCAATGAAGTTGATGATTGGCTCAATGCCGATGAACTCTCCATCGTATGCAACCCCAACACCGTCTTCAACTGGGTCAGTAAACTCGTATACAAACCCAAGCCCGGGGATTAAGGCTGAATATTTGGCTTCAGCTATGAAAGGGATAGCGTCAATCAGGTCAAGATTGTTTATCTCAAGCGCAGGATTTAAAGCGGCACTTCCAGTTCTGCCTGCAGGCAGCGGGAAATAATTAACTGTTGAAAAGTTTCTGATCTGCTCTAGCCAGCTATAGAAGATTAGCCCGCCCCAAGGAGTATCAATTGACTCATAGGTCTCGTCGTAAGTTCCCCATGTAATACCGGGCAGATCGCTGCGATACGCGTCTGTGATCTGAACTGGAAAATATTCGATTATGCTAGTGAGCCAGTAGACCGGCAAACCGCCGGTTGTGCCGACACATAGCGCTCCAGTGTAATAAATGACTGGAGCTGGCGGGACAGCGTTCGGGTCAAGAATCCAAATGTTACCGATGTACGAGATATCGTCTGAACCACTAAAAGAGCTTACTTGCCCTGGCCAGTAATAGCTTACTGAGCTAACTGTAGTTGGTCCACCAGCAAACTGTGTATTAGCTTCGTGGTCATACGCAAAGACCGCCGTAAGGGTTGTTGAACCTACTGCGATAAGCGTGACCAGCTCTTGATTTTCTCCTGTATCGCAATAATAACTAGCACCGTTGATAATGCCTTGCATACTGCTAGGCGTCAAAATCTGCATACCGGCTGAAATAGGCGAAGTAACATGAAAATACGCGATTGAGACGATCAACACCGAGGAAGCGGTTGTTATCGGCGTAAAGCTATTTGGACAGACCGGTAGTCCGGAAGGACCAATTAAAAAATGATCTCCTGGTGAAGGCTTACCTGGGCAATTTCCGGTATCGTACTGCGGCATTAGTACATCACCGCTCCCTTGAGGCTATAAGTAGTCTGGTTGCCCGCGTTCTCAGCTTGGACCGCGAGGCTAAAGCTTGTGTATGGCGGCAAGGCGGCGCCGTAAGCAGTGGAGCCCATTGTAAGGATTTGGCTAGAGCTCGCAGCAACGTTTCCAGTACCGGTCGAGCCGGTGTGGCCAAATTGATCATTTACGGTGACTGTCCAAGTAAGCCCGTTAGTGGAGCCAGTGTTTTGAATACAGACTGTTCCAAGAATACCGTTTGGCCCATTAACTGTCACAGCGGTCGCGGCTGCGTTTGTAGTCGTTCCGCCACCTGTTAGCGCGTAAGGCTGAGCTGGTTCAAGGTTATAGTTCTGAGGCAGAACAAAGAGATTGCCAGTTCCGTCAGAAATACAAACTAAAACAGCGCTGGGGGCTGTGCTAAGAGAACCAGCCGTATAGGGAGATAAAAAGTATTGTCCGGCTATAGCTGGAAGGCTTGTCCCGCTAGGTAGCGCATTCGCGAGTGAGAGAGCTGCAAACCCGCTAGTGATAATCGTTCCAACACCGGCAGAGCTCTTATTAAGCAAAAGCCCAACAACATTTTGAGGTAACCCACCAGCGGCTAACGCAAGATCAAAATATCCAGCGCTTGTGTTGTAGTAAAGAACCTGACCAACCATCGCGGTTGGATTAACTGAAGCGTTTTGAATATAAAGGGCTTGACTCGCGCCAAGAGCCTGCAAAACCTGATATAGGTACAGACAATTGTTCTGGAGTGCTAGCAGTGGCGGATTGGTGTTAGCCGCGCTAACCGCTGTGCCATCTTGAATTGTCGGGATAGTCTGCGTAAAAGAGCTCATTGGTTCCTCTTGAGTAACGCATTACTCAAACGTGATCGCCCAGGAAACAGCTGTTTGATAGCCGTAAGCTTTTAGCTGCTGGTCGCTTGGCAGAAAATAACCACGACTTAAAATCACATCTTGCGATGGTGAATTAGCGACAGGCATTGCAACCAGCGTAATACCAAAAATAGTTGACAGCGACTGGTAATTAAATGGTAGCCCGTTGACCCCGACTGTTCCACCTGATTGCAGAGTAAAGGTCACCTGGTTACCAGAAAAACCAGAAATAAAGGATGAGTTATAACCTGGCGCGATACTGATTGTCGGCGTAGTCGCTAATGGTAACCGAAGGTAGTCATTTCCAGCGGGCAGGTTGTTGAAATAGGAAAGCCCGTCTGTCGGCAAGAAATTCGGAACAGGAACAGTATTGCCGGTATCTGCGACATTTTGGAACTCAAGATACCCACCAGCTACCTTATAAGCCGGATTTCCTAGTCCAATAGCTTGAGCTGCGATCCACCCCCAGCTAACCATAAGCTGGTTAGCTCGCGAGAAAAGCGGCTTACGGATTCCAGTGGCTTCCTCCACAGAGCTGATTTCGTAATAACCTTTAACCATGTCATTGCCCCGGAACAGCCATTACTGTGTAGCTTGAGGTGGCCCCAGCTACGGCGTTACACGTATCGACATAACCAGCCACTTCTCCAATAATTATCGCAGTAGTCTGGGGTGGAAGCATCTCGCGAAATACCCAGGAATACTGAAGACCTAGTGCAGCTGGTCCAAACTCGTCTGGTTTAACCGAAATAAGTAAGCAATCATCCCGAAGTACGTTAGCAACTAAAAACTGAGCTGGGTTGATATTGGTAGGCAGTTGAGATGCAGTTGGCTGATTGGTTGGTCCACCTTGCCCCCACGGCTGCTTCCATAACCACCAAACAGTTGATTCGTCACTCCAGTTAAGCGTTGGTAGTGGCTGAGTCTGGCCCCAAGGCACTTGCCAATTAGACCAAATAGTTTCTTCTAGGCTCCAGGGATAAGGCTCATTGCTAGTTCTGAGGTAGTTAGCGAGTGTATTACCAGCCTCTACGCCGTTTTCATGAAGATCTGAGAAGAAGGTCGCAATGTCGGATGGAAAGCCCCCAAGGTTCCAGCTGAGCTTCGTATAACCTTGGACGTTAGTTTGAACATTCAGCGACTCGTTTACATTCGCGAACACGAGAATGTTTGAAAGGTCAGTTAACAGAAACTCGTCATCTAGTGTGATTTGTCCAATTACGCTTGGAAGGATGCCTCTACGAGGCTCAAAGATTTGAACAGAGTCTGCTAAAGCTTGTCCTTCAACTAGTGTTTGCCCAATTTGCACTAAAGGATTAGCTGTTAAGGCCAACTTGTAAACTTGTTGATCTGTGATGATTAGAAGGTTTTCGCTATCTTCAGAAATTATTTCAACTGTTTCACCAGTTGACTTCACAAAAGGAACGTCGCACATTGCGCTCAAAGCTTCCACTACGTTTTCATATGTGGTTCCTTGAGCCGAAGACCAGTAAGCTTCCAATAACCTTTTGTAATTCGGAGTACTGGGCAAACTTTGACCAATCCCTAAGACAGAACCGAAGTTCTGGTAAAGATAGCCCCAGTCAAGTTTGGCACGGAATAACCACAGAGTTAATGAGTAATCGATAATATCGCCCAAAGTGTTGGTAACAGCAGTTGGGTTGAGTAATGCATTACTGAAAGGGTTCTGGGTAAGGATTAAGGACTCACCAGACGCTATTTCGAAATCCACCCCTAAAGCCCAGGTTACGCTCGGATTGGTTATACCACTCGCAAGATAGAGAGCTTCGCTGACTTCGCCTGGAAGAGGATATTTGATTGTTGAGTCAAGGTTTTGGCCGTAAAGATAGGTCAATCCGTTCGTAGGAATGGGTTGTGGCTGGTTAGAGCTGTAGGTGATCGCGCTGAGTAGGCCTATAGATTGCCCAGTTAAGCTTGAGACGGGGCTGGAGGGTTGATTTGATGGTTGTGGCCCATAAAGCTCCCCTGCGCCGTATAGGAGCGGATTTCCCGGGGTTCCTTGTGACTGAAAGATTGTTACTGGATACCAGCAGCTGGTATGCCAGACTGGGCAGGTTTGTAGCCCAACTGAAGCCTGCATCTCCTGGCTTTGTTCTAGTAATTGCGTTTCAACAACTTTGAAAAGATTGTTGATATCGAGAATGTTCTCGATAGAACCAAATAGACCAGCAATCCAATAAGACGAAGAGAACGCCTGAAAAGTGGCTAAGGAGTCAAGCGACGTTGTGGGGAATTCCCAGAGAGCCACAGCACAACCTCAGCTAAAAATAAAAGCGACTGATGCGGCAAGGAGGGAACCGCATCAGCCGCGAAAGAAGGCTAGTCACCGAGGAGCGAAGTGACCAGCCGAGGAGCATCCATCCAGGTTACAGCCGGAAACCAAAGCCTCGGCCGAAACCAAATCCAAAGAACGGGTTAAAGGTGTTAAAGCCAAACGGGCTAAAACCAAACCCGAACCCGCCGCCTGTAATACCAAATCTAGACCCACTAACCAGTGAGTTAACTACAGAACCCGCATGATTGAAGCCAATAGCGCTCAGCCCACTATAACCGACCGAGCCGCTAACAGGCAGGGAGTAAGAACTAACAAGTCTGGTCGTCAGTGGACAGCTCGGTACAACCGGGGCCGCGAACGACGTCGCAGCACAGCTCGCGACCGGTGGCGAAGCCTGGAAAGCCGTGGAAGCAACTGCGCTTGGCACGACCCCGTAAGAAACTGGCGCGCTGAAAGCCACCGGCGCGACGTAACTCGGTGCAATCGAGTGAACAACCGACACAGCCGGGGTAACCACGATTGCAGAATTGCGAACGACGTGATTAACAACCGTAGGCGCCACAATAACTGAACGAGACGCAGCAATCGCTTGAGCAATCGCCAATTGGCGCTCTGCGCGCCGAATGGCGATTGTGCGATGAATACCAATGGCTTGAGCCTCAGCCGGGATAACAGCGAGGATACTTCCAACCAGAAAAGCAGCAATCGTTCGAATCATAAGTCACCTTTAGCGAGAATTTTGTCTACCGTTATACTATCAAGTTTTAACCCAAGCGCGGAGTATTGCCAGATCGTAGTCAGTAATATCCGGCACGGAAAACCGCGGGTCAGTCAATTTAGGCATTTCACCGGACTCAATCGCATTGACGATTCGCGAGCGATTAAGGTTCGCTGCCAATTGGCCTTCGGGAGTAAAGATTCTAACACCCCCTTTCACAGTTTGACCGCCGTGGCAAGCTGCACAGCTGGTTCGAAGAGCTACAACTGCACGAGTGTTAATTTCATCGACCGACATCGATGTTTTAACTGGCGGAGGACTTGGCTGAACAATAGGCTGTTGAATCGGCTGAACAGGCTGAACGGGTTGTCGCTGTTGAAGGCGCTTTTCAATCCGGTCAATCAGTTTGTCAATCGCGGCATCAGACAACTCTAGCGATTGCGGGGCTTGAGCTGCGGGGGCTTGCGGGGCAATCATACCCGGGAAACCGGGAGCTGCAGGAACAGCCGCGAAGGCCGGGCTATAGCCGTTTCCGTACAAATATGAAACTACTGGAACCGCAACTGTGAAGACCGCAGGCGAAGCAACAATGATCGTAGTCGTATCGTGAACGACTGTTGGAGTATAAGTCGGAGTATAGCTAGGCACATACGAGTTGTGAATACCGCATTGTGCCGAAGCAACCGAGGTCGAGCAAACAAGAACAATAGAAGCAATGAGCGAGCGCATTTGAGTTCCTTTAATTTGGTACTAACTTGATTATAGCGTTACGGATGTTTTTTTAATAGCAATGACAACATAGCCAAATCCGAAAATGCTTCTTCAAATTGATCGCGCCTAATAGCGATAGGCGGCTGAAGAAGTTGCTGAATTAAAACCCCGTTATTAGCGCCGTTTGGCCGCAGCGTAAGCAGCGCTTTTACTTCGTTTGGCTGAAGGCCGATTTCAAGGCAAACCCGAGTGAGGTCTAAATCGACCTCTGCGTAAGAGTTATAAAAATAATTAAAGCTGGCTGCGTTCTTTGGAGCTTCTGCCCCATTAGAAGCTGCTACCGCTTTACGGTACAGAGTTTGATCGTTTTGAATGTAGTCTTCAAATTCAGGGGTTCCATATGAAGACCGGATGTACTGGACTAGTGCTCTAACTCTCTTTTCATCGTTAAGGTAAATCCCAAGATCGATTGCCGACTTAGGCGATACTTCTAACTGAAAATGGCTCAAAAACTTCTGGTGTCCGTTGGTGTGGCAAGTAACACAGCTTCTGGCTGACCTTACCCGCAAATCGGCAGCTCCAAGGTCGTAGGCAATCTTAATGTCCGCTTCATTGATTACCTTGTCTTGGCCGTCTGTCAATAGATAAGCCTGAAGTCCGTTAGGCAAATTTCCAATAATCTCAGAGGCATCTTTAAAGCCAACTAGATGTGCGCGAGCTTGCTTCAACCACTCTTTAGCGTTCTTAAGCCCAGACAGCTCGCCAACTTCAAACGAGTTTTCTTTTCCAGCTTTAATGTTCAGGAAATTATTGATTACGTTTGCAGCTTTGATAGAGGTCAGAAAATCAAAGGTCTGCCAATAGTTCCCCTGAAATGTAGGGGATCGCGATAAGATGCGGTTATTGCGGGCCACCGGTGTTGAGACTCCACCAGAGCCGCTTTTAACAACAGTGGCACGAATTTCTTTTAAGTCTTCAGCTTTCTTATCAAAAGCAACTAAAGCTTTGAAGTCGTCGAGAGTCTTAATCCTGAGCAAGTCATAGTAGGCAGGAGCAACTGAAGCATTAGCAAGCCACCAGTCAGCTCTGGTGACTGGAGCCGCTGATCCGGTAAGGAAAGCTAGCCGTTTATTAACTTCCGGGTTAATCCAAGCAGCCATTGCCCGAACAGTCTTACCACTAGAAACAACTACAAGCTCGTTCTGTTCGCCTTCTTTTCGCAGATCAACTGTAGTTGTCTTACCGGCTTGCATCGTAGCTCTTTGAGTAGCTTTGCGCTGCTTGCCGTCCTCTGTCCAGGTCGATGTGACATTGTAGAAGTACTGAGAATCAACTTCAAGGACTGCGGTTGTCCGTTTAAGCTCAGGACCTTTACCAATAAAAGTACCATCTACTGAAATGTCTGCGCCTGGCTGCGTCAAGATGACAATCGTCCCTGGAGCAGCTTTAGTCGTGATAGCTGGAGTTTTAGAGCTGATAACAGTAATGTCTTGGTTGTGATAAGGCTCCTGAACAGCGAGTGTATCCCAATCAGTTCCGCGGATGTCGTAGTCAGACAGATCAATGCGAATGAGTGTGTTTGATGGACCTCCCAGCGCGGGGCGAATTATGTCCGGAGTTCGCGAGAGGGAGTTAACCCAGAAGCTAACCAGCTCCCACATCTCTGAACGCATCGCAGAAGGGATGTTAGCTAAAGACAGATAACGAATTGTTGATAATTCGTCTAAGACGTAGCGCTCAGCGGCTGCAGCAGCTTTGGCGTCTGTTACAAGGCCTCTAGAGGCCAACTTCATTTGATAAAGCTGCTCAAGATCAAAAAGGGCCGCAGTCGAATCGTCGTTAGGAGAAAAGAGCTTATCATCGAGTTTCCACTCGCGAACAGCTCTTCGAGCTCTGGTGGTGTCACCGCGAACTAATGGAGGAGTTTGTGGAGGCTGAGCGAGGGCTGGCAAAGCTGCCAAAGCTAAAAGAAAGGCCAAAAGTATCGGCAGCCTTGCCGCCATTGTGCGCACTCATTTGAGTAATGCGTTACTCAGCTTATAGCGGGTAGTCGGAGTCGAGCCGACGTGACTAGTTTGGAAAACTAGGGTTCTACCCTTGAACTATACCCGCAAGGTAGGCGCCACTAACTAGAAGCTGGTAGCGCCAGGCGAAGAAATCGTCACTTCGAAAGCGCGGCAATCAACAAATCAAGCGCTTGACCTTCAGCCTCGTTCATGGTAGCCAAGATCTGATCGTGATACTGCTTAAGCAGTGTAACGATAGCGGACTTGGCCCAGATAACTGGAGAAGAGGCGTCGTTAGCTCTTAGCGCGCCAGTGCCACCGCTTGCAAGGGCTTGAATAATAGCTTCAGCCGCTGGCACGCCGTATTGCTCAATGAGCTGCAAAATTTGGACAGCCGACAACCCAACCGAGGCACCACGAGTTTCCAAAGACGCTTTAGACCCATTCATTTTGATTCCCCGCAAGTAAAAGTTTAGAGATCACTTTCTAATTATAAGCCCTGTCGCAAAGCAGCGACCCGATTTGAAATATCTTCAATATTTCCAATTTTTTCACTAGCGACGATTGTCCCATCGCTATCTTGAGTAATCAAAGCTGGAGTACCACCGGCGCGAGCGAGAGCTGGACGCATAGCTTCAGGAAGATCCAGTGTGCTCTTTGTATAAATCCGAACGTTTGCAGATTGCATAGCCGCTTGAAAAACTGCAGGCATCTCAAACTTGACACTTGGATCAATTACAACAGTGCAGTGAATAGTGCCTTTAAGACCCTGTTTAGTTGGGGTTGGCGGAATAACTGGGGTAGCCTGCAAGGTCAGTTTACAAACCACAGTATCGGACGGGACCCCATTAACGCTTGTATAAGCTAGTACAGCAATAAGATCGTCATTCAGAGAGCCAGGGAACACCAGAACACTTTTTCCACTTGGCGAAACAAGCGCGGAAGGAGGCAAAGAAGGATTCGAACCAAAAACAAGCCACTTGATTTTTTGATTAGCGGTGTCTGTTTTAGCTGTTAAGAGAATAAATTTCGTACTCGCAGAAAGTGTGCGGTCACTGGTGATCTCTAGACCAGCCACTTTAGAACTAGTAGGAGGAGTAATTTCTTGAAATTCATCAGGAGTAGGCGCTGGTGGAGCTGGTGGCTGGACAGGCGCCGGAGGTTGAACCGGGGTCGGCGGCTGAACTGGCACGGGCGGAGTAACCGGAGGCTGGTCTGGCAGTTTAAATTCTGGAGCCGAGACGAGCACTTTCTTACTTTCAGCACAAGTCAAAGCGCCGACTGGCAACAGCAGAAGGATAATCGCAGCAATTCTAAACAAACGCATGATTCAACCCCGCTAACTTGATACCGTGACTAGGTTCACTGCCACGTTACTTGGACTTAGTAAGAATAACACAGTATTGGCCGTTGACATAACCTGCGGTGAACTCGGAACGCTCAGGACTGTTGAGCTATTGACAAAGACATTAACCCCATCGGGTCGCCTAATCCTACCAGTCATCGAAAGACCGCTTACCGATACCAGGCTAGTTCCGGCCAGGTTATGCAAGACTTGATTGATAAAGGAGGCAGCTAGGCTTCCTACAAACCCCTGGCTATTCACAGCTGACGCAAGCGCTGCCTGAACTGCTGCGACTGTGAGCGTTGAAGCTGATATTACATTCAGCGTCAGAGAAACTCCAGTAAAGCACGGAACAGCACCTCTGACTAGAACATCACCCATCGGAGGTCGGTTTGTCCTCAGCCCAAGAAAAGCCTGAATCGTGTCAATCTGGGGCATTAGACTCATTACAACTTGGTAAGGAGCAGTTGCCACTCCGACAGTTAACCCTGAAACGCTCGTGACTGTATCGATGAAGGTAATCGTTGAAGTTTGGAATTCGGTATAAGCTGCTTCCAGCGGAGAAATAATGTCTGGAATGTAAGTATGGGTTGAGTCTATTGAAAGATCAAATCCTCTAACATCGCTAGCCGGAAGGAAGCCTTGAGCGGTCAAGGGCATTGACGGTGTCAATATTTGAGTAACTTCATAGAAGCCAGGAGCATCATCGCGAGCTATTTGAAACTGCCAAGTTCCAACGTTACCAGCTGTAGCAATAAGGGTAGCGGTTTCAGTGACAGTTACGTACTGCTGTATTGGCGCTGTTTGGATATAAGTATCCGTTCGACCACCTGTATGTCCTGGCCAGATTGAATGCTCATCTCTGAGCATCTCTGGATCGCCAAAGCCAATGATCGACGTCTCAGTTACAGAAGGAAACTGCTGAGTTATCTGGGCTGCGGCTGTAACCCGGTTTCCCCAGGCTTTAGCCGCGAGCCCAGACTGAAGCTGAGTAACTAATTGAGAATTAGATTCGGCGTCTGTGCCGCCAGAAAAGCTAGTTGAAGCATAAGCGCTTACAAAAGAACCAGGATTTTGAGAAAGAGTTGCAGGAGAGCCAAGGGTAACGTTTCCAGCAGAACCGGCAGTTACAGCAGTTACAGGAATAGTAAAAGCGTAATAGTTGCCAAGCTGGGAAATCAGCACATCAGTTGAAAGTTGCACAAGGGTAGAAGACACTCTTGCAGAATAAGTTTGCGCTGGTTGGAATGTCTGACCACTAATTGTAAAAACTGTAGTAGACGGAATAACAGTAGGAATAAGAGTGCTTAAAAGAATAGTGACATTCCCGCTTGCAGGGGCAGCTGCCGTAGGGGTAATGCCGTAGTTCGAAAGAAGGTTAGCGACTGTAGTTGGATCACCAAGAGCCGGGTTTGCAACGATTGCCGCAAGGCTGCTAGATTGAACGACTAAATTGATATTGTTTTGAGTTGCAGTGTCAAGAACGGCCTTCGGCGTAACGATAAGGTCCTGGGTTGGACCCATCTCAAGCCCGGCATTAGGGTTGTACTCAGAGAGCAGCTGAGTGAGCAGTTGGCGCATCTGCTCGACCTGCTGTTGGTTTAGCGTATTCAGGTCTGTAATAGTTAACGTCATAATCCAGGCCTAAAGTTGAGTAACGCATTACTCAAATTGCAAAGTTCAGCGGAAGCGACATCGTTTGAGTACCGCCTGCCAAGCTAACTATCACAATCGTAGCAGAGAGTGACCCAGAGCCAACTGTTAGCTGAGTCATGGTCGCGCTAGAGAAGCGTTCGTCTGGCGGATCAGTAACAAGCTCCTCTGCCCACATATTTGGGCCTAGAGTAAGCATCGCAGCGGCGAAAGCAGCAAAGACGTCTGACTCGTTTGAGCCAAGAGGCGTTTGAAGCTCAGGAACAAAGTTCGTTCCAATTTGCGGCCTATAGAGAATCGACCCTTGAACTGTCAACAACTGAAGAAGAAAGCGCTGAACAAGCTTTTGACCACCCTGGATAGTAAAACCGCTGTAGCCGGGACCAAAAATCAACTGATCGTTCGTTCCAGGCTGGACAAAGCTAAGCGTTAAGGATTGAACGTAGGTCGGAGTAGCCGGGGCTGTAATCTGCCCCGAAGGCGTAATTGCAGGGATACCTTGAGTCGACCCAACTGAGGTGACAAGAATTTGACCGTCTGAGCTAGTGGTGTAAACCAGAATATCTGGCATTGCTAACTCGAAAATCCTGCTGCGCCAGCAGCAATTACGTCTTGGATAGTAGAATCAATTCGACCAAATATACCGTTGTCTTGCCCATGGCCTAGCCTGCGAGCTGCCGCATGCATACAAGCCCTAACTGGGCTAAGCTGCCTAAGCCTATAAGCTCGCTCTTGAGTAGCCACATAATCCGATTGCATCTTCATAGCCATCGCGTCGCCAGCTGAGCCACTCGGGTAAGACAAGACCTGGGTATAAACATCTCCAATGCCTTTTCGTGAATAAGCAGCTGCCCAGCCAGGAATATCCCAAGAAGCCCCATTTAGCTCTGGGACCATCCACATTCGCTGATCTTGTTCAAGGTTGGCATCACCGTCAGTTGTGCCGTAGTCCGCGAGTGTATTACTCTGGGCGACATAATTTGAATCCAGATGTCCGATAGGCATTTAAATTAATCCCGCCCCGAGTTGACTACCTTTATCCAGCATCGATTGAATCTTAGCTGCTCTTTGAGTAACAGCGCCGCCGCTCATATTGAGTTTGCGAGCAATAGCGCCCTTATTCAATTTTCGCTTACCAAAGAGCCCAAGAGAGTGCTCAAGGATAACTTGATCTGTTGGGCTGAGGTCGCTGTGAACGTATTTGACCCAGTGTTCGTCATTTAGCCCAGCTGTAGCTGGATGGATTAGCTCTTCTCCGCCCTCTTCGGACTGACTCATAAATTGCCCTTCGGCGTAAGTAGGCTTAGCTTGCCGAATATAAGCAATTCTTTTTGTAGACAGCTTTGTGTGGTCAGCTAGCTCAATATCAGACGGATCACGACCAAGCTGATCTTTGAGTTCATTCTCAGCAGAGTGCAGCATTCCAAGGTGCAGCGCTACGCGCTCAGGGATTGAGACCATTTGGCCTTCTTTAGCAGACACACGCCTAAGACCTTGCAACTGAACCATTAGATGGGTACGGAGTTTAGCTCTGGAAGGGTCGTAGCGCTTTAGGGCGTCAAGCGCCATAACTTTAGCGTGGCTCTTTAGCGTAGGACTAGCTTTACTACCGCCATAGGTTCTTACAGCCGCGTCTAGGACTGGATTAATAGCTTTTAGGAGCGAGCTAGTAGCGTCTGACGTCGGCTTAGCTTGCCAGGCCTTAAATGGCTCTGCAAAATGGGGCTCTAGATAATCGTCCATAGTTTTTATCTGAGTAATGCATTACTCAACTAAGCGGGTTTGGGCCAAGGGTGTTAGGTATAAACTGCGGCAAGTCTACATTTGGCGCCCCATACCACTGATTAGCCCATATTGGGTGCGCAGCAATTGAGGTTCCTGGAAGAGCATTTTCAGCTTCTGAGCGCAACCAACCGATATCGAATGTAGTTGAAGCTGAAGTTTGCTCTGCGTCAATAACGTGCGTAAGTCGCCTAACGGTTCCATACATGTAATTATCGCCGACCACGGCTGGAAGCTTCGCAGCAATAAATGCTTCTTCGTTAATCGCTACACGCACGCTTGAACCGGGGGAGATATCAAAGCGCAGTTTGCCTGTAAGTCTACCGGTACGACCTTGCAGAATTTCATTAACGTACATTGACTGCGCATAATTGGTTAGAACACCTTGACCAGCTTGCCTTCTTGCGACTGCTGTAAACCCATTAAAAGTAACTCCAGACCCTGGAAACAAAGCATTACCACAAACTCCGTTAGGCGCTAAAGCGGCCCGGCCTAGTGCATTTGGGCTAGTTATGCAGCTAAGCCACTTTGGCGCGTCGAGATAAAGGAGCATCCCAGCGGTCAGATTTGGATTATTGAAAGTTCCACCTACAGAAGTCTGAGCTGCATTTGCGCCGTTCTGTGGCTGTACTCCACCGTTTGCCCCAAAATCATTACCCAGTCCTCCAAGAATTCGTACTCCACGAATAAGTCTGGGAAGTAACCCACCAAAGCTGATTTGATCGTACTCTTCTGTGTAAATTGTTTGCCAAACGCCCTGAATACCTGGTTGCATTGGTACAACTAAACAACGCTTTACCATTGGGACAACTGAGAACAAGTAGTTAGCGGCGTAAGTTCCGAGTTTTTCCCACAGTGTCTGCGAATACCAGCTTGTTATACTTCCTTGAACCGCGTCTTCATTGATCGATTGAAATAGAATATTAAGCGCAGTTGCTTGCTGGGTAATATCAATACCGAAAGGTAAAGGAACACCCCAGGTATAACCAGTATTTGCGAAAGGCTCGAATCTAGCCAAAGCCTTAAGTGCTTGGCTATTTTCGCCACCAGCAATAGCGCCTCCGGCTGCGATTGTAGACGGGTCAGTTAAAACATCTTGTCGACAAAGCCCTTGTAGCCAAGGCTTAAGACTTAGCCCCCAAAAATCAGTAGCAATGCGCCCAGTACTAAAATAAGCAAGCCCTCCAGTTGCAGAAACAAAATTAGCACCGGCACCCCCGGCTGCTACGCCAACGGGGGTATTAAAGAAGATGTTCGCAGATCTTGCGAGCCGGCTAGCGCTAAGTGTATTCGTCGAAGCTGTAAGCGCTGACGAATAATTTAGATCTGAAAGCCAATGATCAATCGTGAGTGTATAAGTAGCTTGTCCACTCATGCTAGTTGAAAAGCCTATCGCAGCAGTGTAGCCTTCAAACACTGAAAACGGCGTGTTGGGCCAAGTGTCTGGCCACACATAAGGAGGAATACCTAGTGAATTAGTTAAAGGGGTTACTTGAAGAATTAGCGCAAATGGCAACTGCATCTTTAAGTAATTTACGAGATAGTGAATAGTCGCAGGTAAACCATCTTTAGAATTAAAACCAGTGCTTAAAAGAACCGTTGCTGTAGGAATAGAGTTAATTCCCCAGTTCATTTCTGCATGAGAAATGTCGAGAATGAATGGAGTCGGCACTCCATTAATAGGAATCCAGATTGACCCCCACATCTGAATTCGATTTGTTGCCCAATTTATTGTTGACATGCGTATCTCATAAGTTATTGATAGAGTACGCGAGTGCGATGATTAACCCGCCAAGCCTATACGGAAGCTGATCCTCTTGCTCCCAAAGATTCTGGAAGGTTGGAATTTGAGAAGTTGCTGAGTTATTGAAAACAGCGTTTAGCTGTTGGCTAGTCAAAGAGGCTAAACATTCAGCTAATACTTCTGGAATCCCAACCGTCGGTCGCGCAAGCGCTTGAATGTTCCAAACACTTCCAGTTCCGGCTGTAAACTGCACTGCTAAAGATGAACCAGGCAAAGCTACAGGAGAAGACAGTCCACTGTTAACTGAGTAACTCTGTGGAACAGTAGTAACTGTGCCAGACGAATTGCTGTAATACGTAATCTCTACCTGCGAGTTACTTGTAACAGTCAGCCCGTATTGAAGAAGAATCCGATTACCATACTGCGCTGGGTAAATAGAACTAGCCCAGGTAAGAGTTTGGCCGCTATTAACTAGCTGCGCAAAGCTTGCACCTTCTGCAGCCAGATAAAGCAAATCGTCCTTAAACGGCAGATAGGTAACTCTAGGGTCTAAAGCATAAACGTACTCAGCGAGCTGGCTCGCGTGAAGAATGCCCATGTAAGCGCGAAGACGCCAGTTAAGTAAAGCCCTGTCTGGGCTTACTCCGAATAGAACACTCCAGACAGTTTGAAGAGCATTAGGCAGTTGCTGCGCAGCGTAACCGACTGGTACGTACTCTTCTCCTGGGTAGTTTGGCCCTGGAGCGTTGCTACTGTTTTGGTTAAGCAGAAGAGTTCGTACTTGGTTTATCACTAAGTATTTCCTGATGGGATGTTAGAAGAAGGTGGCGTGTCTGCTAGAGCCTGAGGAGACAAGATCGCAGTAAAGTTGAAGGAAAAATTACCAATCATGCTGTCTGGATCCGTAACATTAAAAGACCCACCGTCCATAAACCCATAAAAGGTTGTTTGAACTCCAAGGGTTATTGTGACTGGCGCTCCCAATTTAGCAACCCGGTTTTCTCCGTAATACCTAAGAGCAAGTTCAATACCATGAGAAGACTGCTGAAGAGTAGGTGGTCCAACAAAGTTTGCGTCTACGCAGGCCTGAGCGAAGGCTAGCCCGGAGATTGACATAGGGGCAAGCCGCTCTCCAAAAGTGTAGATATAAATCATGTCTCTGAGCGAGTACATGTACTGAACACCAGATTTTGTCTGAGTTTGAATGCCAGTCAAAATTGAGTTCATACTAGAGAATCCGCCCCAGCGCTGCATCGATAGTTTCATCGGTATACCGGGGCTTGCAACCACTACAACTGAACCGGGGCTTGAAACGAATATGTCAGCCATTATTGCCTACCTCCGGGCGGCGGAACAGCTCCAATGTCTCCATTAGCATTAATGTTTCCATTACGAAGATCAAGCGTTCCAGTGATTCGCATTGCGCCTCCGGCACCGGCTGCCGCTGGGCTAACAGCTTCTTGAGGTCCAGCAACACCGCGTAAAAACCCACTAATCATTGGGTCATTAGCAACTCTCTGGTCGTTTAATAAATCTCGGGCGGCAGCTTGGCGTTGTTCTTGCGGAATAGCGCCTAAAAGCCTTTGTACAGCTGCGCCTATTGATATTCCAGGAGCTGCGGCTATTACATCAGCTAATCGACGAGTAACGTTTTGTTGGCCTAACCCGGCTAATCCTTCTGCTGCAGCACCTTGGGCATCAGCATTCAAAAGGTTGCGATTAGCCTCTTGGCGTATCCGATCGCCATGAACCGAGAGCACTGAAGCTAAAGGTCGGTTGTGCTGGCCCCACGCAAAGCCTTCAACGCTTTGAATAGAATTAGCAACCTCGGCATCGCTACCGTGAATGTTGTTAGCGCGTAATCGCTGCTGAACAGCTTGAATAAGGGCAGGTCTCCTACCTTCGCGATTCTCTAAAAGATCTGGGTTTGAATCACCTATTTGTCTAAGCGCGCCAAAAACAGCCGCGCCAATGCCTTGCAAATTAGCTGCGGGTTGCGACCCAGCAAAAGCGCTACCAGCTAGCGGTATAGCACCTTGAGCCACTTCATTAATTTGACGAGCTTGAACAATGTCTGCTCCGCCGTTACGGAATAAAGCTCCGTTATTAGCTTGGTGGTTACTAAGAAAGTTATTAAATGTAGCCGGAGCTACACCAAGTCCTTGTAAAAATTGAGAGGTTTGACCTGGCCCGAGATCAGCTACTTGGTTTGAAATTTCGCTTAATCGTCTACGCCCTTCTGGTGTTGAAGGATCGGCTCCGTGAATCAACCCGGCTTCTGCCATAGCTTGAACAGCGCCAACAACCCGACCAACTGAACTATTAGCCGCCGCAGTCCTTAATCGCTGATCTTCAACCCTAGCATCGTCAGGACTTTCGAATCCGCCGAACCCTTGATTTCCGGCTAAGCTTCTAAACGCGGTTCGAAAAGCCATAGACGATTGAGCAGTTGCCACTCCAAACTGCCTGCTTATCCCAACACCTTCAGCCATCATGCCGCCAGCTTGAGCAGCTGCAGCCATATATTCAAATCCAACCCCGCCCTGGTGCGCTAGAGCTTGCATGCGCCGAACATTTTGCTGCATGCGCTCTGGGCTCATCGTCATTACACCGCCAGCAGTCAGCGCGTCTAACGAGGCCATAAGCTGGTGCATTGGTGCGTTGGGATGCCCCATATCACCAAAAATGTCCTGCATAGCACGGACAGCCCCTGTCATTTCTTCGATTCTGCGAGATATGTTCCTAGAGTCTTGTCTAACATTCCCAGTAAGTTGGCCTCCTTGCCCCATCTGCTGAAGCTGATTAAAGATTTCACCAGCTTGCCCAGCGCTAAAACCGTGAGTTCGCCGAAGGTTAGCTGCGTCCGCATCGCTACCTGGCGTACCGCGAACTGCAAAAAGATCTGCGTAAACTGAGTTAGCTAGTGCTCCGGCTCTTGCTCCGTCAAATCCAAGATGGCCGGTCGCAGGATTAAACATCCCACGGCCAGACATAAAGAGCTCAGCGGCTAGAACTTGAGAAGAACCTCGCTGACCGTGCAACTGATCGAACAATCTCGGCATTGTTACAGCTAGAGCTGGGCTAATCGCTGCAACGTCGTTAATAGCTTGTTGTGCCGCAGTGCCTCGTGCGCCTGTGAGGGGGGCACCACCAACTATATGGTTGAGGCCGTTAAGAAACTGACTATAGAATTGACGATCACCAACATTACCAGCAGTCATGGACTGCATTAGCTGCTGGTTAAACTGTAGTCCCTGAAGTCGGTCGTAATAACTCTGAGTCGGGCTAAACTGCCCCATCGCCACACCGGCGCTGGCAGCTCGCTGATGAATGGGCTGAGAGAGAAGCTGAAGAAGCATGTCGGCAGTACTACTGCCGGTTTGAAAAGACGGGTCAACACGAGGTTGCCAACTATTGACTGGTTGACCAGGCACGTTAGTTTACCTCGCAAACTTGCTGAGACGCTTGCCGCATGCGCAATACAGTTAGTTCAATTCTCTTTGCGACCTCTGGGTCCTCAGGATCACCAAAGATAGCTTTCCACTGCGCAATAAGGCTCTTTGTCTCTCCGCGAGAGACTCCCTTAATTTTAGTCTCGATCCATGGAAGCTTATGCTTTTGAACGGCTTCGCGTATGGTATTAGCGCGATCCCAGTGCGTATCGAAGGCTTTTTGCTCTAGCGAGTAATCCATTACTGCTAGATTTAGGTCGTGGCTCAGCTCCAAAAGCTCGTTGAGCAGAGTTTGTTCTACCCAGTCAGTCGTCCAGCTGACTAGTAACCACCAATCGGGGTCTTGGAACTGAGCCTCTCGGAAGTCTAAAAGCTTCCGCATGTGCGACTCGCGAAGCAGGCTTAGGCTTCGGTCGCTATCGAAAAATCCGGCTTATGCGCCCTGTCCTGGAGTGTCCTACCAATAGCGATGAACCTGGTTACAGCTCCAAGAAGAAGATCCCAAGTAAATTCGTTGTTTAGCGGAGAAGTTTCTTTGAGCTGCTCGACAATCCTAGGCAGCTGAGTTTCATTTCCGTCCGTTGGCTGGCTAAGCGCTTCGTCTACTCCAGGAGCAATTTTAGTAACTTGGCCATCGCAAGCAATGTAATCAAGACTGATCGCGAGCCTGTAATTATGTCCGAGGCGCAAAGCGTCGTCAATGCTGCCAATCTTGCCGTTTTTCATGTCATGGCTGATTTGGTCAGACAATAGAGACATAGCTGAGGTGCTGGCGCTCCTAAAAGCCGCAACAAGCTTTCCATTAAGGAAAGAGTAATCTTTCTTGAACGGTAACCCTCCCAAAATGGCGGCTGTAAAGACCATTTTGTCGATCATGTCCGGTTCAGCTACATTTTTCTGCTTAACATCCCAAAAGCAGCGCGGACAGTGCTCGTGCTTCTCGGGGTTAGTTTCTTCCTTGTTTTCTTCTTTCACAACTGGTTCTTCTACAGCACTTTGAATCTGAGCTACTGCCTGAGCAATATGCGGAGGCAAAGCTGCCTGACTCTCCTGGCTTTTCTTTAGCTGTGGAAGCATCTCTTTATAGTCTTGGAGAGCTTTAGAGAGCCGCTGCTGGTGTTCCCTGGGCAGGTCGCCAATACGAGTTTCAGGGGGAAGCTTGAGGTTGGGAAGCTTTGTTAGCTTATTTACTTCAGCTTTGAAGTCCGCCGCAGCTAGCTCCTTCTCTTTAGCTACTTCTTTAGCGAAGTTAGCCGGAATAGGATCACCTTCTTCCCAACCCAAGACCTTTAGGTCTTGACTTTCGCTAGCATGCAGAACCGTACCAGGCTTAAACGGAAGCGGCCCAGCTTTGATCATTTCAGCGAGTTTGTCTTGGCCAGGCGCCAGTTTAGGGCTAGGACGACGGTCGTGCACTTTAAATTCTGCCATTTTGGACTCCTTGAGTAATGCATTACTCAGCATTTGAGATTACTGAGTAATTACCGTTTAATGTAATAAACTCGGGAACAGCATAAGTAGCTGTCTCATACAAGCTACCCCGGTCTTGAGCAATATCAGTAACTTGGTCATGGATATTCAGATTTTGAGTGGCATAGCTGTCTTCAGCCGTCCAAGTGCTGATTCCAGGGTACGGCATCGTTCTGTTACCGAAAGCGTCAACTGAAGCGCTCTCAACCCAGCCCGGAAGCCCTTGACCAGTTAGTCTAGCTACCTGCTGCCAGCGGGATTCATAATACACGAAACCTTCTGTGAGGTAGTCCGGCGCATCTCGCCATTCGAATTGAACGGTTGGAAGAGCTGGTGCAGTAGTTACGAGCTCAGTAACGTCTAAAGACGCAACAATCGCATAACTAGCAAGAGCAGACTCTCTCGTAGCTATATCTGCTACCGCAGTTGAAACAATAGCCGATGTGGTTCCGTCGTATATGTTCAAGTTAGCTGCTACTTGAGGCGCAGCTACCGAAGTCCCAAATAACCCGCAATTCGAAACAACGATCTTTCCATCTACGCTCGTGTCGCCAGTTAGTGTTACGTAGCCGTTCCAGAATTCATGAACAGCTCCACCAGTAATCAAAGTTACAGCCTCAGTTGCTTGAGCCTCAACGTATTCACCATTAAGAATAGTCTTAGCCGTTCCAGCGTCTATGACAATGTGGTTGCCTTGCACAGGATATCGGGTTGTTAAAAGCATATCCTGACCCATCATTACGACAGGACTCGCAGGACACCTTACATTGAAGCCGTTTGAAATCGGATTGTTTGGGTCATAGGTATAACCTGGTCCAGTAGCAGCTCTACTTTCAAACAGGAACCCGCCACACCCGCCATTTCCAGCAACTGCCATATGCTGCTGTTGAGCTTTCGTGCGAATGCTGCCCTGGTTAGCAGAAATATCTACGCAGTTATTGGCCTTGATTTCAGTATCGTAGCCGCTCCACACGTTGAAGTTCCTACCCGGTGCCGCAAATACATCCCCAGCACAGGACAGCCTAATCGATCCGGCTGACATCAAAATCTCGCTGCCCCAGCCATCGACAAACATCAGCCCGCCATCTTCCATTAGCGCGATCAGCGAGTTATTGGGAAAGTACATTACATTGCCGTATCTTTCATCAACAGCCATCGTGAAAGGAGCTGGAGCAGGAAGATATTGACTCGCAGAGAGATTGCCGTAAAAAGGAATGCCGGCTTGCATGTTGCCAGCCATTGGCATGGCTGATTCTTGTGGGAGATACCAGTCGAGAGTGTGATATTGAAAACCGCTACGCCAAGCTTGCCAATTGTAGGTGAAGTCGTAAAGGTCCATGATTCCAGCAGCTCGCGAAGCAGAACCACCTACAGTTGGCTGAGGAAGGTCATGGACTAGTTGATCAGGGCCATCTCCGTAAATACCGGCCGCTTTGTAGTTTAGGTCGGTGTCGCCGGTTGGGTCATCTGGAAGCTTTTGCTGTTTTGGCAGAGGAATCAAAGGTCGCTTGGAAATGAAGATTCCTTTAGCACTGCGGATCGCGACAGAGCCGTCTAGTCCTACCCCTTCTTCGAATACTCCCGGGAAAATCTGCGGAACGGACAGCCGGTTGATTTCGTTTTGGCTGACCCCGATAGGTGGTACAGCCACAGTAGAAGCGCCACCTTGGCCTAAGTAGCCGGTGTAGTTAGATCTTCGGTTGAAAGCTAGTTGGTCGTCATAGAAGGGCTCATAGGCGGAATACCAGGGGGTTTGCTGCTGAGCATCGGCGGCACCGAGCTCGCGAAAGACTTGCTTATTTGGGTAGAACGCACCACGGGCTTCAAATAGGTACGGACTCCAACCCGATACTCCGTCAAATTCATTTTGATCGTCGTATTCGGTTCTGACGTGACCAGAGGAGCGGAGTTCTAAGTTGTGACCAGCCATTCGAGCGAGTTGGTCATGGTAGAAGGCAAAAAAGCCAGTTTCCTCATCTGCTCGCAAATAGGCCATGAAGCTGTCGACTAGGACGCCTACGCCTAGTTCGCTCATTGCTCCCCATTCACCTGAGAGGGAGTCGAAAGGCCTTCGAGCTGACCGATCCTCGATGTTACCCCCTTGTGGAAAGCTAAATGGGAAGGTATGGACAACGTCAGAGCGTAGGCCAACGTTTGAACCCTGAACTAGGAGATCGGAAAGGCCGATTGTGGGGTCGTAGGAGAAATCCGGCAGGCAGCCTAAAATAAATGCAACGGTACTTTGGGGATGATACAGAAGGAAAACGCCGGTGCCAGGAGAGTAGGTCGCTATAGAGGAGGCGCCGGTTATTTGAAGAGAAGTATGGGTCAAGTCGGTCGCCATGATGATGGGGCCGCCTCTGCTCAATTGACATTTGTAACAATGGCTTTGAGCTACGTAATCGACTATGCGAGCAAATATGAATGACGGCTCGACGCCTAGGTCGAGTTTGTGCCGATTGAAAGAGTTTGTTGGATCACGGAAGGGACGAGTGGTTGGGGACGGAGAATCGCGAAGTCCTTGAAGTTCAAGCGCGTAGGGCCGAGGATCTGAGGCTTGAAACATTTTTTGTCCAAAATGGGTTTGCCGATTAAGCAGTGCCCCAGTAAGGTGAACGGATCACTTTAATAATTTTAGTCTAGATGCGACTTGAGATGGTCGAGACAAAAAATTGACAACTGGCCGTGGTAAAAACGGCAGATTAAACGAGTTACAGCATCCCGACATAGAATCGGTTATTAAGGCTGACTTAATAGCAAACTAACGAACATCAATGACAGCGACTCTGAGATGATCATTGACTCCGCTGTCGTGCTATACGATAGCGAGTTGATGACGCACGCCAACATATAGAACGTCGTTGACTGGCCTACGTTAAGCGTGTTAACAAGATTACCGCTCACAGGGGCGTTACAACCTGAAGCAATCGTAACACTTAGGTTATTTGTAGCTGCTTTACAAACATTCCCGAAAACTGTGTAGAAACTTACAATAATTGGCCTGGGGCCTAGAACGCGCTGACATTGTGCAGACCCGCTACTACGTCCAGAGATGAAATAAGTCGAGCGAGTGCCAACTTCAAAAAGTCTTGTAATTTGCTGCTGATAACTGAACGACACGCTCTGAGTAAGCAAACCTACCCCAGCGCCAGAAACAGTACCACCACCGTCTACAACTGCTCCTCCAGTACCGAACGTGAAGATAGCACTATCAGCAGAAAAGCTTCCGCCGAAATTAAGTGGCACTGCTCCGAAAACGTCTAATGGCACAGGCACAGCCATATTAAATCCTTGAGTAATGCATTACTCGATTAGAACACCAGCGTTACCATCGCGTTATCGTCAGGATAGTTATACGTGACTGAAAGAGACAAAGTCGTCGAGTTCAGAATCGTCGGGCTCTGGGCTAATGTAACAATTGTTCCGCTATTAATCATGCTACCTATACGGGTGATAAGCGTTCCAGAGATCGCGAGATTAATTGCAGCTTGAACATCCGTTTTCATAGAGGCCAAAGTGCCCGAAGTCACATTGGCATTCCCAAAATAGGAAGACATCATGGAATAGGTCAAGTAACTCACTGCGTCCAACGTCCTAACGATTTGCTCCAACGACATTGACAACGGCGCAGCTTGTGCGCTCGTCGTCGCTAGCATCGGATAGACGTCACCTAGCGAATCACTCGTTACAATGATCGCCCCAGCCGCAGCCAAAATGTTCAGCTGAGCTTGGCTAAAGAACACGGTCGACCGCAAAACTGGAGCATCGAACCCGCTAATCCCAACAAACCTGATCCCCTGGTGTGGCGCAATTCCAGACATGAACCCGCCAAGACCAGCACACAAGAAATACCCAGGAACCGTCACCCCATTCACATTAATCTGATCTGGCCAAACCCAAGCAATCCTAGCATCATTAGTCGCGACAATCTGCGCAGCCAAGTTCTCAGCAATTTGGTCTGGTGACAAATTCCGCCAGACTTCAGTCCTTTGGGTCGTCGTAACCGCAGAAGCAGGGCCGGCCACAAGGATCAGCGTATCTTCATTGACAACCGAAGCCACAGTGAAAGAGCTGAACGTAACGTTTCCAAAAGCATCCTGAGTATAAAGAGTCCTGACCGTGTCACCAGGTAAAACCCCATTCGTCACAAAGTGGGCATTCAGCGTGGTGTCCGTCAAGTAGGTATAAGCAGTACCGACCACAGCAGGATTCTGATTAATGACAGCACTAACAACTTCCATATTGCTAGAAGTCGCCATAGTCACAATTGGAATCGTAGTAATGGCCGACAGCGCAAACAAACCAAATCGCCATTCACCGCTCACAGTAGAAGCGCTTTGAGTATCGATGTGTTGCTGATACAGACTTAGAACAGCCGAGTTCGTCGTAAGAGGCACAAGCTGCCGGATATTCTTATTCCCGATCAGCATTGCGAGGATATTTTCCCAATTCGCAGTAACAGTCGGATCACCGGTCGCGCTAAAGTAAACCGGCTGAGAATTAGAGTTATTGAGTGCTTCGTAGACTCCGAAGCACAACGGATTATCTGGATCAATCGTTCCAAGGGCAGCGGTGATCGTGGCAAGGTCGGACGCAGTGAAGCCGTTAGGACCACCACTGGTCACCTGAAGCGAGCTAATGGAATTTGCGTAAGTAGTAAGCCAAGCCCTATAGTTCGCGTAACAATCCGTGTCCGTACCCGACACAACCGGAACAGCAAAAGGAACTCCATTATTGGTTAGAGTCGGACTGTAAGCCAAGATTCCGGCGTTGATAGTAAACAAGTTCTCCGTGGCTGACCAATTAAGGTTTGGCGGAGAAGCCAGGCTTTGCTGAGGAATCTGAAGGTCTTCCTTGAGGAATAGCGTCACCGCAAGCGAAGAAGAGTTCTGGATCGCAGATGGAAGATTGTTGTTCAGGACAAGGGTTCGGTAAGGTCCGGCCGAAGGTGCCGAAGCCTGGATCGTATAAACATCACCCTTATCAAGGCCGCTTCCGCTGAACTGAATCAAAACTCCGTTAGTGCCAACTGCAACATTTGAAGCAGCGGCTGTAACACTAACAGGGCCAGCCGAAGAACCCCCAGTCGAGGAGTTAGCTACTGCAGTTATCTGCGGAGGACTCGGATTAGCTTGCAGTGAAGTGCAAGTATTCGTCGCAGGCGGGGGGTTGATCAAAGCGCTCGTTGCAGTTGCGTTGAGGTTGATCGTCGGGCCAGCGCTAACGTTTGTAGACGGGAATTTAGTCTCGCTTCCAGAGTTTCCGCCTGGCTGCGAAATGTAGATGTTTGCGCCAGCAACCCCATTCGGCAAAGTCGGCACAGTAATCGCAGGAATGTTACCAGCCGCGATAGAAAAGGAGATTTCACTGGAAGGTAGAGTTTCTCCGTTTACGTCTCCAACCCAGGAGTATTTCAGATAATACGAACCGGCCGAGAGATTTCCGCCAATTGCTCCACCACCTGTGGCGTTGGCTGTTGGCGCAACGCTAGGATTAGTGATAGTAAAGGTCGCAGAAGTATTGGGTCCAGGGGGCGCGCGATGAATCGGCATCGGCAACGACAAGTTATAGGTCGTTGTCGTAACACCCTGAGCGTAAAGGATTTCAGTATTGCTTCCGCCAGAGGGCTGCGTGAGGTAGAGGTTGATCGCAGTTGAGTTCGTAGGTAGAGCTGGAAGAGTAACTTGGGGGATATTACCAGCTGCAACTGTGAAAACTAAAGATTCTGGTGAAGGAGTCGTTTCGCCGCCTTTTCCAGAATAGGAATATTTAAGGTAGTAGGTGCCCGGAGGAAGAAGACCACCAGAAGCACCACCACCAGTAGCAACCACAGTAGCAGCCGCAGATGGGGCCGAAATAACTGGGTTAGTCGTGTTCGAAACAGGTACAGTGACGGCGGTTGTTGGGAAAGCGGCCGACATGTTATAGGTCGCAGCCCAAGAGCCAGTCGACTGATAATAGAAAACTTCAGTTCCAGTACCAGCCCCGACCGGAGTCAGGTAAAGGCGGAAGTCAATTGCGTTAGTTGGAGCCGAGGACGGGAGGTTAGTAACCTGGGGAATATTACCAGCTGCGATTGTGAAAGCAGCAGATTCAGGGCTCGGTAAGGTTTCGCCGGCAGTTCCCGTGTAAGAATATTTGAGGTAATAGGTCCCAGCTGGAAGGCTTCCACCAGTTGTGCCACCGCCAGTCGCTGTAACTGTCGGGGTAGTGGCTGGGCTAGTTACAGTCGGGCTAGTCGTATTAGAACTATTCGGCAACTTGGAAGTCGCCGAAGCCATTGTGTAGCTAGTAGAGTTGATTCCGGTCGCGTACTGGACAACCTCACTGCCGCTAGCTCCTCCAGGAGGTGTAATGTACAAACTGATCCCAGTTGCACCAGAAGGAAGAGCTGGAAGCGTAACTAAAGGCTGATTTCCGGCTGCGACCGTAAACTGAAGAGATTCCGGACTTGGAGCAGTCTCACCAGCCGAATTCGTGTAGGTATATTTGAGGTAAAAAGTACCAGCCTGAAGAGCACCGCCGCTAGCACCGCCACCGGTCGGGTTAACAACAGCCGCAGAAACAGGAGCAGTTAGAACTCCGTAAGCTGTATTGCTAGCCGGCGGTTCAGTCGAGACAGCTGAAGCAAGGTTATAAGTCAGAGTAGTAATACCGGTCGCGTACTGAATTTCGGTACCCGCGAGGCCGTTAGTCGGCGTGACGTAAAGGCTAATGCTGGTTACGCCCGTCGGCAAAGCTGGAAGTGTAACTTGAGGGATATTTCCAGCCGATACAGAGAATACAGTCGATTCTGGGCTAGGTGTCGATTCACCGTTTGAGTTTACCCAGGTGTACTTCAGAAAATAAGTTCCAGCCTGGAGTAACCCGCCGGTTGAACCACCGCCGGTTGCATTAATAGTTGGAACGACAGTGGGGGCAGTAATAGGCTGTTGATTTTGATAAAGGCCGCCACGGGTTACTGTGCAAATGTACTGTTGGTTGACGGTTCCAGTGTAAGTTCCGCCAGCAGTTGCAATAGGCGCGGTCCAAGCTTCTTGAATCGCGACAGTCCAGACTTGCCCAACGATAAAGTTGTTCGGAGAGGCGCCAGGAGTAAGCGTGTTACCGGTGTTGGTGTTAGTAAAAGTACAGCGAAGGCCGCGGGTACCAATAGCGAAGGCAGTTCCAAAAGCCAAAGGCTTAACCGAAGCTTGGTTATCGCGACCAGAAGCAGAAGCTACGTTTAGCAACGCAGTTGTAGCGTCGCCACCGACAGAAGCCTGTGTAACTGTAATTGTGTAAGTTTCATTGATATCACCAGTAGCTGAGCCGTCATAAAGACTCGCGCTAGAAGAGAGATCAATGTAATTGTCAGATCCGGCGATCTGAGTAGTAGTCACTGTCAGCGACTGGGAAGCTTGATTAGTGCTGGCAGGAACAGCCGAGGAAACAGAGCCGGGGAGCTGGGTCGGCAGGATATTCGCGATCGAGCTCCAAACTGAAGCTCCACCCCCCGTTACCAAGACCCAGTCGCCAACTTCAACATTTCGGTCATAAAGAGCCGCAGCTCGCGGATAAAGGGTACCGTTTGCTACCCAGTTTGTTGCAGCAGACTTGATTTGGTTTTGATAACTCGGTACCGGGGCGATTGTGTCTGCGCCAGAAGACGGGTTATAGAAGTATTGAAGGTAGGCGTTATCGATGTAGAGCTGAACAAAGCTCAGGTCAACAATCGATCCAGGAGACTGGCTTGGCCAAGGGTAGCTAGTATTAGCGAGTGGATTATAGGACCCAAGGGAGATTCCTTCTTTTTCGGAAGGTTGACTGTACCTATGAAGCTCAGCTTGCCCACCGCTGACATGACAGCTAGTCGCTGCCGCGATCACTGGAGGGATCGGCAAGGAGTTAAATTCGCTAAAAACTGTTGACTGACTTAAAACCAAGGCCATGATCGGCTCCAAAATTTGAGTAATGCATTACTCAGATAGCTACTTCAAGTATAGGGCAGATAATAACTAAGAAAAAGGAAAAAGGAGCCCGGGGTGGCCCCGGGCTTTATAGGTTTATAGAGAAATCTAAACTATTGGTACCACCGTTTCCTTGAGTGTAGCCGTAGCCGCTACCCGAGCTAGTGGAGAAACCTGCGCCGCTAGCTAGCCCAGTGCCGTGGCCGCCGTCACTCAAATTCTGGCCAAGTCGACAGATTGGCCCGGTTCCGTCAGCCAGGCCGTAGGGGGTGTCCTCAACACCACCCCTACCAGCCGAATCGCCGTAACCGCTAGCTTCGCCAGAGCCGTCTCCTAAATAGTTTATATCCATGTTTAAAAGTTCCCGTCTTCGCTTTGAGAATTTCCGGCGCCATTTCCCCAACCAGCGCCAATCCCCGCGAAGTCAGAAAACCCATGCCCGCAGGCGCTACTTTCGTCACTGTTTGTTAGGAAAGCTTGACGAAAAATAAAAGGACCTGCTCCAAAGATGTTGCCAAACTCTATATCTCCACCTGTGCCACTCTCTGTACCGTCGTTTGTTTTTGCGCTATGCATAGTCTGTGCCTGTTCCTTCTAAGGTTCCTTTTGCATGCGCACTACTATCCACAGTAAGCTCAGTGTTCCCGCTACTACCATAATCAGTAGAACTAAACCCGTTGCCATAGCCACTGCCGTAGCCATCGCCGCGCCTCATACCTTGGCCGCTGAGAAAGTGAAATCCAGCTCCTTTTCCGTTTATTTCATCAGTAAGTAGTTTGCTTTCTGATTTTATCATGTTAATCTTCTCTTCCTGTTCCGTTAAGTCGACCATCCGCTCTACGAAGAGTTCCGCAAGTACCCGCCTCCGTTTCACTATGGTTACGGCCGCTGGACGCACGACCGTAGCCATGCATTTCGCCAGCAGCCGCTCCATGCCCGTAGCTGAAATAAGCAGTACTATTAATGCTTATCGGCTTAGGGTATATTGAGCTCCCTGGCGAGTAGCCGCATCCGTTTTCGTAGCCAACTCTAAAATCTTTTCGCGTCATGTTAGTTCTTTTTAATTTGGTGTGGTAGCTTTTAGCTACGCGGCAGATTTTTACCCTGCTGCCGAAGGAGAACAAAGATTAGTGAGCGGTCCAGACCGGAACATCCATGATGGAGTTCTGGGCTTTTTGAGTAACTCTGAGAATCTCAATAGCCTCAGTCAAGATCACCTCATCAACTTCAACCGGAAACTTACACTCTTCGGGCTTTGAAGTACCCTCTTGTGCCAACTGACTCAGAGAAGCAGCGCCAGCCCAATACCAGATCCGGCGAGCTTGGTGCATCACCACCTCTTTACCGTCCCTACTCACGAGGATACCGGCAAAACACCCAGCTGAATAAGTACGAACCAAAACGTACGACCCTACCTTGATCATCGATTCCGCAGTCACAAAACGCTCCTTTGGGCGACCAGTAGAAGAAACTCACCTGGAGCGAGTTTCTGTATAGCGAAGATCCACTTCGCTAAACAATACGGCGGCAATTACGCCAGCTTCAGACGTAGCTTCTGAAGAAGCTAAAGAAATGACTAATCGTCATCCCAGTGTACATGCAGCCATATGAAGGCTACGATGATTAACGCGGCAGTTGAAAGCCATAACGGAAACCAAAAGAAGCTTATCCCGGCTGGAGCACGCGCCCAACCTAAGCAAGCCATCCACCACAAAGACGTGTAAAGTGAAACGCCTGCAAACTGTAATGCAAATTTTATTCCTTTCACACCCTTCCTCCTTTGAGTAATGCGTTACTCAACTTGTTGACAGCTATGAAAAAGCCTATCGCTATAGCGATAGGCTCCGCAGCTTAAATTGCTGCTATTTCCAGTAAGGACTGAAAGAAGCCGCGGCTTCTGGACTGGCCGTGTACGCTGCGACTGCCTCGTACTGGCTACGACACAGTTGGTAATAACGTTGGAGGTTTGATGACATTCCAACTGTGACTTCTTCAAACGATAATTTGCGCCATTTGTCCCCAAGCTCGACGAGCCGGCCTAAGATCGCCTTAGCGAAATCTTCGTACTCTACTTTGTAAAATACTGACTCGGATGGTCGCCCCATTTCTAGATAATCGCTCGGAAGGCGCTCGCTGATTGGTTTGCGAGTTTGAGTAGTTGTAGACATGCGGTCCTCCTTTTAAAACTTGAGTAATGCGTTACTCGGAATACTACTTAAATCTTACGCATGTAATAATGGCGCAATTCGGCTTAAATTTTAGGGCTCTACTGTCTCAATGCTTGAAGAGATAAGAAGAGGCTTTTCGGGATTAAGTAGCCACTGCTCCTCAAACGCATAAGCCACTACCACAGGGACCACGTAGTTTTGCCTAGCTTCTTCAACAATTAACAGCTCCCCAACCTCAGTTACTTCAAATCGTAATAGATTAAGGGTAGCTCTAATAGCTTGGCTAAACTGGTTGAAGTAATTGAAAACCTCTGCCCCAAGCTTTTCAGCTTCAGCCCCGTCTGCTGCGATACAGAACGTCGTATGGCTGCCCATCCAGGCATTGCCTTTAATTTCCTGCTGCTTTGCATTTACTCCAACGCGATCACCTATTCCAAGCTTGACCCTCTTCCAGCCGTTGCGCTTAATGATTAAAGCCGCACGCTTTTCGGCTGTAGACGGGTCCCAGCGAGTGATTGACTCGATCTTTATGCCAGTTGTATTGAGTGGAGTCCAAATTAGCCGCTGAATACTTTGAGACTCGTCTGAAAGGTTACCTGCTTGAAAGTGGCCGGCTAATAGAGTACGAAGCCAGCCGGTCATGAGAAATGGACGAGGTATTACACAGCATTCGTCATGAAGCCATTTGGGGTCAAATCTGGTATACGGATTTACGCTGGGCATTTGTTAATTCTTTTCAAGCGTTTGACCAGCAAACCGCTCTAAGGCCTCTTCATCGGGTTTGAAGTCATTAAGAGATTTAATCCGCTTGATAAACGGATTTTCAATTGGTGTTGTTTCTTGGATCGGGGTAATTGGTTGTTCTTCCACAAAATTACTCTCCGGTACCTTGCCCCACGGCGTGGCCTAGGTTTACTACATCCCAATGCTCTTTTCCGAACCCGCACCCATATAACTTCCCCGCACCTGTCCCAATGCCTTGTCCGAAGCCGTCTGTGCGTGTAGGCAGCATCACGAAGTAAGCCGATCTACCGTCCCCTGTCCAATCGGAACAACTGTACCCACTTCCATCTGGGTTACCGCTACCAGTAGCTATTTTTATATCCATACCTGCTCCTTTTGAGTAATGCGTTACTCAGCTTATTTCTGAAGTCTGTTGTGACCATTAAGTCGAACTATCCAATTTTCAGCGCCACTCCCGGTTCCGGAGCGCTCACCCCACCCTTGAGCGTTACCACCGTATTGAACTGAGTCGTCTGGGGTTGTACCATAGTATTCTCTTGCGGATCCGTTTACGGTTCCACTAATATCACCATAACCAGTACCATCTTTAGTACCAGCATACTTGAACCCTGCATATATCATTGCTTCTCCTTTTGAGTAATGCATTACTCAAAATCGCACTGGCTAGGGCAAATAGCCGGAACAGGAAATTTATAGATAGCGTCGGAAAATGGTGCCTCTTTAAGGGTTATTCGCGACACAATCGGGACCATCCGAAATTGCGCCAGTGTTTCTACTTTCCTTACCCTAAAGCGCCTATCTGACGTTAGATCGACAACAACATCACGAGCCGTGCAATAAGGATTAGCAATAACACGAGCAGTTGTAACTTCATCGTCATCAATAGTGCCGCGCATTTGCTGGTCCATATTCGGGAAATGCCCAAAAGGCTCGCTGTCAAACCAGAAGTTTTCAATCCCTGGCCAAAACCCACCCTCGAAGCGAGTACCGCAGCAAGAAGGGCAATCCGAATCTATACACTCGCCAGTTAACTGGTCAATACAAAGGGGGCAAAGAGGTCCAGAGCGCTTTTCTTGTAAAAGATAGCCCTGATTAGCTACTCCGAGTAAAGCAAAGCGCAGATATTCTTTTCTGACGATCTCTTGAAATAACCCCCAAGTAAAAGGAGGTAAATTGCCAAAGACTCCTGCAGTAGGAGAGATATAGATGTTACCTGGACGGTTTTCGGGGCCTGGGCCTGGAGCAGCTGTAAGAACGACTCTAAAGAACAATGTCAACTCTTTCCCACTCTCTAGTCCAAGCTCGTCGTTGGTTATAAAGCGGATGTTGGTTCCGACTATAGGAGCTCCAACATTTGTCCAGGTCGCATTAGGATTATCTACCTCGGCAACCTGCACTTGAATACTGTAAACAGGAATGTCGTTAAAGAGGGGTTGGTACTCCCAGTAGATGCGAGTTGTATTGCGAAAGGAGTAATCTACCGTTACTCGCGTAAAAGGATTAAGCCCATAAGGATCGATTGAATGGATTTGTTCTGGCATATCGGCACACAGCTAAAAAATAACTCACCAACCACCATAGCCGCCATACGCGCCTTCTCCGTATGCGCTGCCAAAGCTTTGATACGCTCCGTCGGCATTGAGCTGAACTTTTTTAAGCTGCATCCACTTTTTCCAATCGCTCATTAGTCTTTGCGACTCATTAGTGTATTCAGCAAATTTAGCTTTATCATCCAAAGAAATTCCTGCAGCTTGATAAGGCAAATGTACACGCCTATACCAAGTAGCTTGAATTTGCATTAGATAAGCCGCTACCCCGGTCATGAGGTTATTTCTGAAGGGGAATGTCTTGGTGGAATAGAAATTGTTAATCGGCGGAAGCGATTCTTGGAATTCCTGAACACACCTAATAATACTCCAGGCAAAGTCGCTAAGGTCGTATTCGAAGTTCTTGAGCCAGAGATTTCCATCTCTAGACACATCGCGAACGATCATCCGGAGGTCTTGAACCGACGGTGTTCCGTAAAAATTGACCTGTTGGGCGTATTGGCCAGCTTCAACCCAGACGTACTCTAGGTTCGTAAAGGCCGGAACGCCCGCAGGGGACAATACTGCCCATTCAGCCAGAAGGATCTGATTCCAGGCTGTTGCAGTAGTCGGGAGCAGCGCTGTTATCGAGGTTGTTGGCGCTGCGTCTTCTGTTGGGGTTATAACAGTGCAGTTGATTATGGTCGGTGGTTCGGTGGTGTGCAAAAAGGCAGCTTCTCGCATACGGACTTGACAAGTATAGCTCTGAGCGAGCAAATCAGAAATATCAACAGGCTTACCTTGTTGATCTAAGAAAGTCCAGCCAAGATTTGGGTTTGTACCTTGTGAACATGCCACTGCCTTGATCTTTGCCGGCAGTGGGACATCTTCGACCCTGGTTGTGCCAGGCCAAAGATAAGTTTGAGATGTTCCAGAAGGTAACGTCATAGTCTAGGCCTAAAGTTGAGTAATGCGTTACTCAGGATCAGAATATAGCCTCTGACCAAGCTCCTATCTCAATTCTATTCGGCTTTAGCCGCCTTCATCAGCACTTTGTGCGACTCGATCGCATCAAGTTCATCTTCCGTGGACACGCCACGCAGATACATTGACCACGGCTGAATCATGTTGCCGGCGCAGATGTTGGCAGTAAATACAGTCGATTTTGCAGTACAGGAAACCGGGAATGCCTCATTCTTCGCAAAGAAGGTATCTTCGTAAGGCTTGTACTTGATCTCCCGAAAAGTCGTAAACAAGTTCTCGGTTTTGATCTTGGCCAGCGCCTTCTCTTCGCGAGGCGTATTGACGCTCAAAACTTCGTAAATCTCTGCGGACATTCGGCCATCGACCCAGAAATCAATTTGATCCTTGAGGCGCTCCCAAAGGAGTTTTCGAACCTCGATATCGTCAACGCAACAGAAAACGCAAAGCTGCCGCCCATCTTTGACCTTAAACTCCGTCGACCGCTTGAACCGGTCTTGCTTTGCTGTGCAAGTAATGTCTGGATTGACTAACCTCATCAACTCTTTGGTCGCAACAACCTTCGGGATATTAATATCTTGTTGGAAGTAAGCTTGAGGACCGAGATTCTCGATCGCAACAATGTCGTCGTCGTAAATACTTACTTCTGGAGTACCGACAGCGGCAAGCATTAAAGCCACCTGCCGACCGACTGCGCCAACACCGATGACCAGGGCATGTACCTCAGCGAGCTTGGCGGGTGGGATGATGTCTCGCTGACGGGAATTTCTGGTAAGTTCTGGCTTAGTCGTATTCGTAGCCGGGACCCCATTGGGAGTTTGGGCTGCCGTACCCTCCTCCAAAGCCGCAGCCGGTGTCGAGTCCATGACCGGCGGCAACTTCGCCTTTAATTCCGACATCGTTGATGCTTCCATTGTTTGCATTTTCTGGTTCCTTTTCTGGGACATAGGGTAAAAGCCCGACAACCTTAGGCTTTTCCTCAGCCTCAGCTTTGTCAAGCGTTTTTAAGTACTCTTCCGCAAAGGTGTCGTCTAACCCTGCGAGTATAAGCGCTTCAGCTGCTTCTTTGTCAATAGACTCAACAATCATGATGCTCTCTGGAAGCGCTTCCTTTAAAGTGCAAAATTCATAAAATTCCCCGTGTTCTTTGCCGTAATTCTCGGCTAATTCATATTCGTCGACGCTGTAGTCTAAAAGGGTTCCGTAATAAACTGTGCTAAAGATCCAGCTACTTCGGATGTGCGGGTCATTTTGGCCTGAATCGGTGCAAATGTCAATAATTTCTTGTGGCGATAGAAATTTGAAAGTTTGCTGAGCTGGAACCCAAGCCAAATAAAACAACTGAATATCGCCACCCAGATCGACTGACGAGGGTCCAGCTGTCGTCGAAGTAGCGGGGGTTATGGGGGCAGATAACGCTTCGTCAATAGCCGCAGTAATTTCCGGTTTTACTAGAACAACTTCAGTAGAGACTTGCGCTCCAGAACTTAGCGCTGTTTTAGCTTCGATTAAAGCTTCTTCGGTTGAAATGGCTTTAATGCAAACACCATTTTCATTAGCCCAGTCTTCCGCAGTTTCGGCTTTAGAGAACGTAGTGACGCTTAAAGACAGCTTTCGACTTTCACTAAACAACCAAACGGAGATAACAGTCGGGGCATACACACCCTTTGTGCCGCTGGCCGCCATAAGGTCGTTTGCTAGCAAGAACTTAAACTCTACTCGAACTGGCAACCAAGTCAAATAGTAACTAATTGGGTTTACGAGTGTAGGGTAACTCGCTTTTGGCTTAGTTGGTAATTCGTAAAACTCGCGGTAAGGGTCAACGCAAGCCGTAATGACTTGTTTACCGTTTTCCTTACAAAAGGTTCTAGCATCTTCAATTTTATCTTTAGCCCAGCGCCGCCAGTTTACGTTAGGATGCTCTGGCGCGGCCATATCCCACACGCTGTCAACAACTGGATAATGATGTGGTTTCTTTTCGTTGTTGCGCCAACGAGCTTCAAGCATGGAATTAGTGATAAGCTCGTGATCCTGCAGTATCGGGCTGTAAGTTAGAAATCGGATTGTCGGTAAATCTGGGATTGTCGCAACGGTAACTGGCTTTTTGTACGTGGCTTCAAACGGATCAAGCGGGTCCATAAAGAAAGATTTGCCGTGGGTGTTAGCCCAAATTCTGGCGTCTACCAATTGACTTTTTCCGTAAACGTGCGTTACGCTGCTGTTACCCCTGATTTCCCAAACACTGTTGACCTTTGGATGCTGATTCGGCATATGTTGCCAACGCACCCAATAATCCTTAAGCTGGCCGTCTGTCAGAAAAGCATAATCGTCAAATGCGCCACGATAAGTCAGAAAGAGCTTAGTAATAGTGGCGCTAGAGCTGTTAGTATGTCTAAACTTACAAGGATCGTAATTGCCAACTTCTGTAATCTCAGTGCCGAATCGCCGACCCCAGGCAATAGCCTCATCGAGTTCGTCTTTAGTCCACTTCAAAGCAGTTTCATTTATCGAAACCGGAATATCCCAGCTACTGTGCACGGCTGGCGGATGAAGCGACTTTGTGCAACAAGTTTGCCAACGAGTATTAAGAATTGTTTCGTTAATGAAACAATAGTCTTTGAAAATTGGATCGTAAGTCAGAAAAAGCCGACGCATGTCCGTATTAACTGTCAGAGTTTCTTTAGCCGTTTTGGCTGCTTCGTAACCGCCTCTAAACGGATCGTAATTACCGGTATTGCCAATCAGTTCACCATGGGCACGACCCCAACTGTGCGCAACTTCTTCTTCAGCGGCTTGCCAGCTCTGGATATTTGGAAGGCTGTCTGGCTTAATGTACCAATTGCTCTTAACTATTGGCCAAGAAGTTTCATCTTCGACCACATGGTGCCAAGTCTCACAAAGCTGGTCATACGACAAGAATTGAAACTGACTGACAGTCGGAATCCAGGTCAGATAATACCGATCAGCCTCTAACCAGCCCTTTGATGACTCAATTGCCTTAACCGTTTGAGTAGTTAATACCTTTCGTCCGTGTTTATTAGCCCAATCAGTTGCCCTGAAATAAGCTCCACTGCCATCTTGGATATCCCAAGTCGGGAATGTCTTGATAATTTCGTCAAATTCCCAAGTACCAAAATCGTCATAGCTGAGATCGCTATTATCGAGTTCAATCATCTGTGTAGCGTCTCTGAACTCATAGCGCCTAGCTAACTTTAGCATGACAAGGTGAAGTTGCTGCTTTCTGACTGAATTACCTGGTTTAAACGACTCCCAGCACTTCTCGCACGGGCAAGTTTTAGCGTGCTGGTGCGGATCGACTTTTTCTCCGTTAGTCGACGCCCAAGTAATAGCTTCTGCTTCTTCTTCAAAATTGAACTTTGGAAGCTTTTTACCTTCTTTTGCCAATCGCTCTTCGATGTTATCGGGAAAGTCCCAACTTCCGCGATTAAGCAACTTCATCCCCTGTGATCTTACGAGGATGGCCGCGTTCTTAATTTCTTCTTTCTTGTAAAACCCGTATTGCTTGGTCATCTGGTTGTAAATGAGATAAAGCCTTATGGTATTGGGCGCTGGCGTAGCAATAACAGGCTCTTGACTTTGCTGAGGCAAGCGATTAAGCGAGCTCGGATGCCTAACGAGGCGGTTTTCATAGGCGAGTCCATGGTCATCAAACTTACCGTGCACGGTGCTTGTGCCGACGCCGCTTTCGCTTGCGTGATTTCTTTCCCACGCGTGACGGGGAAAATTTTTGTCCGAAGACACACCTCCCCCATACGGTGCATATCCCGTGCTGTAGGAAGATTTCTCAACGCAGCGAGCATATTCAGCGTCGTACGCATCAATATTATTTGCAAATGTCCTAATGCTCTCTTTTACTGTGGACCAATCAATTTCAACAGGAAGCATAATCTGACCGCCAGGACCGGCTGAAAAACGTAAACGAGCATAAGTTTCGTTAGTTCGAGACAAAATGAACATCACAGCCCAGTCGCACTGACCTAGGCTGTCTTGGTCTTTAAAGGTGTTTTCATCAGTGAAGGATGGCTGTGCAGATTGGCCTGGATGAGTGTGAATCCAGATTCTCATGCCGCGCTGAAGGTCGATCTCATTGTCCACACAGTAAGTCATGTGCTCGTCAATACCTTCGTCCGTGAATTTAACAAAGGCATAAGTCGAGCGCTGTTTAACGAGTTTAAAATCCTCGATGTAGAAATAATTCTCAGGAACGACAGTTCCGTGGGTCAACTTCACTGGTTTTGAAATACCGAATCCGCCCACCTCGGTATCACCGAGATGGCACATGTATTGCAATTTATGCCATGCTAGCGGACTGAACTTCAATACTTGGCTCATCGCGTATGGCCTCTTCTTCAAGACACGATACACAAACATTGCTGGGCGATTCATCATCTGCGTAAATCTGACCACAACGTACACACTGTGTTGTACAAGTGTCGTGGCAGTGCCGTTTTGACAACTCTGTCGCAACGGTACAAGCTTTACAACCAAAAACTTCGCAAACTGCACAAACAAGCTGGCAATTCTCGCAAGTGTCGGCTGGGCAGCTTTTGCAAGTTTTCGTGCAAGACGGACAAAATTTCTTCTTGCAGCCTTCACAACTTTTCGGACAAACTTGACAATGGTTAATGCCACAGTTCTTACAAGGCTTAACGCACTTCTGGCACGTAACGCCGCCGCAAGCGCATTTATTAATGCATCGTTTGCAAAAGTAAGTTGGACAACCGGTGCAGCGCTGCGCCTGCGCTTGTTCTTCTTTAAAAGCACAATCAGCGCAAACTACGGGTTGAGTTACCCAGTTTTGTAATTTAACGTAGCCGTGCCCAGCGCTGGAGCTGTGCATAATCGTATTAATCAATTCAAAAGCGTCAGCAATGCGAAAATCGGCCATTATTTTACTAAGTACTGCTTGGGCATTATAGCCAAGACAAACATTTCCTTGAAAATTGATGTTTGGATGAAAAATAAGCTTATCGCGGCTGGGTGGATTTGGGTCTAAGGCCTTAACGCTAAACAACGATGTCACAACTTGGATACCTAGCTGTATATCGGCTGTCCTCATTGTTAGGCGAAATCGGCCAAGCCTAATCTTTTCCATCTCAATAAACTTGGTTACCACACTGATGGTCTTATCGACAAGGTTTATTTCAAAGTCATCAAAGGATTGGGATAACTGCTGAAAATCACAAATAATGTCAGCGACGGGCGCTTTAAACCAGCCGGCAGCCTGAAGGTAAATTCCATCAGCTGTGATCATGAGTTATTCCTTTACGAAAGAAAGGCATAAGCCTTGTTATGCTACCGGCACAGCAGCTTTTCTCCTTCTGGGTTTAGTTGGAGGCTTTTGAAGACAATTTTGACAAATTTTTGTCGGTGTGAATGATTTACTGCAAGTTAAACAAATTCTACATTGACAAACTGAGCACGTTTGCCAACCACCGCAGGTAAAACAAGTTATGCGCCGACACTCAATACAGCCCTTAATATCCGTAATGCACTGTAAACAAGGAAACCGTAGACAATCAGTACACTGTTTTTCTGTCGAGTTATAGTGGGTACTTCCGCAATTAAAACAGTGCCTAATAGCCGTCGTCCAGTGATCTAGCTTTCGATAAGCCGACACCGCGGAATAAGTCGTAAGCACAGAGTGTGCGAGCTGAAAGACGTCTGCCAACCTTAAATCGTTTAGAGCTCTGTGCACTAAGCTTTGGGCTTCGCCTAAACAGACCTTATTGTCACATACGTGTGGATGTGTGAGATTACGGATTAGTTCGTTCCCGTATACAGCTTTATTCGGCGTAATAGCATGTGCGCTTAAACACCGACCCTTAGAAATTCGAAGCTGAAACGAGCCGAGTTCAACACCTTTAAGGGTAATTGGAGGAGTGTCCGCAAAGATGTACTTACGCGACGACGAGTTTTTAACACCGAAATTGGCAAACTCAATTGAAATCTGTACCATCTCGGCTAAAAGTGCCTCAGCGGTCAAAGCAGTCGTATCCGAATGCTTAACGGCGATGATATTCCTATAAGGCACCGAATAATTTTGTCGACAAAACACAGACCGCGATAAAACGCGTTTAACCTTTTCAAACGGTCCAATTTTTCCCGGGGTAGCTAAAAGCCTGCGGTAGGCCTTTGATGCCTTGATTGCTCGCGCATAATCCTTCTCGAATTCGATGAGCGAGTTAACTACTAAATCTGCTGGCCCAAGCGTTTTGCCAAGAAAAAGCTCAACAGCTGCTTGTAAAACATTTGGATCTGTCATAATTCCTTCCTTTTGAGTAATGTATTACTCAACTTAAGGTTATTAGCCGATCTCATCGTCATCCTCCTCATCATCTTCATCGTCAAAGTCTTCGTCATTTTCAACTTCGTCATCATCGTCGTTTTCGTCGTCTTCATCATCAAAGTCTTCGGCTGCGGTCTCAATAAGCCTAGCAGGTATCGGAGTTCCTAAAACTGCTTGTAACTCTGTTATCGGTTCTGGAGTTGTAATCGGTACTAGACCAAAGTTCTCCGCATTAAAAAAAACTACCTCTTGTAGTTGTGGCGCGGGCCTTGGTAAAACTGGCGTTATCAAAGTAGGACAAACTGTATGCGTACGGTTACTTGACCCAGGCCTTCTTGTGCCGCATTTAGTACAACAAGGCTTCAGGCAAGTTACACAGTTGCTGATTTTAAACTTGCTACAGCTTGCGCAATACATCGTGTTACAACTAAGACAAACTATTGCACAAGCAGAGCAAACATTGTGCCCACACGTGTTTGTAATAATCGATTGACACGTTTTACAAGTTCCTCTGAGGCAGCGATCGCACGTAAAGACACATGTTGCACACCCGCTTAGGGCGCAACTGTTACAATTTCGTCGGCAATTAAGACATGACGGTTCTGTACAGTTTCGACATGCAACAAAGCATTGTGGACAAGTTGAACACCTGCAACCTTTACAAATAGACACGCAGTTAGCACAGTATCGAATGGTTCGGCACCTTGGGCACAGCACCATTTCCTCTTCGTACTCAGTTTGACCGCAGGCCACACAAGTTTTTCGGACCCCCTGCCAGGTCTCAATAGTCTGATAGGCGCTTCTTGCGTTGTAAGAGTTTAAAACGCTGTGCAATAGCTGAAAGGCGTCTGAAAATCGACCCTCTCGCAGCGATCGCGCAATAAGCGCTTTACCCTCCCCCGTGCATATGTTGCCGCTAGTATCAATGTGCGGATGAGGAAACTGGCGCTTATAAGACAGATTTGCGTCAAGCGCAACCGCGTGAATGGACCTTTCAACGTTTTCTGTAAAGTTATGTTGCGTTAACGTATCAGTGAAAATCTGAAGCTCGAATCGACCAAGTGGAACTTTTTCAAGCACAATCGGTTCTGTAACTATGCTGACGTACGGCCTCAAAGTCGGTGTTTGTCCTGGGCGGTTACCCAGATGGACATTCAGGCCTTTAAACTCGTATGCGGAGTGAAGCAGCTCTTCAACGATAAATCGTAGCGTCGGAATCTCGGCATTCTTAAGCCCCTCTTGCGATAACACTGTTCGAGTCGTAGCAATAGCGTTTAAAAGAGTGTCGAGATAATTTGTTAGCCTTTTTACAGTGTACTTTTCGAAGCGCTGCTTTTTCACGTTACCAGCCAAAATTGACTTTGTTACATGAAGTCCCCGAGTCGCGTCAGCTACTCGAATGTTAAGCTCAGAAAAGGCCAGCCTAAATTTTGTTTTAAGTAGCGATTCCTGAATTCGTTTGGCAGCGCGGAATATACTACGCAAGTCAGACAAAATAGCGCTCCCTTGTGCTCAATTAGGGGGCAATAAAGACACGGCGTATAAAAGCCTACGCCGAGGCGGTCGTTTTCAATTAGGGTTCACCCGATTAGGCGGCGAAGGCGCCTTCGAGTTTCGCGGGATTCAAGGTGAGACGGTCGCCTTCGCGCAGGTTTGTATAGCCGTTCACATCCGGGATCGGAGTGATTTGGCCATTCACCAGCCGGCGAACAGTCATCTTGAAGTGGGTCAGGTTAAACCCGTTCAATTCCGGCCGAGATTCAATAACGGACTTGATAGTGCTGCTATCAGTGACATTGATATTCTCAGTCACGCCCGCGCCCACATTGTGCACCAACAGAATCTTCATCGCTTTGCTCCATGCATCTACAAAACAGTTTCAGGGGTGCAAAGACCCCACGATTAGCGGCTCCGCTAATCGGACTGTATGTAAGGCAGATATAACGCCTCTGCCGAGGACAAGTTACAGCTTCGAACGAGAGAGCATGGCTCAATATAGGCAAGTAGGAGCGATTACAGTGCCGCTTCTTCTACCCACCTGTGTAATGCTTGTTTAAGTGACTTGGTCGCTAGACTATCTGTAGGAATGGCTTGTCCGTCTCGGCTTTCCCACTCAAGCTCAATCCAGTCTCGCAGGATTCAAGGTGAGACGATCACCCTCATGCAGCGGCGTGAAGCCATTCACGTCCGAAATGGAAGCAATCTGGCCATTCGTCAACCGACGAACGACTATCCTGACGCGGGACAAGTTAAAACCATTTAGCTCAGGCCGAGATTCGATAACCGACTTGATATTGCAGTTATCAGCAACGTCGATGTTCTCGGTCAAACCAGCGCCCACATTGTGCACCAACAGAATCTTCATCGCTTTGCTCCATGCATCTACAAAACAGTTTCAGGGGTGCAAAGACCCCACTAGCCAGACTGTATGTAAGGCAGATATAACGCCTCTGCCGAGGACAGGTTACAGTAGGAGCGGCTAAAGCGCCGCTTCTTCTACCCACCTGTGTAATGCTTGTTTAAGTGACTTGGTCGCCCGACTATCTGTGAGGACTTCTCGACCATCTCGGCTTTCCCACTCTATTTCAATCCACGACACAATATCTTTGACAAATTGCTCGCGACCGATTGGCGTGTTGACTGATGCAATCGCAGTGTACTGCTCTAGTATCGTATTCATGCGAACTCTCCAGTGCTAAAAGAAAGGAAGTCTTTAAGCAAAAGACGATTGGCCGATGATCGGCTAATTACAAAGTGAGTTGTCTTTAAGCGCCTCTAAAGATTCCTCAAAGTCATCTGCCTGTGCTTCAAGTTCCTCGATATAGCCATCTAGGGCAGTTCCCAGATCTCTTAGATCCTGTAGAGCTTTGTCAAGCTGTTTATGCGCTTCTTTTGCCTGTTTAATTAAAGCTGGCCCAATCACCGATTTAATTTTTGCCCTTGCCTCATTAATTTTCTTTTTCTCGTTGTCAAACTTAGCCTTAAATTCTGACACTGCGTCCATAAAGTTTTTGCTTTTTAGCATCTTCGGCGCTACTGTGGGGATTGCCATTTTTTTTTCCTTAAAAAGCAAAGGCCGCTAGCAACAGGCTAGCGGCCCGTCTCCAACAGAATGCCTAGCTTAAATTGCTAAAGCCAAGCATTTTATAATGCCTTGTTTTGGGGGCTTTTTTAGTTGAGTAACGCATTACTCAAAACTATTAATAATCCGAGCCACTACCGTCTAGTTTTCCGCTATCAGCTCTTAAATTGTTTTCTTTCCCGGTACCGTCAACAGTGCTTAACCAATAATACAGGTCTCCATCACCCTCGCTACTGGCGTTGCCGCCCCCGCTAGCCATACCGCCTGCATAGCTGTATTCATAATCTCTGTCACGGGCGTATGGTAGAGATATCCTTCCGCCTCTTCCATCTCCTTGACCACTGCCGCTATCAGGATTCAAGGAACACCTCTTTTTTAACTACTGGGCTAATTGGAGGCTTTGAACCTCCGCCATAGCCTTTACCTACGGCGTTTTCTTGATAAGGGTTAGTAGAATTGCCAAGATAGTTCGCGCAATCTGAGCAATCTTCTGCAACAAGATGCCCAGCATCTTTTGCAAACCAGCAGTCGCGCTTGCACTTAACTGGAGAATACGGAATGGCCGCTGGTGGAATTTCTCGCGTAAGCCAAATCAAAAAGCCAGCAATGCGGTCAAGCCAAAAGAACGTAAGCGCTTTATTAATCGGCTTCACAAGCCAATCTCTGACGAACCAGTGCCTTAACGGACTAGACAAGACTTTCTCCTAGGTAAAAGAAAGCCTCGCTAAAAGCGAGGCTCGTTTGGCCAGTTTCACCTGGCTATTCGCTCGCAATGAACTCAACAGGAAGCGCCAAGACGAACTCGCGCGGCCTGACCGGCTTTGTGCCGTTATAGTTTTCGAGCCACTGCTCGACGTCTTCCGAAATTTTAGTAACGAACGGCTCGCGGTGGTTGTGCGGATAAATGGTTACCTTACGCCCCTGAATGACTACAAAGTAGTCATCACTGTTTAGCCGCGTTCTGATGGCTTTGGCGACGGGATTAAGCTGCTGGCTGTGCGTGACACCAAGATCAATCATTGTGCGAGTGATGTTAAACCTGAACGACCGGACGGGCGAAACTGTTGTTGTGGACATTTGACCCTCCTAAAAGTGTAAAAAGGCCCAACCGGAAGTCCCAGTTCCGGTTGGGCTGTCAGGTTGTTTAGACCTGATCAAAGTGTTGAAAGACGCCGTCACTCTTCAGGCTTGCCTCTTAGATTAAAGGTTACCTTGTAGTTTCGACACCTTACTACAGTCCAGCAAAAATTGCTAAAGCTATAGCATTTAATATTGGCGCATTTTGGGCGAATTTTAAGGTGTGTTAGCCTCGAAGGTTTTTGAGGAATTTCACGGGAATACCCATCTGGAACTCGAATTCTGAAGACTGGTTTGCGTTGTAGCTTTTAAGCCACTCTGTAACCGCCAGTGGAAGTTCACCAGTCCAGGGTTGCTCAAATAATCGCGCAGTGAGTGTTTCGTCAGCTTGAATGACAAGTTGGCCACCGGCAGCGCGAACTTTGCACTCGGGAATGAGCAATTTACACGTAGCCCGGGCAACTGGGTTAGTGACGGCACTGTGCGGGTTCCCAAGATAAATGTGCAGACGTGTAACTTGAATGTTAACGTCGCGAGTTAGGCGATTGGAAATGTTCATTGAAATAGCCCTCCTTTGTTAAAGTTGACAAACGCTAAGCCACTCTGAAACCACCGTAACGCACGGTCTTTTTTCTGAGTAATGCGTTACTCAACCGCAGGTAAAGCGATTACATACGGAGCACTACCAGGTATTTGCCAGCCAGTTATGCGGTAAAGGCAGTCGTGGTACTTTACCCAAGTTTCAAAGAACTGGTTAGCCTTCCAAATAGCTAGAAACGGGCTTTTTACGTTTTTAACGTCAGCTTCATAGGTTTGCCACTCGCTCCAAGGCATGAAGACTGGCACTTGAGCGCTCCTTTGTTAATAGAGTTCGTCGAGTACGTCCATTGCGCCGCCGATAAACTTATTACCCGCAACAAGCGGAGTGCGTAAGTCGCAGCGTTTAGTTGCCCCGCCCCTGACATGCAAAATGCCGAATTTCAGTCCGTCAAGGCCCAGCTCGACAGGCCCAAAGGCGCAAACGAGAATAGGCGTATCCATTCTAGCGAGCTTGTCTGCTGTCTCTTCTAGAAGCTTGAGGAGGCTCGCTCGAAGTTCCTCAGCTATAGCGTGACCGACGGGGTTTTCAATCTCTTGGATCACGGGTTCTCCTTTTGAGTAATGCGTTACGTAAAAAATTTCGCTACGCTGGAACAGCCAGCGTTTTATTCTAAATTTTTTTGCGGTGCCATTTCGGAACAGTCGGAGCAGCCGGAGCAGTCGGAGCAGTCGTAGCAGCGGTAGCAGCGGGAGCAGCCGGAGCAGCCGGAGCAGTCGGAGCAGTCGTAGCAGTCGTAGCAGTGGGAGCAGTCGGAGCAGCCGGAGCAGCGGTAGCAGTGGGAGCAGTCGTAGCAGCGGGAGCAATCGGAGCATCGGGAGCATTTAATCAAAGTAGCCAGAGAATCCCGAGCAGCCTGCTCGGAACCCCATCTCTCTATGCTTGCACGGTTACC